GGATTGGACCTGCGCGCCGCGCGCGGTCGAATCGTTGCATCGTTGCACGCTTGGCAGTTAATGCGCTATTAACTGACAAACGGCGAGATCGAGGCTAAGTGCTGTCGAATCAGTGATTTACGCTTTGGCCATTGGCTTGCTAGGGGAGCAAAATCGTTGCCAATCTCGCAGATCGTTGAAAACAAACGAGTTACGCGACGAAAACTCGCGATCAGGAATTTTCTGACAACTTCGCGGCGCTCTCGCGCTCTCGACATGTGTCAGTAAATGCTTTCGTTTGTTCAACTTATGAGTGATGCCGAGCGTTTCAATTGGGTTGGCTCGAAATGAGTCGTCACCCGGCCACGTCACCTGCAACCTGTCAATAGAGGTTCGAGAAGGGTCATGTTTTGATTTGTGTCCGAAATATGCTGCGCGCTCCGGACGCGACGCGCTGGCCCAGGATTATGTCATTGACAACATTTTTATCCTAGGTTTCGGTCGCGCGCTCTAATAATCGGCTGCAAGTGCCTTTGTTTGCAACAAACGATTCTGACACAAAAGCGGCTCCCTGCGTTATACATAGACGTTTCAACAAGATGCGAACCACGCGCCAAAGTAGCTAGATCAAACTGGTCTCGATTACGATGGCCGAGCAGGTCGCGCGCTCTATGCTCTATGCTATGAAACCTTTTTGTGTGTTATATATGATATTCTGTCTATGACACTTTCAAATCGTTTGTGTATAACGCAGGAGGCCACTTTTGTGTCGGCGTAAGTTGTTGATTCTATTAGCAAATTTTTTGAGTATACCTGACACCTAGGATAAAAATGTTGAAGAAAATGCTTGACAATGCACCAGAATCGTGCTATCATCATAAATTGGTCGAATTCTAGGAGGAAGCATGAACATCAAAGAGCGTTTGATTCGCAAGATACAGGAAGCAAACAAGCCGGTCAGCCGTCATGAGTTAATCGAGGCATTCGACAAGTCGCGACGCGCCCGGGCATCGCAAGAGCTTTCGAACCTAATAGGCGCTGGATACGTGAACGTGTTAGGCACAGGCCGCCGAGGCAGCCCTATTAGAATCGCACCCAATAAAACTTGGCCGTTCAACAAGTGTGCGTTATGCGGTCACGTAAATTACCCCGATATCGAGGCAAACCAAAGTACTATTGACAGCCCGACGAAGGCATGAGACGATGCATACATGAGCAAACGAGTCGACATTAAGGCCGTCCTGGCAAACCCAGTGTTGCGCCGCAAACTGATGGTCGCTTGCATCATAGCAACCCAGGCCCGAGAAGGCATCACAACAACGCAAGCGCAAGCCGAGGCAGCGTACGACAAAGTCTTGAAGGAGAAAGGCAGGGCATAATGGAATTCACCAGCACGGTAATCCGACTCATGAGCTTAATCGAGGTCCGCAAAGAGCACGAAGACTTGAGCGAGGTGGCGCACAAAATCGACCGCTTGCTCGCAAAACAAATCGACCGCGTCAAGGTCAATGTGATGACACATACCTTCGACGCTCTCGATTATTTCAACACCAACGAGTGGACACCGGAAACTGCACGTCAGCAGAAAGGCGGAACGTACGGCACATGACCGACACATTCACATTCCCCAACACCGACGCAGGCGCGGAGCAGCGCACGCGGTTAGCCATTATCATGAATGTGCAAGGCCGCGAGTGCACCGCGTTCACAGAGACCTGGGTCGACGGTAAACAAAGCACCACAGTCCTAAGGCTGAATGTCAGCAAGCGGCCCGATGAAGGTCAGATAGCAGCAGCGATGAAAGCGAGGAAGCCATGAGTTTAGGCAGACCTGCGATGCGCAAGGGAGAAGAACGCAAAATCAAATCGAGTATCGCGCTCCACGACAAGATCATGCGCGAATACATCCAGGCAGGGTGGACACTGGAACAAGCCAGCAAGAAGGCGCTGCAAGATATGTTGAAAGGGAGGAAGTCATGAATATATGCGGATGCGGCAGCGGTGAGCAAAGCTGGTGGGAACACGATGCACAAGGCATTCCGCTTTGTCGCGTGTGCGGCGAGTGTGTCGACGATAAGCTATCACGGTATCGCCCCGAGATTCTAACGGGATACACCCAGGCCGATGTGGACGAGGCAATCGAGGAGGACGTATGACCGACCGCGAACTGATGGACCGACTTCTGGAACTGCGCATTAAACGTTTGGAGCAAGAGATCAGGAGGACGAATTGAAAGTAAAATGTCCACTCTGCAAAAAGCTGGTGCGTCTCGAATCTCTCGCCACTAACACAAAGGGCGAGCCTATCATGGTCTGGCATTTAGAGACACCCAGCAGCCGGTGCTTAGGTAGTAACAAGTCTGAACGTTACACACAAGATATCCTATTCCTTCAAAGCACTATCCACGTCGGCTAGTACTAACGTACCATTGACGGAATTCGAGATCGGTGGGATAATTCAAATATGGAGGCAATCATGAACTGCGCAACATGCAACGCAAAGATTCCCACACTCGCGAGGCGTCAGAATCGCGTCAATGAAGCACTTGCCAAACTCGGGCAGATATACCACAAGTATAACCCGGTCGAGAAGATTCAAGACATCCTGATGGAAAGCGGATTCGAAGCGACATCATCTTACTACTCAGAGTTTACCGGGACCTGCGGCGCATCAAAGGGATATAGCGAGGCCGTAGGCGATGGCAAGTGGCTGCACGTGTCTTTGTACCGCATGGAGTCCGGCAATTACGAGATCGTGGCTTATGTCAACTAAACTCATGACACTGATGTTCATCTTCAAATTCACCGCCCTGGCGCTGCTCGGGCTGATACACGGGAGGAAATACTAATGCGAATCGAATTTAAGCAAGACGGAAAGATCGTCAAAACGTTTGTCACAAAAACGTCACGCGGATTTAATAAGAAACAGAGAGCCGAGATTAAAGCCTTCCGCGAACAATTTCGAAAGCAAGGCGCTGTCTTGGCACCGGTGAAATATGAACTGGAATAAAGTCTCAAACGGGTTACCTACTGAGTATGGTGTATACCTTGTAATCAGAACTTTGGAACACGACAGTGGTTACATTTCTAGTCACATGGACACATGCGTATTTTATCCAAACACACAGCGCTGGTATGACAGAGGATTTTTATATACACATTGGATTGGCCCGCTATCGATGCCAGAGGAACTATGAACACCACAAACAGCCAACGCTGTGCATCTTGCCCGACTCAAATCCAGGCCCAGGACCTGCGCGTCAAAATTGGGAAGTACACATACTGCGAAACGTGCGGAAAGGAAAGACAAGATGATAAAAAGTCCTGAGATCGGCGTAAATTAGTACTAGTCAAAATCGGTACCTCCGTACTATTGCATTAAACTTGCTTCCATGAGACCATGTATCCACTGGAGGAACACCAGATTATGAATATCATAGCAATCTGCAAGGACTGCGGTAACGGAACGCTGAACGGTGAAACGAACCCCCAATTTGAACTGGCCGAGATTCACGGTTATGAGACTGTGGTCTGCCTACGCTGCAATCGCTCTCACGTTGACGTGGTCTCAATCGAAGAACTGGATGGCAGCGAGGAAGACCTCAACTTTGGCCCCGATGGTCGGAAATGGTCTCAGGATACGGAAAGGGTGGCCGAATAATGTTTCACCGAAACTACGGCAGCCAGTTCTCTCAATACCTCGTCTCTTGTGCCTGTGGCAACAAGACATCTAGGAAGTACGCGCGGGAACACGAAGGCAAGTGCAAGACCTGCGTCACCGGAGTCGAGCAGACTCCTCGCGGACTCAAGTGCCCGACCTGCGGTGAAATGAGTCTGACGTCTTATCAGAAAGCGCACCACTATCATTGCGACGGATGCACCAGGGAAGCCGACCCGGAGGGATATCGCCGGGAAGTCATGGGCCTGAATGATAACTACGGAGACTGACATGCTCACGCACACCTCAGACGCGGGACGCAGCAAGACTCACCCATTCGAGACGCGCGACTGCAGCGTGATTGCTCTGGCGCACAGCGTGGGCATATCGTACGCCGAGGCCCACACGATTTGTGCACAGCAAGGTCGACGCAATCGTCGCGGGATGCGCGACTGCGACATTCAATCTGTGCTCACCAAAATGAAAAACAGCGGCCAGATTCTGGATGTCATTTTTAAGCCTTACATTCGTATGCGCCCCGCTTTCAACACCTGTAGTCCTGCAGTCATTCAAGGATACAGAATGTACGCGCGTCGCCCCAGGCAGACAGGCAGCACAGTAGCAGCCGCGCTGCGCCACCTGCCACGTAAAGGGCGATTCTACCTGACCTGCACCTCCCACGCATTTGCATACGTTGACGGCGTGCTATTCGACAATCTAGGCAAGAGCAAGATGCGTGCGCTCATGACATCTTGCTGGGAGATCATACAGCCAGCCCAGCCGACGATAGAAGTCTTGCCTCAGGCCGCTGTGGTCGCACCAGCGCCGCCTGCAGTCGAGGCCCGACCCCGCTTCGATGCTGCAGAATACCAGCGCCGCGCAGTACTAGCAAAGATCGGTACCTTTGTACCATTGCAATAAACTCGAATTCGCGGTACACTTCAAACACTGGAGAACATAATGCAGAGACCAACACAGCGGCAAATCAAGAACGCACTCACCAAGCTGGCGAGTGCAAACCCCGGCGTCGAGTATCGGGTGCTGTATGCAAGCAATGGCGAGGTGGCAATTATCTCGGAGCGCTATTACCAAGCGGCGACCACTAACCCGCTCGGTCAACTTGGGAGCATGGTGCGATAATGAGCAAAGGCGAGCGTTACCAGATACGCGCAAAGATTTCGATGCTCTACCGGGAGGCAAATTTGTTCGAAGACAGGCAGAGCGAGGCTGGTCGAGTTAAGGCCCGGGAGCTACGTCAGGAAGCTGATTTGATGAACGAAGGACTGAAAGCCACGAGGAGGCAATCATGACTGGATTGATTATTCCTGTATTTGTCGTGTATCTCATTCTCAAGGCCAAGAAGATCGAGCGCAAGTTAGCGGCGCAGTCTTGAAAGTACGCGTCCCATTTTCTGTGCAGGTACTTGAATGTCAGGACCCGGCGCAGGCCACGAGCAACGCGTGGTATCTATACGGACTCGGCCAGCATCGAACGCGTGTTTACGATAGACTTACTCCTTGGAAGACACGCACCGCAACGTTGTGGGGCTACTGGCGTCAAAGTTATCTCGGCAGCATGTTGCTTACGCTGCCATCACAAACTTACACTTGGAGGCAATCATGATATTTCGAATCACACCGGAAGAAAGAAAGTTAATCGTGGATGCGCTGCGTATGCTTTCTCAAGAATACCGCACGTTATCGGAGTCGAATATAAGCGCGTACCTGCGCGACGGCTTCGAACAGGATGCGAATCTCATTCGCACACTGGCTGACCGCGCCACAGTATTGTCGGAGCAACTCACCACCACTGTTATGAACGCGGAGGCCCTTAGTTTGATGCAGGGCGGTTACAAGATCGATGCAATCAAGCTGGTGCGCGCCAACGCAATTCTGGGCTTGAAAGAAGCCAAAGATTACGTGGAGAAACTCGAAAGGGAGGCAGTGTGAGCGACGCATACGTAGACGGATTCTGCCACGGCTGCGGGTTGAAGCGGTCAGTATGCAGCAGTCTTATGGACGCTGGAATGCCACATGCGGAGCGCCGCAGTAGAGCGCGCGGCACCGGCACCTTTACACGCATCCTCGATATCACGTACACCCAGATTCGGAAGACGGAGGCAGAAAATGAGCAGACTCGCAAGGGCAATTGAGATTCTGGAAGCGATCAACATGTTTTATCAGCAAGGCGATGGCATGGCGACACCGCTGTATCCTGGCGCGCTGATATTAGAAGGCGACGTCACTATAGCAGACGCAATCGCAGAGTGCCTTGGCCCCGAGGAGTGTGGGCCTATCGTACCGCGCAGCAAGCGCCGCACCTATGGTTTCAATGAGCATACCGGATGGTCGGGCTGGATTGGCAAGTGCAAGGTTAAGAGATTCGAAACAGGAGAAGAGGCACTGCGATGGGCAAACGAACAAAGCTAACAGGGGTCTTCGATCAAGCCACCAACGCGCGCCGGGTGGCCCGAAATCAGGCACAGAAGCCTGGAGCTACGCGCAAGATCGAAGACAAGCGCAGGAAGCCACCAAAACACCACAGGCAGGCAGAGGAGGTCCAATACGAAGTGGCCTATAGGCCGAGTATCGACTATGGCGGGCATTAAACTAAAGTACTATTGACACATTTCGGGATTCATGAGATACTGTGAACACTGAGGAACGGCACGAAGCCGCCTCACTTAGGAGCAACAATGAATAACTTCACGACACGGGAACTGACCAACGAGGAACTGCAGCAGCGGGCACCATCAATTTTCGCCGGTCAACCCTACTCGGGACAGTCTTCACGCTACACTTTCATCCCCACGTCAGACATCATCGATGAAATGCGCAAGAACGGTTTCGTTCCCGTTTCTGCACAGCAGTCCTCTTCCCGCATCGTGGGCAAGGAATTGTTCACGAAGCATCTAATCCGCTTCCGTCAGATGAACCTGAATGTCACCTCCGTTGGTGAATACATTCTGGAGGCCGTGATGTCCAACGCGCATGATGGCACCTCTACTTACGATTTGTCCTGCGGCGTCTTCCGCGTCCGTTGCTTGAATGGCTTGATCGTGGCAGAGGCCACTTGCAAGTCGGTCAAGATTCGGCACACCGGTAACATTTTGGACCGCGTCATCGAAGAAACGAACAACATCATGGGGCAGGCCCCCAAGATTGCCGAGACCATCGGAAAGTGGCAGGGAATTCAACTCACAGACGCCCAGGCACTGCAAATGGCCGTCGAGGCCCACGCTGCACGCTTCGAAGACAGCCCCCTGGCGGAACGCGTTACCCCCGCTTCCCTACTCGCTGCCCGTCGCTATGACGACAACAAACAAGACCTGTGGACCGTTCTTAACCGCATCCAAGAGAACGTGATTCGCGGCGGCGTACGCGGTGAGCGTCTCACCTCCAACGAGCGTCGTATCCGGACTCGTGAAGTCAAGAGCATCGACAATCTGGTCAACCTGAATCAAGTTATCTGGGCCAGCGCGGAGCGCATGGCAGCAGCCTAGATGCGAATCAAGGGGGCGGGATGGCTCGCCCCTCTAGTTCGACTCTAGTCGAGAAAGGAAGTGCACATGTCATTTCAAATTGGAGATAAGGTTTTTATTCCCGCGTCCGCGAATAGTTACTGGACAGGCGAAGGTGTAGTCACGCGCCTTTGTATTGAAGATGAATATATTCTCGTGAACATGCTCACCGGGCGAGCGACCGGAAAGACAGGTGGCTTCGAAGCAAGGGATTTGCGACCGGCAGGTGCCAATGACAGCGTGATGGAGATCGTCAGCATCAAACGAACGAAGCACAAGGACACCGGCCTGAAAGTATACGGACAGGTACTAGGCGAATCTGGTAAGACCTACCGCTTCGCGTACTTCCGTCGCAAGACCTTTCGCGGTTGGATTTGTTCCTGCGACAATTTCATGATGTCCCAATTCGCGAAGGGATTGAACTGCAAGCACCTCCAGTTCGTTCGCAACCAAGTCGGGCGGTATGCCGCCAGCGTGCCGAAGTCATAGGACTTTTTCGGTACCAAAGTACTATTGCAAGAAAACTAGATCGGTGGTAGGCTGGTTTTAGTAGAGCACAGGAGGAAGACCTGAGAGACCTTCCTCCCGGCCAGATGCTTCTCGCAGAGGGGCACGACCAATGTCGCGTCCGACACCGAAGAGGGGAAAACCCTCACCTTGGCGAGTCGGGGAGCGCGACTAGGTTAGACCCGGGAACGGCCAAAGGTCCAAGGCCCTTCTGCTAGGCGCATCGATTGCACAATATCGTCCCATTTTTCAAAATTGCACAGGAGCGTACATTGAGTCCTAATTTTGGCGAGGCAGGCGGCTGGATAATTTTCTTCATATTGATGGGCATTATCGCTATCAACATGATCGACATGGGCCGCGTGAAAGGCAGGCACGAATGAGCGCCGAGTGGACACTGGAGCCAAAGCTTTGCTTTTTCTGCACAGAATTAGACGAGGGGTATGCCCTGCAAGATAAGAAAGGTGAATGGCAGGCGTCGTGTTGGGAGTGCTGTAAGAAGCGTCTCAAATCTTTGCAGTCACAAAAGATAGAGGAGGACCCGGCCAATGGCTTCTGAACTGATGAAGAACCAGCGCGTCACAGTGCTGCAGGAACGCGGCACACAAGCAGAGGCAATTGTTCTCGACACACTTGAGAGCGGCAAGCGCGTCATAATTTTGGTTGAAGGACGAATACAGATTGTCGATAGAGAGGATATACAGTCATGAGCAAGACTTGGAAACACGCAAACAGCCGCACCCAAACTACCGACGCGTCGCCCCAGGCGACGATTGACCGTCTGCGCAAGGCGGAAGCCCAGAACGAGATTCGCGAGGCCCTACAGCCTCCTCAGGAGGCACAGCATGCTGAATAATACGCCGTTCCACAGTCCCCTCTGGCCAATCCAGACGGCCCATCAAATTTTCTGGGAGCGCAACAACTGCCCATTCGTTTACGAGTACGACCCGACCGACGACGGGCCGGAAGTCGAGATCGGGCGCGCTATTCTCACGTCGCACAGAACTGGATTTGATGATTACCCCCCATGCTACGCATACTCGGAGGCCGCGCTGTGAAGCTATCGCTAATCGAGGGCACCGCCATCACCTTAACATGCACAGGATGCACGCGCACCGGCATCGGAGGCACCGCGCTATATTCTAGCGCGTCGAGCGGAGAAGCGCGCCTGCCCGAATGCTGGTATCAAGAAAATGATGTGCCGTACTGCATGGAATGTGCCGCCAAACTTACAGAGCAAGACCCGACCCGTTCCATCACACAATTTTACAGTGATACTGATGGCACGATCAAGCCGGAACACCTTCCGGACCTTTGAAAAGTTTTACTAATTTTCAACGAGCAAGATCAAGCGGGGAGGGGCTACTTACACATAAAATGGAGCCTTAGGGGAGCACAATGTGAACGACAAAGCAAAAGAACGCGCTCGCGCTAAGCGGCTGATGGACAACTACAAGCTGACCGTCGAAATGTACGATGCGATCTTTGCATTTCAAGGCGGCGTTTGTTATGCCTGCGAACAACCGGAGCCTGTGAAAGGCCGTCGACTATCGGTGGACCACGACCACACCACTGGAAAGATTCGCGGGCTGCTGTGTTCAAGATGCAATCCGTTACTCGGCAAGATCGAGAACGCATACAAACGGTACGGACTCGGCAAGATCACGACTCTCACCGTGGCGATATTCGCTAAGAGAATCGCGTATTACTTGGAACTAACACCAGCGTGGCTAGCACTCGGCAGAGATCACTTCGGATACCCTGGCCGCACCGGCACTAAGGCACACAGAAAAAGACTCAGACGAGAGGCTAAATTGATGACCCCCCTGGAACCGCTATTGAACCAAGGAAGAGGTAAATGATGGCAATTCCAGGCGAAATCAAAGCGGTCGAATCAAAGATCGGCGTGTTCCTCACAGGCCACCACATCATACTTTACTTGGCCTTAGCAGGCGCGCTGACCTTCGGAGTTTACTCCGTCGAAGCGAAGTGGGCCTCTCTTCAAGAAGCCCGCGCTACAGCCGCAGAGCAGGCCCTGGCTGTAGAGAAAGATCACTCCTCTCAACTGGCAGCCGCGTACGCAGCCAATGAGGTGGAGCGCCAGAAAGAAAATGCCACATTCCTCGCATCCATAGCGCAAATCCAATCCCAAACGAAGGTTCAAATAATCCACGACCAAGCGCTTCCTGCGCCAGAACTTGGCCACCGCATAGAGACTATTACCGGGTTTAAGCAGGGCACTATCACTCTCGACTCATCTCAGGATTTGATTGTACCGCTGCCGTTGGGTCAACAGATCGTCGCGAAGTTGGACCAGGGACTCGCTGATGCGCAGACTGTGGTGCAACAAGCAGGCGTCATCAAGAATCAGGAGGGTACAATATCTGACCAAGCAGGTATCATCAAGCAGGATGCAGTAGTTCTCGCAGGGCAAATCAAGAAAGACAACGAGGAACTCAAGTTGGTAAAAGACAACGCGCGGAAATCGAAATTGAAGTGGCTTGGCGCGGGAATCGCGATAGGATTCATAGGCAGACAATTCGTTCACTTCGGATTATAGAAACGAGGGACATATGAGCATATCAAAGCATCGTGTATCAGAAGACTTAGTCTTGGCAGCATTCGAGCGCAACGCCGGAAATGTGCGCGCGACGGCAGTAGAGTTAGGCATCGCCCGCTCCACCGTGCGCCGCACATTGGCACCGCTGGGTGCGATGAAGAAGCCGCTCGCAGCGGGCAGCATCGAAGGCGTGAAGACAGAGAAGCAGAAGCTGCCAGCGACCGGCGAGGTGCGTCGTTACATCCTCACCTCCGCGCAGAACAATACGTACGTTCACGATTCAGCGTGGCAGAATCTACTCGCGCTCGCGGAGCACTATGACGCGCAGATCATTGTCGGCACGTACACTTACAATCAGAATCGATATGGCAAGTTGAGTGTGAAGCGCGGCAAGAAAGCACGGTACGAGCACGAATTGTGGTACGACCCAAAGGTCATCGATTACATTCAAGATGTGCGCGTTCAACTCGCGCCCGGGCTAGTGTGGTGCGGAGAGATGAATATCCTCCCGACCGCAGTTAACCCGCTGGCAGGACTCGAATCGTACACAGGCCGCGCGTCTGCAATCTTTCCCCACGCCAAGCTGGCGATGCGCAGTATCGCGACGATGCAGGGCGAGGATGTGAAACTGAATTACACCACCGGCACAGTTACTCAGCGCAATTATATCCAGAAGCGCGAAGGCGTGATCGCAGAATTTCATCACATCTACGGCGGGCTGCTAGTTGAAGTTAATTCCACAGGCAACTGGTGGGTGCGCCAATTGAATGAAGATGAGAAGGGCACCATCCAAGATTTGGATGTGATATCAAACAACGGCAAGATCACAACCGGTAACCGAGTGGAGGCTGTAACACACGGCGACCTGCATGGTGTATTCGCAGACCCGGCCATCGTTACTACCTCGCTGCAGATGGTCGACGAACTACAGCCGAAGTTTCAGTTCCTGCATGATGTGATGGAGGGCGCGGCTGTCAATCCGCACCAGCGTAAGTACCAAACGAATCACGAGAAGTTCCACACTTGGCTACGCGGATACCACAAGCTGGAGAATGAACTGGTGGACACCGTCAAGCTGTTGACCCGATATGAGCGTAAATTTTCTTCGACCGTGATCGTCGACTCGAACCACGACGATGCGTGGATTAAACGTTGGCTCCGCGAGTACGATTATCGTAAGGACCCGCCGAACACCGAAATCTTTTTGAAACTGCAGTCATATCTGTATGGGAAGATTCGCAATGGGGTGACGGAGGAAGAATCTCGCGCCCGCACGGCAAATCCAAAGTTTGTACGCGACATCAACGTGCTTGAATACGCGCTCCGAGAAGCAGGCTACAAATACGCGAAATTCTTGTCGGCAGATGAACCATTCAAGACCTGCGGGCGGAAGATCGAGAACGGCATGCACGGGCACCTGGGACCCGCAGGACGCTTCGGAACACCGGACAACTTATCTAAGATGGGCCGGAAGGCGAATACCGCCCACACTCATGCCACGGGCATCTACAATGGGCTGTACGTCGCGGGGACGAGCAGCAAGCTGCGATGGGATTACACGAAGGGACCCAGCAATTGGACGCACTCGCATATCGTAACGTATCCGAATGGTAAGCGTAGCATTATCACAATCTATGCAGACCAATGGCGCGCGTAAAATAGTACTTGACAAGAGCCGGGAACTGTGATACACCTAGTAAGATGAGGTCGCAGAGCGATCAGAAAGCAGGAACAAGATGCGAAGGATGACAGCAAAAGAAAGGTTTGATTTAGTGATGTCCACGCTCATGAGAGAGGGCGACAAACTCATGGACGACGCTTTTGGCGATGCCGGACATAAACTTTTGAATGAGGCCGAAAAGACTCTTGGTTTCGAGATTACACCATACGGCTCGTGGTCGAACCAAGCGGGACTAATTTATGAGCCAGTCGGATTGATTTACAAAGACAAAGGTGGATATTATTTCACCGGGCTACCTGTTGATTCAGCAGATTGGGCGCAGAGTAAGTTACCCAAGGGACTTAATCTTGTGTGGGTTGCTAAGAACTTTCCGAGTTTGAAGGGCCTGATTGATGAGGTTTTCGTTTTTAGGAAGCGCGCCCACTCATCCCTTCCGGCCTCTCACGTCTCGCGCCAACCGGAGTTCTCTTCCCCCAATGGCCTCGTTCTTAAAGGCGTTGAAAGAGCGCACATTGTTGACGCGCAATTGATAGGGCCAAGGAGCGACGAAACAATGATCGACGCGATTCTGATTCCGGCCACTGCCCATGTTGCTCTTTCTTATTTTTCTTCTGAAAATTTTGTAGAGTCCGAGATGACGGCGACACGGGAATCATCCGGCGACATAAAAGTGGAAATAAGCGTAGTCAACCCAGCCTTCTACCACCCAGATTGCGCTAACAGAGTTACCATCCACAGTATCGGTTTAACAGCGGAGGATTCTGATGGCCTTTTGAAGATGTTCGCTCTCCGTAAAGTTCTTAAACAGTTGAGATCGGATATTTTGCGAAAGTGGGAGAGCGCTCACGCAGAAAAACAAGCAGCCTAAAGTTTACGCGGGGATAGTTCAACAGCAGAACAGCGGTCCAACCGTCGACAGTGGTTCGACTCCACCACCCCGCTCCAAGTTTATAGGAGAAAGGATGACAGACGAGAAGTTAAAAAGTTACTCGGTGACGACTCCGCTTTTCGAGATCGAACCGAATAAGATCGAAGTCATACAAGTATCAGCAGGTGTAATGACCTACTACCAGAAGCAAATGTCGAAGGCAGTTTGGCGTCCCGCTTTTGGCCGCAAACTTGGTTTTCTAGTGGTTCACGGAGAGCACTTGCTGGGATTAATCTTTTTAGCCAGCCCGGTCCTCGCTCTCTCTGTGAGAGATGCCTATCTCTTCCCTGGCATGGCAAAGCAAGAGAAGGGAAAAGTAATACAGGGGTACATGGATATGAGCGTCTGCGTGGCCGCACAGCCGATTGGCTGGCACTGGAATCTCGGCAAGTTGATGGCGATGATCGCCTATACTCTCGGAGATTTTGTAGAGGATAGATATGGACAAAGCCTGATGGGTATCACGACTACATCGCTATTTGGCGGAAACAAGGCGACGCAGTACTCACGTATCTATAAACATTTGGGAGAGACGCAAGGAACCGGACACGAGGGCGTGGATGATGAGGTATATAAAAAGATGATGGCTTTCCTCCGTCTGCACTGCCCCAATTGTACAGAGGATTGTAAGAATCCTTTGCCTCTCGCGCCAACGAAAACGCAGGCTCACGACGGAGTAAATCAAGAAAAGTGGTGTACGGTTCCGGGTTGTGTGTGGCGAAAGGTGTGCTGCAAAGAGCACGGCAAGCCTATCGGAGACGGCGCGAGTCCGCGCAGACGCAGGATTGCCGCCTTCTTTAAGGCCCTTGAAGTACTAAACATGACGCCTCTGGAGGCTCTCGGAGTAGAATTTATGGGCCACGATTTGGTTCAAATCAAGATCGAGAAGAAGGCGTCAACACACCACGGCAATAAGCGGGGTGTGTACTATCATACGGCAGTATCACCATCAGACCGTTCAAAGGTAATCAAGGACTGGTATGTTCGATTTGGTTCGCCGCGTTACGAGAAGACCGCAAGTTTGACACCTCCTTATTATAGCGGAGGAGCAAATCATAGGGGGACATACGCATGAGCGAACAACGCAAACCGATCACGCAAGAACAGGCCGCAGTCGGTAGAGAAGTTCGCACCAAGCGCCGGGAGCGACAAGGTGTGAAAAACGTCCTCCACTTCACCGGCAATCTACGCTGTGGTCGCTGTGGCCGGGGATGGTTCGTGAGCGACTTGAATCCGGAACGCAAGGTTGTACCGTGCCCTGTAGACGGGGAACCAAACGATATCAAAGAAGCAATTAAGAGGGCCGCATGAAATTGAAGCTGATGATTCTCGGGCACGCCCGCCACGGCAAAGACACCGTCGCAGAAATCTTGCGCGACAATCTTGGGCTGACGTTCGCGTCCTCGTCCTTCGCAGCCGCTCAGAAGGTGATGGTACCATTCTTGGCAGCGAAGGGCATAACGTACGCGAGCCTGGACGAGTGCTACGCCGACCGCGTCAATCATCGTCAAGACTGGTACGAGCAGATCAAGGCGTACAACACGCCGGACGGCGCTCGACTCGCTCGGGAGATTTATGCGGAGAATGACATCTACGTCGGCATGCGAAACGAAGTCGAACTGGAGGCCGTGCGTAAGGAAGTTCTGTACAACTACAGCATCTGGGTGGACCGCAGTAAGCATGTCGCCCCGGAGCCGCCAACGTCCGTCTCAGTGACGCAGGCGATGGCAAACTACACCATCGATAACAATGGGACACCGGAGCAATTGAAGATCAACACGCTGGCCTTGTATTGGGACCTAGTTAGCCTGGAATACGCAGGAAGCTGAGGAGTCAAAATGAGCAAAGCAACAATTCTCACTTCGACCGGACTGTATTTCGATATCTTGGAACCGACAACGGACATGATATGCATCGAGGATATCGCGCACTCGTCTAGCATGTGCAATCGTTTCACCGGCCACACCAGATTCCCTTACCCGGTATCGCAGCACAGCCGACTTGGAAGCTATCTTGTGCCGATGGTATACGCCTTGCGGTTCCTGCTTCACGATGGCAGCGAGACGTACATAGGCGATGTCAATGGGCCGTTGAAACACTTCACGCCAGCGGGCGACGAGTACAGAAAAATCGAAGCGCCCATCCAGGCATTGGTTTACAACAAATTCGGGCTGGTCGGAGAAGACCCGCCGATAATCCACGAGATCGACAATCAGATGCTGTACGCCGAGAAGGCACAGGTCATGTTTCCGAAAGAGTGGAAGAATAAGTGGAGCGAGGATATGAAGGCCGCCGATGTTAAGATCATAGAGACGTCGTTTTGGGTGAACAAGGCTTTATTCCTAGATCGATTCTACAATGTCCTTTACTACGGTGGACCGCAACTTTAAGGAGAAACACCAATGTCAATAATCGATAGCGTCATTCGTACCATCACATGCAGCGGCCACGAGGGCGAGAAGCAAGCCATCTTCGACCGCGCTCAAGAGAAGGAAAACTTCGAAAAGCACAAGGTGTCGGTCGCAGATGCGCAATTTCGTACCATTACTTGTGACGGCCCCGGATGCGACAAGCAGATCGCATACGACCGCACGCAGGAGAAGCAGACATTCGAGAAACCGGAGAACGTCTGGTTGCGCTCGACTCGCGTGACCCAGACTGCCGATGGCCGCAATATCGTGTATTGCTCCGACACCTGCGAGGTGAAGGGCGCTGCTACCGGAACGCACAATATTCCGGAACCACCGAAGATCATCACCGCAGCTAATCCAGCAGCCATCGCAGCAGCCGCCCAGGCCGCAGCGAATGCACGGCAGGCCGATGCCGCAATCCGCGAAGGCCAATCAGTCAAGGTCAAGCTGAGTTAATGGACCATGTAATCAGATTCAATGGACACATATCATGGGATGGGCAAATGAACGGCCTGCCTGAGGTGATATATGCCTTCTTGATGATGAAGGGCTATGACCATGAAATGTTTAATACTGCCATCGAGGCTCAATGCGGTGCCTTTTTAAGATCGCAGTGTATGATTGTCCAAAAAGACCAAGGCAAATTGATCGATATAAAGCAGATGCCCGCAGAACGCATGATGGTTCCAATGCGATGGATTGCGTTCATCGATGTTGATGTCTTTCCTATGACCGGAGAGTTCCCGATGGCGGACGAGAAGGGCACTGAGCGTTTGGAGAACGGCGAAGAGCCAGTTAAACAATGAGAAAGTACTTGACTCGGGGAGGCTTATCGTGATAATAATTGGTCTCGACTTAGAAGCTACAGGACTCGACAAGGTGAAAGACCGCCCAATAGAAGCTGGCGTTGCCTTGTGGACTACAAAATTCAACCGTAGTCTTGATACTCGTACGCTTCTTATCCAGTCCGATGGCGTTTCTGTGACCAAAGAGATTACAGAGATTACTGGTGTCACGCAGGATATGTGCGATAGATTTGGCTACACGCCGGAAGAGGCATTCGACGAGGTCATTTACTTTGTAGATCGCGCGGACGCTATTGTCGCATTCAACGGCAGACGATTCGATATGCCGATGTGTCAATCATGGGCGAACAGAGTTAAGAAATGTTTCCCCGATAAATTGTTGATCGACCCGTTCACCGACCTGCCGATGCGAGGGCAAGAGTTGATTACAATGTGCGCCAAGATGGGAATCTACTACGACCCGCACGAGGCTGGCTCGGATGTCGGCGCGATGCTCCGACTAGTGGCCAAGTTTGAATTCGCCACCGTATTAGAGCGTGCAAAGAGTCCCATCGTTGTGGTACAATCGAAGCAAGACTACAGCAATAACAATGCAGCCAAAAAGCACAAATTTCGCTGGAACCCAGATCATAAGATTTGGTGGAAGGCAGTGAAAGAGATTGACCTGAATGATCTATCCGCCGCAGTAAACGGAGAATTTGGGTTACAAGTTCTAGACCTCCTACCGGAGGATTTGGAAGACGAACAATAAAGTCAAAAGGAGCAACAATGGACATTAGTCAAGGCAAAGTATTTTTCAAACCGGAAGCGGGAACGTACCTCGGCACGATCATCGACGTCGTTGATAAGCCGCAGGTACAGACCACGTACGGACTCAAGAACAAGGTTCTCATTCTCTGGGTCATCACCCAATTGAACGGAGCGCCGTATCTGGACCCGGAGGGTCTGCCGTATCAAGTCTCGATTTACACCACCGCTTCTATGAGCGAGAAGTCGAGCCAGCCTTTGTTCCGCAATCTGTACAAGGTTGTATCGGGCGTGTTGAACGGACAGCAGCCGCCGCTCATCACATCCACCGCGCAACTGGAACAGGTTCTACTCGGTCGCTCCAATGTGCTGATGGTCACCAAGGAAGCTGTCCCCGGGAAGCAGAATGAATTTTACGTCAACCCGGTCGGCATTCTCCCGATGCAGACAGGTATGCCTATCCCGCAAGCGCCCGCAGGCTTCGTTCGCTCCAAGAACAAGCCGAAGACGCAGGCCGGACCACAAGGCGTGCCGGTGCAGACTTATACACAGCCCCAGCAATTCGTGCCGCCGCCTCAGAATCAGAACACTGTCTCGCTCAGCGTGCCGCCAGCAACCCCAGAAGCATTCTAACCCCCGGTGGGCCGCCCCGCGCGGCCCCCTTCTTTTTGAATTGAGGGCAAATGGGATTTAAACAGATTGCCGAACCGCTAGCAAAGTTGGGCGTGCCAGTCACACCCGTGCGCCCCGGCACGAAGCGCGCCTTCCTACCAGATTTCCCCACCACAGCAACTACCAGCCTCGACCAGATCACCGCGTGGGACGCTCAATTTCCCGACAGCAACGTGGCCTGCGTGGCCCGCGCAGAAGTTAGCGGCGTCTGGTTTTTTGAAACAGATTCTAAGGACGTTCTGCCCCGCATACTGCGCGATACCGGCCAGCAGATGCCTGCGACATTCATGGTGCGCTCTCGCCCCGGACGCGGTCACTTCTATTTTCGCCATACCGCTGTCTCTCTTGAGATGGGCAATATTAGCCAGACTTACGTCGTCGGCCAAGACTGGTCCGTTCGCACGAATCGCGAGTATGTTGTCGGCCCCGGCAGCATCCATCCAGATACTGGCCAGCCTTACACGGCGCTAAATTGGGCTACGCCAATCGCGGAGGCACCGGACTGGCTCGTCCAGTGGCTGATGTCACAGAAGATTCAGAAGCAAACCGCCGCGCCAGACGACGCGCCCCGCAATGAGCGCGGTAAGGTTCCTCACGGCAGCATCCACGGTTTCATGTTGTCGCAGGCTGGCAGGATGCGCAACGCAGGTCTCACGCACGAGGAGATCGAGGTCGCGCTGCTGCGCATTGTTCACGAGCAATGCGAAGAACCGATTGACGATTCGAAAGTTATTCTGATGTCGAGGTCTATTTGCAACTTCCCGGTGGGCGAAGAAACGGCTATCATCTTGAATCAGATACCAACAGTCGTCCCGATGGAGTCAGCGGAGCCGCTGAATTTTGAGCCGATTGAATACCCGTTGTTTCCCCGCCACGTCATGTTTGGCACGTCTATCTATGAAGGATTCGTGAAGCCGTACTGCGAGAGCAATTCTCGGGTTGACTACTTCATGTTTCTCCCAACCGCCGCGATGATGATGAACTACCTCGGTACCAAGGTCTCTGTGCCGTACGTATCGTGGAAGCCCAGCTTTTACATGGTGCTGATCGGAAAGAAAGGCCGCTCGAATAAGTCATCTTCGATCAGGGACGCGATGCGGTTTTTAGAATTCGCCAGTGTGCTCTCAATGTATTCGAGGAATATTAAGAATGCCGACGGGAAGTCGCTCGTGTGGGAAGCAGGCTCGCCGGAAGGGTTGGGCACCGACATGATGCGTACCAACTGCAAGAATCCGATCTTGGTTTACGACGAGCTATCTGCTTTGGTAGGCAAGGCCCGCATCGAGGGCAGCGGGATGAATAGCGCGCTGCTAAAATTGTACGACTCGAATAGTTTTTCCAATTCGATTAAAACTAAGAAGGATACCTTCAACATAGACCCTGGTACATACTGCGCGACGCTTGTCACCGCGACCACCGACCGCAAATTTGCGGAACTGTGGTCTCAACTCGCCGGGGAAGACACCGGATTGAATGATCGATTCACTTGGATTCTGGAACCGAAGACGCTACCCACACTGAAGCTGGAGCATGCGGTAAACTACAACGAGGCCGCCCTGGCGACCCGCAAGGTGATCGATGCAGCCGTAACGAGAGGCAGCTACCAGTTCTTCGACAAGACCCCGCTGCAACGTATTTTGGAAGTTTACGGCAACCGCGCCGCCGCCCGCGCTGAGAAGTGGGCGCTGTACTTCGCGATTGACCTGGGACTCGATGGCGAAATAGACGAAGACTGCGTCGCACGCGGCATCGAGATGGTGAAATACGAGGAGTCCGTCAAGGACTACCTCATGACCTTCGAGGCCAAGAACGACGAGTCCGCCATCCAGCAGGGCGTCGTGCGGCTGCTCAAGAAGAACGGCGGCACGATGGAGAAGCGCGACGTGGAGCGTGCGTTGAACGCCAACAAGTACGGGCTGTCGGTCTGGCGTAAAAGTTTCTACGCGCTGGTGCAAGAAGGCTTCATCATTATCGAGGGCAAGGGCTGCAAGGGCGACCCGTGTGTGGTTCGCATGACTCGTGACATGATGTTTGGCGGCGACAATGATTGAAGTCTTGATCGACTTTGAATCGCGCAGCACCTTCTCTCCTTCCGACCGGGGACTGTATAACTACATCTTCTCGCTGGATACAGAACCTTTATTTTTGTGGTACCGAATCGGCACGGGCGACTATAAATGCTGGCGTATCTGGGAAGGCGAGAAGATACATGATGAATTATGGCAGGCAGCGAATCATCCGGACGCATATTTCGTAGCCTTCAATTCTTGCTTTGAACGTTATATGTTTCAGAAGCTGCATCATGAAATCCCGGCCAGCCGTTTCATCGACCCCCAAGTCGGTGGTCGCTATCTCTCGCTCCCGGCCAGCCTGGAGGTGCAGTGCGAAGTCCTAGGCGTGCCAACGCACTTGGCAAAGGATGCACGCGGAGACGCGCTGATTAAACTGTTCTGCGACAAGGTCATCGTGACGGCAACGAAGAAGAGGGAAGGCCGCGAATACTACAACGATTGGAATTCGCATCCTAAAGAATGGGCAGAGTTTCTCGAATATGGACGGCAGGACTTGATCGCGGAAGGTGAGCTACTCAGACGCATGCGAATCTTGAAGGCGCTGCCGCTGCCTGAATTTGAACAGAAGCTGTGGCTCTTCGATCAGACGGTGAATGATCGCGGGATGCCGGTGGACGTGGAATTCGTTCGTAAGATGTATGCGCTGGCCATTCGCGCGAAGGAAGAGGCCAAGTTGAACTTCGAAAAGATGACCGGCGTAACGAATGCGAATTCACCCACCCAGGTTAAGGCGTGGGCCAAGACGCAGGGCTATCCGTATGGCACCATCCGTAAGGATACGGTCACATCGGTCTTGAAGGACCCGGACATCAAGTTGACAGACGCGTGCCGCGCCGCGCTAAAGATGCGCGCGGAAGCGGCCAGCACGAGCTATCAAAAGCTGGGCAAGATATTGGAATCAGTTTCACCTGATGGGAGGTTACGTGGGCAGTTTATTTTCCTCGGCAGCCCTCGCTGTGGTAGATGGTCTGGTACGGCTGTACAACTTCATAATTTGGCACGTCCACTGGTTGTGGGAGGCCACGATTTCGAAGATCAGAAGGTAGTTCAAGATGCTCGCGCAATGGTATACGCGGAAGATTACGAAGGCATTAAAGCAAAGTATCTGAGCGTCTTGCTGGTGGTGAAGTCGTTAATCCGTACGGTGTTCGTCACATCATGAGGAGGCTTTATGACATTCACAGGATTCGATGAAAAAGACGGAGAGCCTTTGTACGATACGAAGGAAGCCGCCATTGAAAGAGCTAGACAGATGATAGCCTGGAGCGGCGAACCCGACACGCAAATATGGGTTCACCGCAAAGGCTTTCCTCTGTGGCTCGCGCACCTGATTTGCGAAACGCCGCTTCGACGGCTGGCGTACACGAGGCTAAAGTGAGCACTCGCTTCAATGTCTGCGACTTGAACGGTATTGAGACTCGCGTCTCCGCGTGGCTCTCGGGCTGCACCGACTTGATGAATGTATTCGTCCCTTACACAGATCAGTTTGGAGTATATTGGCGGAACGGTCGGGACCCATACATCGCCTTCGCGGCGAAGATGTTTGGCATGAGTTACGATCACCTTTGGGCCGACTACACGGGAAGGAACGGCAAGGAACGCAAGCTGGCTGCGAAGCGCATGCGCCAATTGGCGAAGCCGGGAGTGCTGGCCGCCGTCTACCGTCAATCGGGCGGCGGATGGGGCAAAAGTCCAAACGCGTACAAGGACCACGGCGACCTTTGCAATGCCGACGATACATACGTCCAGCAGAATGGGAAGGTCAAGAAGATAGGCAAGAAGTACTGCTACTGCGAAGAGGTCCGCGACCGCGTCAAGACCGGGCTTTGGGGTTACGCGGATAATATGGGTGTGGAGATGTCGCAGGAACAGGCGGCGGAAGTTGTGCGTATCTTCCGAGACTCTTATCCAGAAATATGTGACCCTAAAACTGGAATCTGGAAACAATTCGAGGTCGCGGTCGCAGACGTGATGCACCCAGACCACCCGGCCACCTCCCGCCGTCTAGGTCCAGGCGGCTGCGTGGTAATTGACCGTGTCAACTTCATCGACGCAGCGGGCAACAAGGAACGGGAGCCGATGATGAGGATGCGGCTGCCCAGCGGGCGGTACCTCCACTACTTGGATGCGCGCCTGGAACTGACGATGATGCCGTGGAAGACACAGGACGACGAGGGCAGCGAGATCGACGTCTACCGCGACTCGCTCATTTACGCGGGCATGAACCAGAAGACCAAGCAGTGGTGCAACAGCATATCCACCCACGGCGGGCACACATTTCAGAACGCAGTACAAGGAATCGCGCGCGACGTCTTGGCGGTGAAGCTGCTCGAATTCGAGGCCGCAGAGATGCCAGTCATCGGCCACGTTCACGACGAGGGAATCTGCCAAGTCGAAGACGATTTACTCAGCCCGACGTATCACGACATGGTCGAGATCATGAGTAAGGAAGTTGAGTGGGCACCCGGCCTCTTGTTGGGCGCGGACGGTTTTCAAGGAACGTATTATCACAAGTGAGGTAAATATGGACGACAAAGAATTGCAATGGACGCCGTGGGCAGCTAGCCCGTTTCGTCGGATACCTATGGAATCGAAGAAGCCGACAATGATTTCAGCAGAGGAAATTTTGGAGGGATACAATGATCGCACAAGACAGTGCAAAGTTTTGGTTCCCAAAGTTGGAGTCGCACCCGTGGCAGTGGATGAGGGATTGGCTACCGAAGACAGTTCTAGTTGACTATGACGAAGAGCTACTAGCGCCTGCGCTACTCGGCCAGCGCAGCAAGGAGTATGATCGGCTGTACTACGCTGTGGGAGCAGCCATTTACAATATCGGCGTTCCCTGCTTCATCCGCACTGATCTCACCAGTGCGAAGCACGCGGGTAAGGACGCCTACATCATCAACGACGAGGATGATTGGAATCACGCGCTGCTCACTACGTTGTCTTGCGCGCAATTGAAGAGCTACCATTCGAAGGTGAAGTCAAGCGCCATTATGGTGCGCCAACTCATAAACGTGAAGCACGAGCGCACCGCATTCAACGGGCTGCCTATCGGCAACGAGTGGCGCGTCTTCGCGGACCAGCGGGGACACCAGTGCTTTCACCACTACTGGCCGGACGAGGCGCTGAAAGATAAAATGGATGACGGAGGTCCCGTGCCCCTAAATCTTTGGACGCGCGAATGGATGCGCACCGACTTACAAGACGCTGCGAAAGAGGCTGCGAAGGCGATGGGACAACTCAAGTGGAGCGTAGACTTCGTGGAGGATGTCGATGGCAAGTTTTGGTTGATCGACATGGCGACCGCGATGAACAGTTACCATGACCCAAGGTGTAAATTTTCAGGACTTGACAACATGGAGAGAATATGATACGCTTTCCAGATGAGAAAACTACTCGCGGTTCTGACAGTTGCGGTGATGTTACCGATGTTGACGCTGCAAGCGCAGGCTCCGAAGACGAGTCCGAAACCAAAGTACAGCAAGTCTTGGACCGGAATGTCTTCGTGGTACGGCGACGCTTGGGCGGGAAAGAAGACCGCCTGCGGTCAGAAATTCGACCCTGAAAAACTGACAGCGGCACACCCGTATCTGCCATGCGGGACGTGGCTCCGTATTACGAACGTACGCACCGGGCACAGCGAGTTTGCGGTGGTCACCGACCGGGGGCCGTACGAGGAGGGCCGGGAGATCGACGTCTCAGCCCGGGTGGCGCGGCGTATCGATATCAAAAAGTTTGGAGTAGAGAAGGTCAAGATCGAGATCGTTCGAGACGATAAATAGCCCTTGACAAAGCATCAGAATTGTGCTAGTATTCTAAAAGAGGTGAAATCATGAATCGACAAATTTTATCAAAATATGATAGTTCAAAAGTTCTTTATCAAGCGGAAGCAGAAAGTTTTGCTGCGCTAATCTTAGCCGCTATTAAATCCGGCGCGAACCTGCGCGGCGCGAACCTGTCCGGCGCGAACCTGTCCGGCGCGGACCTGTCCGGCGCGGACCTGTCCGGCGCGGACCTGTCCGGCGCGGACCTGTACGGCGCGAACCTGCGCGGCGCGAACCTGTACGGCGCGAACCTGTACGGCGCGAACCTGCGCGGCGCGGACCTGCGCGGCGCGGACCTGTACGGCGCGGACCTGTCCGGCGCGGACCTGTACGGCGCGGACCTGTACGGCGCGAAAAATGCAGAATTGGTATGGGCACAAACATCCATCGTTCCAGATCACGGCCCGCTTTTTGGATGGAAAATATGTGAAAATAATGTTCTTGTCCGGCTATTCATTCCTTCCAAGGCCCGTCGATCTAATGCGACCGGGCGTAAGTGCCGTGCAGAGCGAGCAAAAGTGCTCGAAGTTATCGGCGCAGAAATTGGTATTTCTAAACATGACTCTACATTCACCTACAAAACAGGGCAGTGGGTACGAGCCGATAAATGGGATGAAAATCGCTGGGAAGAATGCTCTGGTGGAATTCACTTTTTTCTAACTCGTATTGAAGCGGAAAATTACAAATAGGAGATATATGAGCAAACAACAATTGGTTATCCAGCACGATCTTTCGAAGCTGACGCCGGAAGAAGTCGCGAAGTATCTGGCCGATGTCAGCGTATTCATCGGGCTGGACCCAGGCTTGAACGGGCTGGACACGATATGGATGAAGAATGAGAACGGCCCCGGCCAGTCGCTGGTGGTTTACGCGCGCCGAGGCACCGCTGAGATTCTACGCAATATTCTACGCATCGAGGTGCAATCCCTTACGAATCAGATGATTAACGGTTCTATAGTCTTCACCGCCGCAGGTAGGAAGCCAGACGATAACGGAGTGGTCGGTGGTCGCAACGAGATCGCGACAGGCTCAAAATATATTACCGGACTGGTAGGCAAGGCGCTCGACGACGCCATCATGACCGCGAGCACCCGCGCTTTGCGCCGCTTGACCATGCAGTTCACCTCTCTAGGCATCCTAGACGAGAGTGAAGTCCAATCGCTGGTAGGCGACACATCGAATCCCGCCGCAGGCGCAACGCTGGCGAACGGCCCGATGGTTATCCCGGCTCCGACCGCCACGCCCAACAACGCCCCCGGGCGAGTGATAGAAATGACAACTATCGATCACGCCACCGGCACGGTAACCCATGAGGCCCCCGCGCCTTCGGGCGAGTGGGCAGATTTCGCAACAACCCAAAAGGCCATTCACGCGGCTGCAGCCGCCTTTCTCAAGGCGAGGGACCCGGAAGCGGACATTAAACCGGACATTCAACAGCCCCCGGTCCCCATAACTCCTGCAGTTGCAGCACTTACGGCTAATCCGGAATCGGCCAAAGAAGCGGCCAAGCCAAAGCGCGCCCGGAAGCAAAAGAACACGATCAGCATGGAGGTGGAACCGGAGACAGTTTTAACCCCGGCCCCGGCATTCGCCTCGGCAGCAATTCTCAGTGGCCTCGGCCTTTCGCGTACCGCGCCCCCCGCCGCGCCAACGCAAGCGGTTGCTGCTGTGCCGCCACAAGTACTTGATGTCGCGCCTCTGTGCTCCCCAGCGCCAGCACCGCCCCCACCTGTACCCGTTGCGGGTACGAGCGTATCCAATCAGGGTACAGGGGACCCTGGCTTCATAGGCAAGCCGACCGACACCCAGATGGCCGACTACCGTAAGCGTGTCTCGGTCTACACCTCCGAATTGCCCAGCAGCGAGAATATGGGCAGCGTGCAGAAGATGCGTGCCTTCATCACTAAGAACACCGGCACCGCGCCGCAGTACATGACAACCGACCAGTGGGAAGAGATGCTGGGGTGGTTCGAAAGTTTCGTTACTAAGAATACAACGAAAGGTTTGGTCAAGTACATCAACGATTCACTCGGAGTCAAGTGAGTCTTGAATTCAATCCCGAACAACAGCTAGGCGTCGATGCCGTGGACGGCGACTTCGTAATGATCGCAGGTCCCGGCGCGGGGAAGACCCGCGTGTTAGTGGGACGTTACTTGAAGATGCGGGAAGCAGGAATTCCTGACAGCGACATCTTGAATCTGACATTCACAGCCAGCGCCGCCAAAGAGATGGTGGAGCGCGTCAGTATGGTAGATGCCTCCAATGTCTTCCGCACCTTCCACAGCTTCTGCCTCGACTTGCTCAAACGGGAGCGCGCTCACATCCCATTCCCGACGTGCCCCACGATCATACCGGTACGCGGGGAACAATTCATGTTGATGAAGGACCTGCTCAAACTTTACCCGCCGATCACATCATACCGCGCGCTGTCCGACCGCATCAGCGAGTGGAAGGCTGGGAACGTCAGCACCGATCAAGCTATCGAAGAAGAATTCAACTCGGGCGTCGGTTACTTTTATGCTCTGGCGTATCGCGACTACGAGATCAGGTGCCGGGAGCAAGGCTGGCTCGATTTTGATTCGTTGGTGAAAGAGACAGTCAAACTTTTGGAGGGCAAAGATGCTGTTAGAGCGCGCAACACTAGAAGATATATTGCAGTCGACGAGTGCCAAGATACTGACACCACCCAATTCCAACTTCTCAAACTCCTCTACGGAGGAAACATCTTTGTGGTCGGAGATGAAAATCAACTTATCTACGAATGGAGAAGCGCGCAATCTGGAAATCTCTCTAACTTTTCCAAAACATTCCCCGGAGCAAGAACGCTATATCTTGGGCAAAATTATCGGTCGACTGTTAGACTTGTAGACTTCTTTAAGAAAATTATACCGGTCGACAACGGACTCGCGAGTCACATGATCTCGGCGCGTCCCTCAGCCGCCGACATTCGCGACGAACTTCGTTTCATAAATTACTCAACGGAAGACGAGGAAGCCAACGAGGTGTTAAGCGAAATCAGTGAGCGCGGCATCGAGGACGAGTCTGCCATATTGGCTCGCACCAATCGCCAACTACAGCTTATTCAGCGCCGCGCGATGAGCCGCAACATCAAGGCCGAAATTCTCGGCAAGAAGAACGTGTGGCAAGAGAACGAGGTGAAGCACCTGATCGACCTGACCAAGGAAAAGACCGGCGACCCTCGCCCCGCCGCCACAGTAATGACGGACCTTATCCGGGAGCACAATCTGGTCTATCGCTACACGAATACGAAGGGCAACCCGATGGAGAAGGACCCTATCGAAAATCTGAACGACATCGTCCGCATGGCTGGCCGCCGCAGCAAGGAGACCGGCCTGCCGCTCACCGTCCCGCAATTCCTAGATTGGCTCCGCAAGATCACCTATATGCGACGCTCCAAGACGGAACCAATTCTGACGCTGTCCACGGTCCACCAAGCCAAGGGCCGGGAATGGAAGCGGGTATTCGTGGTCGGCTGCAACCAGGGCACGATGCCGCACAAGGAAGGCGAGCTACTAGAAGAGCATCGTATTTTCTTCGTCGCCGCGAGCAGGGCCGCCGATGAATTGCAAATCTCTTTCACGAAAAATAGGAGTCAATTTCTTAATGAGTTCGCGGAAGATGTGGAAGTATTTGGAGAAGAAGATGAGCAATGAAGAGCGATATCAAATTTTGGCAGATGAAAGTGGTCACGAATATTTCGTTCGTGTAGGCCAAGAAAATGCGTTCGATGAGTGGGTAGCATCGTCGGAAGATGACGAAGTATTTTACGAAGGTCACGATTTTAACGATAGTCGAATCGACGGTCGCTTCACCTTCACCGACCCAAGGAACGAATAATGGCGTTCCTTTATATTAATAGCGCCGGAAAACCGTGGCGCAAACACAGTTACAGTGCGGGCAACACTTGGGACCAATGCCCGCTGAAATACAAACTGCAGAAGATTCACGGCTGGCGCGAGAAGAACAACAAGGCCCGCTTTGAGTTAGGCAAGGCATTCGAATCGGCTATTCAGTACTACCACGAGAATCGCGGGGTGTTGGGCGATGCGATCAAGCACTTTCAAACTCAGTGGGCCTCGTTTCGAGACAACAAGGAACTGCAGTACACGCGAGTCGAAAAGGATTGGGCGCAGTGCGAACATATCGCGACCGACTGGTTGAAGTTGTACGCGATTCGCCAGCCGACTCTGCCCATTCCGCTCGGCGGCCAGATAGTGTTTCAGCGGGAGTACGTCAAGGAAGTATTTCCTGGCGACCCGAACTACGGAGAAATCGAAGATGCAGGAAAACTTGATATTGTGGCCTTCGTCGAGCCTAATCATCCTATGCTTCCCAAGCTTAACTGGCTCCCCGAGTATGGGGCCTTCCGTCCAATCATCGTGGACATCAAGACCGCTGGGGCAGATTTTCCTGAACAATACGGAATCGCCGCATACGATACTCAACTACGACGCTACTCATGGCTCTCTGGCATTCGAGACGTGGCGCTACTTTGGTTCGTCAAGAAAGGTCTGACTATCCAGAAGGGCTACTCGGTCACGCTACTGGAAGACGAGGGATGTATGAAGGCGGGCCAGGAGGCTGTAGTCGCGATGGTAGAGGACGACGGAATATGGTTGTTGCCGAATGACTTCATGATCGAGGAAATGGAACGAGTCCAAGGCAAGAAGAATGGTAAGACAGAACAGACCAACGTCGCTAAGGAACGCCGCGCCGCTTGGCTGGATATTAACGGAACGTTCGCTGCCGAGGAGTCGGTTACCAAGCAGCGGCTGCAGTTCAACGCGGGCTTCGTGACCGTGGAATCGGCGGACGACGCGGGCAAGATCGCACAGCGGCAGATCATAAACATCGTGAACGCTTGGCACTCCGGTAACTATGAGAACACTTTCGGCGTGCGATACCCGCACGACGACCGCAGCGACCCATACTTTCAAGCGTTCGTCTTGAATAACAAAGATTACAGAGAAACGAATTTCACCAAATCCGACGAGGATATTGATATCTTCGCGGAGGAAGACAACGAGGCACCACATGAAACGAATTAACAAACCGGATATTACCCGGGAAGATCGATTGTATTGGGAAGAAGTTTTAGAATCGCACGGCCTGGGCGAGAGGCAATTGGGGCTACAGGAGGAACCAGAAATAACTGACAACGAAACACTGGAGGAAATAGATGGCGCGCGACATTAAGCTGACCCGCAACAAAGACATGATAAAATTACGCCGCCGTATGGACGTAAACGATAATTTCATGAATGCCTTTCAGATCACAAAGACAAGAACGATGGAGCGCGAGATTCCGGCTTGGACGTTAAATGATAAAGAAGTTCAGAAGGTTCTCCTTCGCGCGTTTCCCCGACTGCGCACCGACAATAAAGCTGCTATCTGCGCTGGTCGCTGGATGCGTCTTATCCACCTCTACTATCGCGTGCAGATGCCTAACTTCCAAGTTGCCAAAGAGATGAATATGTCCCTTAATGTGGTCAAAACAACATTGAGCCATATTCGCCGCGTTGCTAAGGGCCGTCGCGCAGACAACACTGCACCACTCATACATACTGGCAGAGGTCGCCCTCGTAAGAATAAATGACCCCCCTCAGACACCTAGTGAGGCAGCACCGGAGACCCGATGATCGTATCGAAAATTCACTCCTGCCGTGGGCAGGAGGCCGTAGTTCTAGAAGAGAAAGAACCGCCAGCGCCGAAGTGTAACTGCAGACGTAAGATAACCGTCGCGGAGGCTACAGCCATCGTGAAGCGAGGCGAAGCCAAGTGGATTGTGAAATCACGTAAGCGAGGCGTTCGCCTAGTCGCCTGCTCTCACTGCAAGGGCGGTACAGAGATCAAAATCTGCGCCAAGTGCAGCGGAACCGGGAAACAAGAAGAGACATACGTCGAAGATATTCCCGGCACCGATATCGTTTACACGAGCGCCGATTCAGTAGATGAGAGCGAGAAGAAGAAGCGCAAGTGGCTCGCTCCGAAGACGCCTAGGGTGGCAACTGTAGAATCAAAACATATTGTGAGGGCATACGTGGACAAGGTACCGGAGGCCGCGAAGAGAATAGATCAATACGGCCTATTGATTGTGAAGGAACAATTGCGCATGCTGGCAGAGGGACTTACCAACGAAGAATTTGATGCGGCCTGGGCAGAATATGCGGGTCTTGACGATGACTGCAGAGGCCATTTGCTGGTGCAGATAAGGATGGAGCCAGACAATAATGCGGCGCGCGGTGAAGGCCGAGATTACGATTTTGGGAGGACCATATGATTAAGATCAACGTTGTGGGGGACGCTCAAAAAGCCATCAACGCAGTTCTTTTCGAAATCGCAGATCGCCCGTTTTCTGGTCGCCATCCCGAACTAGGCAAGATGGTGAACTGCCAATTTTGCGATAGTCGCCACCGCAAGAATGAGCGCCAGTGCGAACAGGTTTTCACATACACTATCGGAGACTACGAATATTTCCGAGAAGACGACAAGGGCGAGCTAGTCCCCGATTATCGCACCGCGACGCGCCCGGATGAGAAGCCGACTCGTGGGCAGGTTATGGGCCGCGCGTCCTTCGCGAGGAAGCGATTGAAGCCGCACCCATCTAAAATGAAGTTGCTGTTCATTCAAAAGACCCGGGAGGTCTTCTCTCAGCTTGAGTTCTCGCTAGACGACAAGGCAGCGAACTTTCAAGAGAACCTCCAACGCTGCCGGGTACTGGCCGCCCGCGACATCCGTAGGGAGCGCGAGTTTAAAGATCGCGCGGTACGGCGACGCGCAGATCGGTCTCGCCGCATCAACCTGGGACTGCTATGAGCGACTCTCTTCTCATTGTACCAATTGGAGTACCTCTTGACCCGCATCAAGATATAATCGGGAAGCACACGCACCTCTTTGCAAAGCGGGAGAATTTCACGCCGCCAACTAATGACGCACGAGATTGTATTTGCGGAGGCGGCAAGATTGGTGCTACGAGCCGCTCGTTGATCGCTAACTGCCCATGCTGCGACGGTGTGCAGCTTTTAGTTGTGGATACTTGTGATTGCGATGACCCGAGTTTCATCAAATTTCGAGCGGTACTGCCGCCTGATATGAAGATGAGAATCAGGCGCATTGAGACAGCGGAGCCGATATGCTAAAAGATATTACCATTGTCATTCCGACCTTCCACCGCCGAGGCTATCTGCGGGACTGTCTCGATGGGATTCAAAAGAACTTGCCTGAGTGTCAAGTGAGAATTGCGCAAGACGATGATGGCGACTGCACGCTGGAACAAAGCGCATACAACACGTATTATTGGGCGAAGCTGCCGTACGACAGCGGTCTCACCGCGAAGCGCAACGCGGCGGTTAGATTAGTGGATACGCAATATACATTAATGGGCAGCGATGACTTCGACTTTTCTACGCCAGAAGTACGAGAAGGTATCATCCGGATGGTCCGGATACTGAAATCATCCGAGATCGATATAGGGCGAGAGATCGACGTGGTCGCCGGAAGGGTCAATGACCGCTCTTACGAAGGATTCCTTGAGTACGTCCCAGGTGAGTATATCAAAGAGCACGCTCTTCGCAATGAACTTCCGTTCAGGTTGAAGCCGTTCGTGCTGTGGGAGATCGATATCGCTGCGAATTACTTCCTGGCCCGCACCGAAGTTCTACGAGCTATGCCGTGGGACGAGAGCATTAAGCCAATAGGAGGGGAACATGCGGATTGGTTCCTCGACTTAAAGGAAGCGGGCATGAAGGTAGTATTCTCATCGCCGTATGCAAATATCAATCAGATACCGTACGACGCGAGCAAGCAGCACCCGGATTACAACAAACTTCGCTGCCGCGCTGTTACGACCGGCCACGCGCTGATGATGAAGAAGCGCAACATCAAGCACTACTACGGATTTGATGAGCAAGTAAAATAGGAGGCAACATGAAGATCAAGAGACAGAAGAAAGTGAAGCCGATCACGATTGGCTCGGTAGTTCAATTGAAGAGTGGCGGGTCGCTTATGACAGTGGTCAGCGCCGTCTCAAACCCTAACCCAATTCTCACCGTAATTTGGGAAGCCGATGACTCACGTCTCGCGAAGTCCGAGATTCCCATTCAAGCACTTCGACTGGTGCGCTAATGGACCTCGTCCTTTTCCACCAAAATTGTCCTGATGGTTGGGCGGCGGCCTACATCTGCAAGATGAAGTATCCGGAAGCAGAACTGTTGCCGCTGAATCACGGTCTTAACGATAACCAGCTTAATTCGCTATTCAATATCTGCGCAGGCAAAGATGTCATCATGGTTGACTACTCGCTCCGCACTCGTGAGTTGAATGACCAACTAAATTTGGTCGCGAAATCGTTCCGCATCCTCGACCACCACAAGACAGCCCAGGCTGCGCTCAACGGCGCAGAGTACGCCACATTCGACATGAAACGCTCGGGCGCGGGACTTGCGTGGGATTATCTCTTCGGCAAAGATTGTAAAGATCGTCCCGCTCAGAGTTTGGATAAACCGGGCGGCGTGATGTATATGTTTGAATCGCGTCCGTGGTGGGTGAACTACACCGAAGATCAAGACCTCTGGAATTGGGCGTTGCCTGATTCACAACTCATCAACGCGTGGCTGATGGTTCAACCACGTACTATGGAAACGTGGGATATTATCCAAAACAAAATTTCCGCAAACGACGCGCGACGCAGCGGTATGGGCGTCCGCGAATACATCGAATACTATACCCGCTCCGTAGTCGCGGAGGCGCAGGAAGGTGTGTTCGAAGGCTACAAGACTGGCGTACTAAACATCCCGTACGTCGGAGTAAGCGAGGCAGGCGCGGCGCTGATCGACAAGGGCTACGATATCGGCTTACTGTGGTTCGAACGCGGCGACGGTATCACGCAGTTTTCTCTCCGCAGCTTACACAGTGGCAACGTAGACGTGAGTGCAATTGCAAAGAAGTACGGGGGCGGCGGCCACGGAACAGCCGCAGGCTTCCAGCTATCTATGCCGGAAGGCCGCATTTTAGTTGACAAAATTCTGAATCGAATCACTTACACCACATTCGTTCAGCCAGGAGGATGTGTAAAATGACCTTACTCGTTGCTGTTAAGTCGTGCCGCGCTGACTTAGATCGCGGCTACCACGATGTGATTCGCGCGACCTGGGGCCAAGACTTGAGGAACCGAAACGTCTTAGTCCGGTTCTTCGTAGGTCATACCGGGGCGGATTATTTTCTAGCGCACCCCAAGGCCGACGCTCGGACGTTGAAGAGCGACGAGGTTGTCGCAGATAGCGCGGATGATTACGACGCGTTGCCTTTCAAGGTCCGCTCAATCTGTCATTGGGTGACCACCAAGAATATCGACCACGTTTTTCTCTGCGACACAGATACTTATGTGAATGCAAGCAGGCTTCTGACGTGCGGATATCGGAGATTTGACTATGCTGGTAAGATCAGCAAGCCAATTGGCGAAACTTTTCCTTACGACGCGGTTGACCGTCGCGGCGTTACTACGCATATCGCTGAGTGCCACCCGTGGGCTAGCGGTGGTTACGGTTACTTCCTATCTAGGGAGGCGATGTTCTTGATCTCAGATTCTTATCCTAAGGGGTGGGCAGAAGACTTGTGGGTTGGACAAGTATTAGGGCCAGAATTCGCTAAGGGCGACATGCTCGCGCTCGATCTACCAGCGGGCGCTTACTCGCAGCACTTCCCGCAATTGAAGTACGGGTCCGGTTATGACCCGAAGCTGAAGTGGATGGAAGCTGCGCACCTAGTGAACAAGACGGTGAACGGATGAAGACCGCGCTTTTAGTTATAGCCACAGGAGAGCGATATCACCAGTATGTTAATCCACTGCTGGAGTCTGCTAAAGAATTTTTCGTGGAGCACGACGCGTTCTTATGGGCGGACGAACTAATTCCCAGCATCGCGAAATTTCAACTTCAAAAGTATGCCTTGGGATTTCCAAACGAGACGCTGTACAGATACCACACCTTCTTTGAACAGTATCAATTTCTTGAGAAGTACGACTACTTGTTTTACATCGACGTAGACATGCGATTCGTTGCCCCGGTAGGGGAGGAGATATTCTCTGATGGTATAACGGCCACGCTACATCCGGGCTATGTCGGCACACCGGGTACACCGGAGCGTCGCGCTGAGTCGATGGCAGTTATTCCACAAGGAAGCAACAACAGGTATTTCTGCGGAGGTTTCAATGGCGGGACTTCGGGGCATTTTCTGCGCATGGCACAAGCTATAAAAGGAGCAGTCGACGAAGATGCGAGTAGAGGAATCACAGCTATATGGCACGATGAATCGCACTTAAACAGATACCTATACTTGAATGGTCCAACGAAAGTTCTCGACCCGTCTTACTGCTACCCGGAGAACGCAGGTCCATACTACACAAGCAAGTGGAAGGCCGCAGGCTTGATTGTCACTCCAAAGATTCTGGCGTTAACCAAGGCGGGCAAATGATTACAGTGAAGCTGATGGGCGGGATGGGCAATCAGATGTTTCAATACGCTATGGGACTGGCGGTGGCGCGTCGCCTCGATACTCGCGTCCAGCTTGATACATCCCTCCTGGGAGTCAATCGACCTCTTGCTCTCCATCAGTGGAATATAGATGCTCTCCAATTAGCGCCCCGTCACGCTGCCACCGTTCACGAACAAGGCATGCGGTACAATCAGGCGACAGTGGATAGCATTAAGGACGGCGACGTTCTACAAGGCTATTGGCAGAGCGAAAAGTATTTCTACGACCCGGATGCATTGCGCGGCGAGTTCACACCGCTGACTTGGTCTATCAGATCGCGGGATTTATTGAAACAAATTTTTCAAAGCAATTCAGTCGCAGTTCATGTTCGTCGCGGCGACTATCTGAATGAACCGCACAAGAGTTTTCACGGCATACTCTCAGATAAATACTACGCCGATGCTATGACGCGCATTTGGCACGAGCGTGGACTCAGTGCTCGATTTTTCATATTCTCCGACGACATAAAATGGGTGAAGAGCAATTTTTCTTCCGAACCATTCACCTTTGTGGAACCAGGCACCGAATCAGAAGATATTTACCTGATGTCGATCTGCAACCACGCGATCATCGCTAACAGTTCTTTCTCGTGGTGGGGCGCGTGGTTGGGCGACAAGCAAAAGAACCGCACGGTGATTGCTCCCGCAAAGTGGTTTGCTGACGGGTCGGGAGAAGACTACTCAGATATCGTACCGGAGCGATGGATTAAAATATGAAGACCGCTGTCATCCTAGTCGCGACAGGCGAACGTTACGCAGGGCACATCGCGCCGATGATCGCATCTCTGAGAGATTTCTTCCCACCGTGCGATATACTCTTGTTCACCGACAGCAAAGATTCTTTTGACGCAATCAAGTTTGATTATCTGGACCTGGGATGGCCGGACGCTACCATGATGCGCTATCACGCCATCTACGAGCAGCGGGGCTTCCTGCTGGCGTATGACCACGTTTATTACATGGACGTGGACTTACGGGTCGTCAGCAAGATAGCACTCGACGAAATTTTTGCTGGCGGAATCACCGCAGTCCTACATCCGGGTTTCCCGGAGGCTTGGGAGCGTCGCCCGCAATCTGCCGCTTACGTCGGCAATGGCTCCACATATTATCAAGGCTGCTTCGTTGGTGGAAGCACCGGCGCATTTCTTCACATGTGCGCCAGTATAAGCAAGAGCATCGACGCAGACAATGAGAAGGGAATTACCGCAGTCTGGTTCGATGAATCGCACTTGAATCGCTATCTGCACGACAACCCGCCTGGAAAGGTCTTATCTCCCGCCTACGCTTATCCGGAAGGCTGGACCGGGCTGGTCCCCAAGATTCAGCACTTAGAGAAGCCCGACCAGTCTTGGAAGGATAGCAACAAGATCGTCAGAGGCTTTTGGTCTGGTCCAGAATTAACGAACATCCAGAAACTGTGCATCCGCTCTTACATGCGGCACGGCCATGAGTTCCACTTGTATGTAACACAGCCAACGGAAGGCATCCCGAAGGGAACGGTAGTCAAAGATGCAAACGAGATTCTACCCAAGTCTAGATTAGCGGAGTTTGACAACAGCGTGCACTTCTGCGACTACTTTCGGGTCCTCCTGATCTTGAGAGAGGGCGGCTGGTATGTAGATTTGGATACGGTGTGCCTGCGCAAACTAGACTTCCCGGAGCCTTACGCCTTCGTATCAGAAGAGAAATTGGGCGCTCGTCGATCTCCCGATACGGATGTCATCCCATCTTCCGACAAAGTCCAAGAGTATCTCAGCGGCTGCGTCTTCAAGGCACCGAAGGACGCGGAAGTTTTGAAGTACATTGCCAACAAGATCGAGAGCATGGATAAGATGCACCCGGAAAGTTGGATATCCTTCGGCCCCGCGCTATTCAAAGAGGCCGTCCCGAAATTCGGGCTGAGCAAATATGTCAAGGCCCCGATAGTACTCGATGCCATGCGATATGATGAGATGCTGCACTTCGTATCTCCCGGACTCAAGCGATGGAATTTCACAGACCGGTCTTACTTGATTCACTTGAGAACATCTGCCTGGACCGACGGCGCTTTGGTGCCTAATAAAATATATCACCCGAGGTCTTTGTTTGAAGAACTGAAGGTCCGAAACAGCGTAGAGACCCGAGTATCCATAGTGATTCCTTGCTACAACATGAAGGAGTATTTGAAAGAGACCATCGAATCGGCCTTGGCGCAGACTTACAGAAACTTCGAAGTGATCGTGGTCGACGACGGCTCGATGGACAATGTTCACACAGTGTCCCAGCAGTTCGTAGATTCAATCGTGTGGATACGACAAGAAAACCAGGGACTGAATGTGGCCCGCAATACCGGAGCCAAGGCCGCCACAGGCGATTTGCTCCTATTCTTAGACGCTGACGACTTACTCGACTCCCACTATCTTGAGAAAACCGTGCCGCTTATGAAGGCAGGCGTCGGCATAGTCTCAACGGATATGCAGTACTTCGGGTTATCCGACCTGCGAATACCGACCGCCGAGACTTTGGAGCAGCAGAAAGTATCCAATCAGATGCCGTACTGCCGCCTCATCCTTCGAGAGGCTTTCGAGCAGGCCGGTGGATACAGCATGAATCTGGATATCTGGGCCTACGGTGATTGGAATCTTTCCTTAGACATTTTGAAGCGAACTTGGAAGTGCGCTGTCCTGCATGAACCGTTATTCAAATACCGGATGCGCCCCGGCTCGATGAGGAGCATAGCGGGCCAGACTCATGAGCAGATGTGCGCAGCGATTCGAAGAAATCATCCAGACATATTCCCGGAGGGAAAGTGAAAATTCTCATCACAGGTGGCGCAGGATTTATTGCCGCGCATTTTGTCGATCATGTTTTGAAAACAACTGATTGGGACGTCGTCCTTCTCGACAAGTTAACGTACGCATCGAATGGTCTCCAGCGTTTAATGGAGATCGGTGCATGGCCTAACAATCCGCGCGTCAAGATTCACGTTGCAGATGTCGCGAAACCGCTGGGCAAGTGCCTGGAGGCAGAGATCGGCCACATCGACTACCTGCTTCACATGGCAGCTGGGACCCATGTCGACCGCTCGATTGCGTGTCCCCGCGACTTTGTGGAGGCGAATATCTTCGGAACCTTCGAGATGCTCGAATACGCCCGCCGCATCCCAGGACTCAAAAAGTTCTTCTACTTCTCGACCGACGAGGTCTTCGGGCCAGCCAAAGTTGGAGAGGCATTCAGAGAGTGGGACCGCTACAATTCGACCAATCCGTATTCCGCAACAAAGGCCGGTGGGGAGGAATTGGCACTGGCGTGGTCTAACACGTACGGCGTCCCCGTAATCATCAGCCACACGATGAACGTTTATGGGGAGCGCCAGCATCCGGAGAAATTCATCCCACGGGTGGTCAGCGCACTTCTCAACGGAAGGACCCTCGATATCCACGTTGACCCGGTGACCGGCAATCCCGGCACAAGAAATTACCTACACTGCCAGGACGTGTCCGAGGCCGTCATGTTTTTATTGGAGCGTGGACTGAACCGTGAGAAGTACAATATCACAGGAATGCAAGAGTATTCGAATTTGCATGTCGCTAGAGTGATCGCGAAAGTCCTAGGAAGGGAACTAGCTTATCGCGAGATTTACCCTCAAACGATTCGCCCCGGCTTCGACGTTCGATACGGTATGGACGGCAGCAAGCTGGCCGCGATGGGATGGATGCCATCGAAAAGCCTTGACACCAATCTCAAAAATACGGTAGAGTGGATGGTGCGAGCAGAAAACAGGCATTGGCTGTATTTGAAGTGATATATTTCATCAAAACCCCCTCATTCGGGGGGTTTCGTGACAAGGAATAACAATGACAGTGCTCAATAAAATCATGTGCTTCTTTTTTGAACACGATGATGTGCCAGAAAATATACAAACACTCTTTACCGACAACGGCGGCTGGCATGATGTTGTTTATTCCTGGCGCTGCACGGTATGTAATCGACTCAGAGAATTTGAACGATAAGGAGGATTATGGCGGACTTCAATCAGGCGGTGCAGAAGACTTTAATCAACGAGGGCGGTTTCCAAAACATCCACGGCGACAGCGGCAACTGGACCGGGGGCGAGGTCGGCAAGGGCGAACTGAGGGGCACGAAATATGGTATCAGCGCCGCCGAATTCCCCAACCTCGACATCTTCAATCTGACCCAAGATCAGGCCATCCAGATTTACCGGGAAGGCTATTGGAAGGATGGTTACTCTCAGATCACTGATCAATTGCTGGCTGACAAACTATTCGACCTGGGTGTTCTCTTCGGCGTCGGGGAGGCCGTGAAGCTGCTACAAATCACAATGGCCAACAAGATCAGCTTAGTCACCGATGGTGAGTTTGGTCTCGGCACGCTATCGGCGGTGAACCAGTCCGCAAATCTGCTGCCCGCTTACAAGACCACGTTCATCAATCACTGCATGAATATCATCAACCACAATCCGGCGAAGGCACAGTTCGCGAATAATTGGGTACGTAGGATTAATTCGTGATAACGATGGGCCGACATTGGATGAGCGCGTTGGTCTCGTGGATTCCTGGGTTGAAGCATCCCGCTACTCCCAAGATAATCTATATGAACTGCTATGAGTACGACCGGGTCCGCCGCGCCATAACCGGACGATGCAAAATCTGCAACTTTGTTGTCACCCGGGACGAGAAGGCCGTTCGAGAGTTAGTCTTTAAATGCGGAGATACATCCTGCGACTGTCAGAGGACGGGACTTAGCAGGCCACATCCAGTTTGTCATCTGTGTTACGACATGTTCCATGCACTGTATGCGAACTATACGATGGTGAATCGGAATTATTTCAAAGAGTTAGACGATCAGGATAAAGCAAATTCCGGCGACAACCCGGAGAAACGCAGGAGGATGGGCTTATGAGGCACTTGATATCAACGATTCAATTCGCGCAAGGTTGGCTAGGAAATGAGTTGGCGAATGCTGCTAATGATATTACAGCAAATGACGGCGACACCACAATTGCAAAGAAAGTCATGGAGCAGTGGCAGGTCATCGACGAGGGGCTGGACGACGTCCTTCGAGAGAACGCTAATCTACGTCGCAAAGTACAGCTTATGAGAGAAGCACTGGCACTGTGAACCTTCGCTGGAATAGTTTCCTGAGACGGTTCGAAGCAGAATTCTCTGGTGATTTTGCAGGAGACCTCGCCGCCGTCAAAGAAGCAGGATTCAAGACAGACGGGGCACCGGGGTGGATATGGCACACGTTGAAGGCTGGACCTCTTACAAAGTTACGCACCCTCCGTCCCGGGTTACTCACTATCTCCCCGGAAGCCCGGGCGCAGTATACCCCTATGGCTGCGATGGAGGAGAAGAACGCCGAGATCAAAGCCAAGGCAGCCAGCCACAACAAGGCTTCGAAGAAAAAGTTGAAGATAGCGGAGCAGATTGCAAACGCGGTGGTGATTCCTGAGAAAGGCTACATCGATGCCTCCGACCTGCCGCCCCGCCCTCCGTATGTTTCCCCGTTTACCCCTCCCCCGCCGCCCGCCACGCTGTGCATCGTATGCGCGGCCCCCATCTATTTCTATGAACTGCAGTCCCCTCCGACCTGTCTTTGGTGTGAAAAAATAGTGCTTGACAAAACCGAAGAAGTCTGTTAGCCTACTTTTGGAGGTATTATGACAAAACTGTTCGCATCTTTAGTTATTCTTGTTGCAATGGTCCTGGGCTTATCGATGTTGATGGCATATCCCACGATGTGGATTGTGAACTATCTGTTCACCGCCCAATTACTGACTTTCGTTTTCGGTGCCGCGAAGATCGGTTTTTGGAAGGCCCTCGTTCTCAATGTATTCTTCGGCACCGCATTCAAAAGTTCCAATTCGAGTTCAAAAGATTGATCGGCTAAGCCGGAAAGAGGTAACAATGAAAAAGACCATCCTAGCATTAGTTTTTCTCGCATTTGCATCGCCCGCGTTCGCGTGGAATTGTAGCGACCCGCTTGCATCACGCGTCCCGGTAGTATCTGGCACGTCCGGTTCCTTCGGGAATGGAGACGGCCAACTGTTCCTTGGCACAGGTAGCGAAGGAACGAAAGGACAACTATACCAATGTCAAGTTCCGAAACCACCGGTAACACCGCCAACACCGCCTACGGTCAATCAATCGCAGAATCAGACGCAGAACTCCTCCGCAAACTCAAATGCGACTTCGAATTCCAGCGCGAATTCGAAATCTACCTCCAGCGTAACGGGGGGCAACTCGACAAGTACATCCACAGGTGGCTCCGCGACAGCTACGGGCGGGTCTTCGGTGGTGAAGAACAGTGGCAATTCCATATTGACCAACTCAGGGAATTCATCCAATACAAACAATACCACAGCAAACGGTGGTACGGGAGGTTCCGCGAGTTCATCAAACAATTCTGCCGGTAATGTCACCAGCTTCGTCGACAATCAGGTCCGCCAGACGCCGATGGCATACGCTCCGGACGCGGCCTTCACCACGTCACCGTGCGTGAAAGGCTTCTCAGGTGGCGTATCTCTCCCGGGTGGCGCAGGCAGTCTAGGGGTGAGCAAGACCGACAAGGGTTGCGATTCCCGACAGACCGCAGTTGTTTTCTACGCACTCGGCAACAAGACCGCAGCGGCGAGGATACTTTGCAGCAGCGATGCTGCCAGACGCGCCAAGCTGACCTTGGATGATTGCCTAGCTATCGTGGTTCCGCCAGTCCCCCAGATCGTGGTCCCACAGCCCCCAGCAGCCCCTCAGCCGCAGGTTATCGTTGTACCAGCCCCACAACCCGTTCTGGCCCCGATAGCAGCCCAGCCGTCCCCAGACTGCAATCAGCCCAAGGCGGTTCCGGTTCACTATACCCGGGTCTGCAAGGCCAGTACCAAGATCGCGACTATCGGCTTTTGCAAACTTCACAACAGCATCCCAGACCCCGGCTGCTACGTAATTCTAGACGAAGCCGTGGGCGCAATTGGGGTAAATAATAATGCAAGAATTGTCTTGACAGGCCCGGTGGAATCTGGTAGAGTGGTCTTGTACTTGAAACAGCACAAGATCAGTTTGAACCAGATCACCTTGAAGCTGGCAGACGATCAGAACGGGACGCTTACCGTCCAGACAGAGATCGGAGAGTAACATGCAAAACGCGAAGGAATACATCAAGGAATTGGAGCGAAGCGGCGCTGTATTCCATCGCGTGGAGCACGTCTCCAATAAGGCGGCAACTATGTTCAACCCAGGAGAAGATTTGCAGCATCTCGTGAAGACCGCGACGGAACAGATGACGCGTCACGATGCCAGCGACGTCGCCTTTTACGACGACGAAAAGCCGGAACTGATTCAAATTACAGCAATCTCCGACCGCGTCGTAATCGCGCGGCAGGAAGCACCTCACTACCTAGCAGGAATTAAGCCGTCCGGTCGCGCGGTGTGGACCCACAGCATGAAACTGGCGGTGGCATTCGATACGCCGTCGCTTAAACTAGGCGAAGTGTTGGACCGTATGGAGCACTACCAGATCGATGTGCTGGCTATGCCAGCTTGCTGGTTTAGCAATCACCAGCCGTGAGACACGACTGCTTCGCAAAGGGTAAGGCCGGGGAGTACATATGGCTATGCTCCCGCTGCCAACTCTGTTACGTTTGTTATCACAGAGCGGTTTTCTTTTTCGACGCAGATCAGTGGATGTGGAAAACAAAGAAGGGCAAGTTCGAGGAAGTCATCTTAGACGGGAGACTACATGAGTGACAAAAAGCTACACAAGAAACAGCCCCAGAAGCAGGCCGCGCCGTTAACGCAGGAAGAGTTTGCCGCATTGCAGATCGCAAAGGTGAAGGCCCAAGCGGAAGCGAAGGCGGAACGAGAGCGCGTCGAACTTTTCGCTCGCGCGTTGCCGAAATTGTCCCACGGTCAACTCGTGAAGGAATTGAAGAAGGCTGTCCATAGAGAGTACGCGGGTAAGCCGCCCCAGCCCCAGGCCGGGTTGAGCATCGCCTCGGGAGCAATTTTACTTACGGTGTTGGAGAACACCAATACCCCGGAGAATCCTTTCGGAAGACTGCACTCGTACCCGCGATGAAAAACAAACGCCTCATCGAGATTATGATAAGCATTCACAAGAAGGTAGATGTGAATGCGTTGTCCGACGATCAATGGCGCGAATATCAGAAGGAACGTCAGGAAATGGAACAAGAGTTAAAGGAATATCAACGTGTTTGAACTGTTATTCTGCCCTCAACACGGGATTCCTGCAGTCGTTATCGCGTTCCTCACCGGGAGCGACCCAGGAATTTTGTACTTGACATGTCAGATGCATTATGCTAGAGTCGTATCGTTGTTCAAAAGGAGGGCCTAATGGCTCAAACATTAACGGAAATACAAAGAACCTTGCTTGGCATCATCGTCGCCGTTGAATCTGGCGTTACCACACCGGAGGAGGCTGTTGACGAATTGAACAAACTGAAAGCCAAGGCCGCGAAGGCTGGTCTCAATTTCAGAGCGGATTACTTGTTGGCCGACTTCCAAGAAATTAGAAAAAATTCCATTTCCTCGTATGAATCAAGTACATACGTGGAGCCAGTCTATGAAAGTTCTTCTTCGAGCTACTGATGATTCTGATTGGCTCACAAGCACTCAAGATTGGATTGGAAAAGATCGGTCTGCCTCTAGGCAGAGTGCCGACCGACTTCGATTTTCTCGCACGTCCAGGCGAGCGCCAATTGGCAGACCTAGTTGGAGGAGCTAATCTAACCGTTGTAAAGGTTAGCCAAGACAAAGCACTTTTGAAGTCGCCGCACGGCAATATGATCGAAATTGATTACACGCGTCCTGGGACATCAAACGTATTGTACGATCAGTGGGCCGAGACAATGGCGAAGCTAGATACCGCCGAGTTCTTTGGGATGCAGATCGAGGTCGCGCCGCTGGAGATGCTGTACAGCTTGAAGAAGTCGCATCGCCACAGTCCCCGGATGTTCGAGAAGCATGTCAAAGACTACAATGCTCTTCGCGTGATCTTTAATGGCAAGGATGCGTTCTCCAAGATTACGGCGACGCGATACGCGGAGGTCGCGGCTAGAGAAAAGCTGCGCACCCCAAGTCTAAACAAGTCCACGGTAGACTTCTTCGATGACAAAGTCTCGAATCGCACCTTCATCCACGACCAGATTCACGAGGTGATGGCGCACGGTGATCGACCGATGTTCGAGAAGATCAAGATCGACCCGGACAAGGTCGCGTGTTCCAAGGAAAAGTTTTACGCGCTGCATTATCGGGAGCGCGCCGCCTGCGTGCAAGAGGAGGCATATGTTATCGCGCTGGAGCGGGCGATGATACCGATGCTCTTCGAGGGCGAAAAGATCGCCAATCCCCTGGCCGCATACAAGTGGGCCGTGATGCGAATCTGCACCACGCTGTGCTCTGGCTGGTTTCGCGAGTGGGCCGTGGAGAACTACGACAATATCATTCTGCTGTACAATAAGGATTACGTGGAGAAATTTTTGAAAGCGGTCGAATCGGGTCGCATTGAAAGGATAAAATGAGCAACGCACCTTATCAAGTCGAGATTAAGCGTTTGACAACAATTTCAGAGCGCCAATCCAAGATGCTCGCGCAGGCGTTCTCCATCGGTTGTATGCGCTTCGTTGGCGTGAACCGCACGAAGTTGATTCGATGGGCCAAGGCGGGGAAGTGAACGAAAAGAAACAATACCTGATCTACGGAGTTCTCGTGGAGGCCGTCAAGTCCGAGGGCAGCGGCTTCTACGATCTCACTATACCGGTGACAGGTGATAAACAGCGATACCTAGCAGACGTATTCGAAGATATCGCTATGCCCCTGGGAGCGTGCGCGACTCATCGAACGCCGCACCCGAAGAACGCTGATTGCAGGGAATGGAGCCACGTATGAGTCATCTAAGATTTGATCTAAAACCGAATCCCGGCAACAAGACCTGCCGGTGGTTGATCGTCAATCCCGCAGGTGACCCAGATACCGGCTCGGGCCAGCTTGGCTTCATCGAGTATCGCCCCACTTGGCGGCGATATGTGTGGGGCACGCTTAACAATGCAATATTCGATGTCGATTGTACCCAGGAGATCGTGGACTTCCTGCGGCTACACAAGGATGATAGACAGTGATCGTTGGATTCCAGCCGGGAGGCAGCGTGCGGGATGCGCGCGTCGTGCTGCAGCCGAACGAGACTGTCCCGAACCGCTACAACGTTCCGGAGGCCGTTATCTACAGGGAGGACCCGGAGACCTTTGAATGGATTATGGTGAAGCCGAAGTTCTCCGTCTTGCCGGTTGACTCGCCGCTTCTGTCCCAACCGACCCTCCCGGAGGTCGAATTATTTCCCTTGACAACGGGGGAAAACTCTGATACGCTGTTTGAGCATCAAGACATTATCAATTTAGAGGAAGAGGTGAAGGAATGACGCTCACCACGCGGGAGAAATTTCTGCTGGTAATTTTGGCAGCCGTTCTGTGCTCCTGGCTCTTCGGATGTAAGAGGGAACACTATGTCGGTGTTCCTTCTCCCACCAACGGCATAACTGACGTAGCGCATCTACAGCAAGCTTACGCCGTCTACAACGAGGGTTATTTTCAAAACAAGCTGACCAAGACACCGGTAATCGACATGCTGGAGTCAGACGACGGGAATATGGCGAGCACCCTTTGTGATGTGGACCGTAGTTGCATCATTCACTTTAATCTAAAGTTCGTCTTAGCGCCCCGAGTCGGGGACCAGACCCTTCTTCACGAAATGTGCCACGTCCAGACTTGGATGCAGGATATGGACCGGAACGGCGACCAAGTCGATCACGGGCGACATTGGCGCAGTTGCATGCTGAATCTGGATGCGCAAGGCGCTTTCCGAGAGATTCTGATCGACGACTACGCGGAGACAATGCCATGAAATTTAGTATTATAGTTCGTAAGCAAGGTAAAAAAGAGACGTGGCGGGAAGATTACAACCGAACAGATGTTCTCAATCTGGACGAGGCAGCCCATTGGGGCCGCAAGCTGATAGACGCATTCAACGACTCTTTGAGGTCCTACGAAGAGCCGCGAGAATATGTAGGTGTTCAAGAATCTCCAGACAGCGTGGCCGTTGCTCCCCACGAATGGCACAAGACCAATCTGGTCACGATTATCAAGGGTCACGAGGCTTACGATACAGCGATATGCCTGCGCTGTAATATCACAGGCAAGCGCTTTGGACTCGGTGGCGTGACGATTGACCCGAAGTTCAAGGCCAAAAAATACCAAAGCTGCAACCCGAAAGGAAAATCATGACAGCCAAACAACTAGCCAATTTACCTCTCGGCTCCCGGGTCCGACTGGAAGGCCCTGGTGGCGAGGAAGGTGTGATAATCAAAATCGGGCCAGTGGTATATATTAGTTGGCCGGATTCGGATGTCGTGAATTATGTGGACACGAATTCACCGAAGTGGCGAACGTTCATAAGCTGGCTGGAGATCGCATGATAGCCGGACACGGGTTAAGCATCTCCGGTCTCATTCTGGGAATCCTCATGATCGCGGCGCTAGAAATTTGGACTCGCTGGCTGTGGAGAAGAAAATGAAAAATCGCACCCTTGAGGTCTTTATTTTGATAGTGCTTTTCTCATGGATAACTCTTGTTGCATTCGACGCCCGCCGCAAAAATAATGAGTGCCACAACCAATGCGCCCACGGCAACCGGGCCTGCCAAGATCGCTGTTTCAAACAAGAATTCTGTCCCGAGGGAGACTTACCAAGATGAAACACACCCGCGCTCTGATCTTTATCGCCGCCACTTTAATCTCGATTGGAATATTCTTGACGACTGGATTGTATTGCGTCCGACTCATCAACGCGATTTATGGGACGCACCAACCCCGGTATCAAGTGATGAGACTAAAATAATCCTTGACAAACTTTCCGAACTGTGAGAGACTTGGTGCATGGAGAAAACAAGATGACGTTTCAATCACAGGCTGAGACTTTCATGTCTGAAATTGCCCTTCGCAAAAGTGACCCCGCGAAAGTGAACACTTTGCGCGTCTATCGCTCCATCATCGACTTCCGTCTCCTACCTGCCATCGGCGGGCTGGAATTGCAGGAGGTCAACAACCGAACTGTCAAGGTACTCGTTGGCCGTCTCGCAGAGGCTGATCTGAGTCCCGCCACCATAACCTTGGCAGTCAGTCTCGTGAAGCAGGTTGTCAAGTCTGCGGTAGACGACGAAGGAAATCAACTTTATCCCAGAACGTGGAATACCCGCTTTATCGACGCCCCGAAGATCGACAAATCAGCCCAGAGGACCCCAATTGCCACATCCCTGGCGCTGGGAGGCGCTGTGGCAGCCGTAAGGGGCGAAGTGGGGGGATTAGTGGCCCTCCTGGCTGGGACCGGCCTACGGGTCGGGGAGGCCCTTGCCATGCATAAGATCGACGACGGGGTGTCCAACTATTGGGACCCGGCAGCCGGGACCATCGCGGTACGCGCGACCCTGGTCAACGGCAAGTTGCAAGACTCCACCAAGACCAAGGCCGGGACCCGTATCGTGGACTTAGACCCGGCACTGAATAGCCTCCTGCATTCGGTATTCGCGATTCGCGATTCAAAAATATTTGTATCCTCGGAGCGCACTCTTCGCCGCCGCATAGAAGAACTCGGGCTAGAAGGTTTTCACTCCATGCGCCGCTTCCGCATCACCCACCTGCAAGCCGCGAGCGTCCCCGCGACCCTGGTGAAGTTTTGGGCCGGTCACGCGGCGGGCGATGTTTCTGAAAGATACACAAAATTTGGGGAGCAGATTATGGTCAGAAAAACATGGGCCGATAAGGCAGGTTTGGGGTTCGATCTTCATGCGTAAACAACGTCAAAAAGCTATACCTTTTTAGGAGGAAACATGACTGATCTTAGAGAGATGGGAATTTGTGACTTCTGGGGAGAACCCCACGCGTTTAATGCAGGTGCCCCGAATTGTCGCAACTGGCGTCCTGTGAAGCCAATCGAATTCGACAAGACTGTCGAGGTCGTGAACCAGAAGAACTCCTTCGGCGTCTGGATTGACGGAATCTTCCGCCCGGTCGACCTGGGCGCATTAGTCAAAATCTTCCAAGTGAAAGACGCGGCGATGGACGAGTTGAAGAGAGAGAACCTGCGGCTGCAGTCGGAGGTTCAGAAGCTGATATTCCAAGTTGACAACGAGAGGGAGATCGGAAAGCAGATTGGCCGCTGCTTGAAGGACGAGCAGGAGAAGACCATGAATGCTCAAATGTTCGGCGTCTCCTGCGTCTGCAAGTGGCAGAGCGGGAAAGTCGTATCTCTCTGCGGCGCGCATCAGATGGCGACAAACGAAATCGCAGAAAAATTCCGCAAGTTGACGGAGAGTCTATGAGGCTCCCCGGCTTCCTCCGCAGGTGGGCCGCAATGTATCTCGTGTGGAACAAGAACGAGATCGGCGGCATCCTCTACGATTACGCGAACGGAAATTGGAATGTGATCTGCCAGTGGGAGACAGACGCGGATAGGAAGGCAGCGATAGCCATAGTCGACAACATGCAAGACAGAGAGGAAGACGAGATTTACGTCAACGCGATTAAAACGAATGCCGGTGCGGGTCTCTTCATCGTGGAGGATTCCAACTTCGGGTATTTCTTCCGCGCATTTCATCCCGGCGCGTACGAGATTGAAGAGGCTTTATTGGACACGGCGGCGCGGTGCCGCAAGATCGCGACGAAGATGGGATACAGGAAGCCGGACGACGAGGAGGCTGTATGAGCGTGAAGACTATATCTTTTCAGACAAGGACGGAGCAAGTTATCTACAACATGATGATCGCAGCGTTAAAGGACTTCAAACTGATGGAAGATCGGTTGGCCTCTGCGCAATACCGCGCAAGGCAGGTGGCGAGTTTTCCTCCTTGGCTCCAGGAAGAGCAAGAGGGCGCAGCAAAACAGGAACTGAAAGACGCCCAGGCGGCTTACGATAACCTGGGTGGAGTATGACACTCCTCCAGATTCTCGCTCTCTCAGGACTGTGCGCCTTTGTGATCTTGGGCGCCTTTGTGATCTTGGGCGTCTTCATCCTAGCCTGCATTGCCACTTTCGAGGACGATTACAACGGCTGGTGATGACGTTTCTATATCATCAGTACCAATAAATGAGATTTTTATAGTTTCGATGAAGAAAATTGGTAAGGTTCGAAGTCTCTCGCGTACTGATCGGTAGGCTTCACCGTCGCTAGCAAGTAGCGGGCGCGCTCAATTCTCTTCCCCAGGTCCGCCTCGTTGTTCTGGTAGATGTCCAAGCTGCCGTATCCTCGAAATCCTACATGCGCGCATACCGGCGTCTCCGGATACACGCAAGACATCCCCTCCTGCTTCATCACCCGTCTAATCAGCCAATCGTCCAGCGTTGAAACCTCCCACGGCGGGAAGTGTTTGTCGCAGTATGCCTTTGTGTCTTGGAAATATTCAGAGTTGATGTGTGGGACCAGGGCATCGAGGAGAGGTCTGCGAAGACAAGAACCCGGGTTACAATAAAGGTCTCTGTATTGCCAACGGAGATCGGGATGTTTGCGGCCACAAGAAGCTGCAACCTTATTAGATTGCTCTGGCCCAATACAACCTTTAATGGCTGACCGATGCCACGTAAAAAATGTCTGAGGATACACGAGTACATCTTCTTCAATCAGCCAGCAACGCTCGGCTCCGGTTTCGTATCCGGCTTTTAGAGACATCAAAATGTTGTAGGTACCGGAGGCGACTTTAGTGTGGGGCTTGGCGTGAAAAATCTGCGCTCTAGGAAGATACTTGTCTCGGACATATTCTACCTCGGCCACCCGCATCTCAGGAGACGTATCTAGAAAGATTCGGACGTCGTCAGGGGCATTGATAGCTTGTTCAAGTTTTTCAAGACACAGTGCTAATAACTCGGGCCGCGCAAAAGTTGGTATTACAATAATCTCGCTCAATGTGGCCTCCCGGACATCGGGCATTTTTTCTTGTTACTTTTACCACCGGGGCCATTACAGTTATTACAAAGAACTTGATACCCTTTGGGATATCTGTTTTTTCTGAGAAAATTTAAGAGAGCACAGCTAGAAATTCTTCTGCCGTTCTTTCCCAGATGTTTATAACCATTGCCTTTGATGTGATCTAGTTGTAGAAAGCCAAAATAAATTGTTCGGCACCCTAGGCACATGCATTTCAATTTACCTTTACTATAGTATGTAAGCACATCTCGACGCAATCGCGACGCAGCTTCTCGCACTGATCTATTTATAATTTTTCTGTATTGGGGATTTTTTCTGCGATCTCGCATGCGCAAACGGCCATATCTTCTGCTGCGATAAAGGACACAGTCATCACAATATTTCTTAGTGTTGTGATAACTTCTTCTGATTGATTTTCTGCATCTTAAGCATTCCATTTTCTTTCTCCTGAATAGAAAGAGGCCGGAAGCGATTCAGGCGCTCCCGGCTCATTGCTTCATGAAACAAATTCTTCATCGAAACCAGAAAAACCTCATTTATGAACGCCGATGACATAAAAACATCATCGACAAAGTTTTACCGAGATCGGCTTAATTCTTTCTGTCCGCCCTCGACCTTCGGCATCCCTTCTTTCTGAAACTTCTGTGGGTCAAAGTCGTCGAACGCTGCATCCCACTTCTTATCCGGTACGCTGATGTTCGCTGTGAACTGCGCTCGTATTGAGCCACGAGCTAAAGCATCGCCACCACCAATATTATTCAGCATTTGATTTTCTCCTTTTCTATATATTCTCCGTGCTTAGGTGCAAACGTCTTACAAAGTTTTCCCGATTCAATCAAGCCAACTACTTGATTACAGGCTCGACAAAGTAGGCATCGAACGCATGAGCCACAAGATTCGTCTCCATTGTTACAGCATGTATGGTCGTGGTCGACACAAAGACGCTCAATAGTTTCCGGTTTCTTACAGATGGCGCAAACAACTTCCCCGTCAGAGTTGGTTTGACGTTTTCTCATTGACAAAAGACGATCTATGGATAAGCCGAATCTTGAAACTTGAAGAAGCAATCGCTTCCATCCCCTAGGTCCACCATTCTCTTTAACACACTGAGCGCAATTCACCGGGTGTTGACGACCATGTGTATAATGCGGAGCTATAAATTCGTGACCGTTCGCCTCGCATCTTAATACAGGAACCCAATTCTTTTGAGAGTTATCCCAGCATTTAACCGCTCGCCCCGTGTAGACCGCGTGCAAGCCTCCATTAAGCCGAATGCGCGTTCCTCGTAGTTTCCCGATGCTATCTGTGGCACGGGCTTTCATTCTTGTTATTTGACGATTATTCATTTTCTGCGTCTGTGCCTTTCTTCCTTGCGGCCAAAATCTTATCTGCGAATTCGGCTCTACTCTCGGCAACCGCGCCGAGTAGCTCGTGAAGCTGGGGCAGCTTGCCCGCAGCGTGCAAACGCTCTACTTCCGCTTGGAAGTCTGAGGGTCCGTATTTCTTCTCTTTCTCGCTCATATTAATCCTCTAAACCAGTGTATCACAAGGATGTGCCCTTGTCAAGCGTTATTTCTTACTTTTTGAAGGCATTCAGAAACTGTGCGGCACCGACCTGTCCGGCCTTCTTCGGCGCGCCTAGATTCTCTATACCGCCCGCTGTCTTGCCCTGGTTGGCCCCGTAGTTGAATCCGGTCTGCTCCGCTTCCGGCGTCTCGCCCTCTTCCTTGGCAGCACGCGCGGCGGCGTCCTTGAATGACCAAGACTCCTTCGGGATGCCGTGAGCACGATACAAAGCCTGCTCATAATACCAAAGCACAGCCTGCAGACTAGAGGTGGTGAGACCCAGCTTATTCGCGGTCTTCTCGAACGACTCCTTCATCAATCCGCGCTCCGCGCCATTGCGCGGCGAGTCAGAGAGAATCGCATCGTCACCAAACGAATTCTTACCGAACTCCATCGTCCCCATCCAACGGTTCCAAGTGCGCGACACCCACATATCGGCGGTGAACGCAGACTCAACCCCGTGGAGATTCTGCATGAAAGGCCCGCGCTTCTCGCCCAAAATCATAGCGCCCGGACGCATGTCGGTCTTCTTGCCCTTCACGCCGCTGTTGTATTCCTTCAACTCCGAAACCGGGTGATCGGCCATCAGCCAATCGGCTGCGCCCTTCTCGCCCTTCCCAGCGACCAGCTTGTTAATCATCTCCAGCGCGTTGCCGTACGCAGCCACTCCGCGAGGCCCCCACGACTTTCCGGTCGCCGGGTTCATAGGAGGGAACTGACCAGTCTCGTTATACGCATCCCAAGCCTTCACAGCGGCCTTGAAGTTGCCGTAAGGCTTCTGTCCAGATGATAGCACAGCTTCCGCAGCCTTGAAGAGCGACAACTTTACAGGATGGCCTGGAACTGAGTCGAGCGTTTCCCCGCCCACCAACTCCGGTCTCATGCCTTGCAAAGAATTGTCGTGGTCCTTCATCTCTGTGGTGTACCACTCGGTGCCGGTCTTGCCTTGCGCTAGCTGATACTTTGCCTCGTCCTCGGCTAACCTTTGGGCGCGGGCTGTCATCTTCCCGCCTTCCGTCCCAGGTTCCAACACGGGATTCTTTTCCTTGCTGTATTCATTCAAAGCTTGGGCCACGTCGATATTCGAGATGCGTCCCTTCTCTCCGGTGCCTTCCACTTCCAACGGATTCTTCATCAGCGGAACCGAAGAACCTTTCGGAGACTTTGCGACTTGACTCTCTTGTAGATCAGATGGAAGAAGGCCAACCTTATTCTCTGCATATGGACGCTCTGCGGGAGGAACGTATCCAGACTCGCCCTTCTTAGGAATATTTCCAACTTCATCGCGCAGATGTTTTCCGAAGTTCACCCAAGAATTCTGTCCACGAGTTTCCGATGTCAATGCGGGAATAGCTTCCGGTGGAAACATCTGACGGTGAACTAAGTATGCATTCTCTTCGCCCTTAGGCCCAAACTCAAATCCATGCGCGGCATGCCCGAATAGATCATGAACAGCGCGGAACATATCGTTTGAAGTTAGACCTGTCTCCGGGTCTACCTTCGCCATTGGACTCTCTGGCTTAATATCACCACCTTGGAAGAAGTAAAGGTGATTGTTGTTACGGACGTCATCTGCCATCTCCGCAGAGTTAGCATACGGCTGTCCTTCCTTCGTCCACGGTTCAAACTTCATACCCATCTTCTGAGTCGCGTAATCCCACTGCTTGCGCACCTCGTCTGCCATCGACTGGTATGCTTTTTGAACTTCCGGATTGTTCGGCTCGTGCTTCATAGCATCAAAGGCATCCGCCACACGCTTCGCAAACTCAACATTATGCGGCTTCGGTATAGCGTCTATCGCAGGAAGGCCGCGTTCTTTGTTATACTCATCTGCGCCCTTCGCGACTTCCGGTGTCTTTTCAATCTTCGATTCCGCAATGCCCGTAGGCGTGACTTTTTCAGGAACCTTATTCCAATCATCCACGGCCCGTAGAAAATCACCGATAGAACCGTATCCTGAAAGTCCTCTTCCTTTCTCTCCACCCTTGCCCATCAAATCCCATGTCAGCGTGCCGTCGCCTACTCCACTCTTCGCGGCTGTTCTCAAATTGTGGGCGATAATGGCTCTCTGATCTTCTGTGGGAGCGGTATGCATTTCAATACCGATATTTCCGTCGCCGCCTTCTGGATAGACAATACGAGCAGCGCCTGTGTTCTTCTCAAATTTGTTTACAGCGCCCTCAATTGTTTCTCCCGTAGGCGTACGATATCCCGCAGCCTCGGCTATATCCGAGTGAGCGTTCTTCGCATTGATGATTCGTCCGTCAGGAAGAACCATTCCCGGCGCAGTCTTGTTAGAGAAGTCAGAATTGTACGAATATTTAACCGGATGAAAATCTTCATTCGGGTGCTTCTCTAGTTTCTCTACCGCTGTAACCGCGCTCTCTTCCGGCTTGCCCTTCTCAGCCGCAGCATATTCGGCGCGCTTCGCAGCGAGTCGTTCCTTCACCAACTCCGGTGTGATCGACTCTACGGGGAAGTTCAACGATGTGCCGGTGGTCGGCTCGTGGACGTACGCGGTGTCGGGATACTGGCGGGTCTCGCCGGTCGCCTTGTCCACGTACTCGAAGCCCTTCTGCACGCCGCCCGGGATGCCCCCACCTGCGCGGATAGCCTCATCGATTTCCGGCTTGCCGGTGGTGGTTTCCTTCGGGACAGGAATCTTACCTACTTGGCTTTCAGCGACCCCACGGGCTGCTGCAGCTTCCCTAGCAGACTTTGGTGTTCCTGTGCCGCGTCTGTCTTCACCTTCTCCTGGGGTCTTCTTCCCAGCGGCTTCTCCCTTCTCAGCTTTCTCGCCGCCTTCCCCAGCCCCTGCGCCATCTGGCCCAGGCTCAGTTCCTGTGTATTCATTATGGGCATTTCTGATATCCTCTGCAAATTGAGATACGCGCCCATGACTTGCATGGAGCGTCTGTGACAGTCCTTCTTCTCTCACCGCAGCATTCGCACGGATGCGGTCTGCGATGTGTGGCTTGGTCAAAAATTCATGAGCGCGGTCGTAAGCGAGATCAACCACTTGTTCCACTTGAGACGCGGTGAAGTCTGGGTGAAGCTCTCTTATGATGGCGCGTGACTGACGGAAGTCTCCCCTTGTTGCCGGGGATGCCTTAACTTCGTCTCTCGTCATGCCCTTGAAAACTTCGTGGGATGCCGGTCCTGCCATCTTCTGGGTCAGCCACTGTACTTCCTGATTGGCTAAAGCTTCCGGGTCGATATTACCTGCAGCATCGCGGATACTAGCGCCGTTGAATACGGATGTAGCACCTGCGCCCTTCTCACTCTTCGGGTGAATGTCAGAGCGAATCTCGACAGGCTCTAAGCCATCGACGGCTCCAATTGCCATATGTGCCCACTCGTGTAGGTGAGCATCTTCCATTGATACGCCTTCCGGCAAACCTGGGATAACTGCAGCAGGCGCGTGAGCCTTCATCGCAGGTGAATGCGATACCAGCGCAGACTCGTCGCCGCGTCCTAGTGAGACGAGCGTCGGATTCAACTTAGTCGGCTCGCCTTCGTTGGCGCGCTTGTCGGCCTCCGCGAGCAATTCCTTTTCCTTGACAGGCTCGATCTTGACTTCCGCGTTTGGCTTGCCTGCAGCCTGGGCGGCAGCGCGGTCGGCTGTGTCGGCCTTCAAAATCTTCGTGAGCAGCGTCTTCTCTGCAGGGTCTAGTTCTACGCCGCTGCGGTTCTTCGCCGCAACATCATCGCGAAGGTTCTGTTCCAGTTCCTTGTATGAGGAATCTTCTAGATTTGATTCACCGTAGTGCGCCGCAAGTTCTGCGTGCAGGTCGGTGTTCTCCCTAGGTGTCAACTCAACGGAGCTAGGTCCATTCTTCACAGCCGGTGGAATTGCTTCGGTTGGAATTACTGGCGGTGTTCCAGTTCCCTTGATCTCGACTGGCTTGCGGTTAGTGCCCTTGAACTTCATCGACTTCTCGATGTGTTCGTCGCGCGTCATGTCGCGAGGTGCGATGAAGTCTTCGATAGGCTGTCCAACGGCCTCTCCGATTGCGCCGCCCGCGATAGCGCCCGGGATTCCCCCCGCTTCCGCCCCAGCCGCGATACCCATGCCCTTGATAGCCTTCCCGGTCAATCGACCAAGTAGGCCGCGCATCGCGCTGGCATTGCCGCTACCGCGAACGGTTGTGCCGCCACGGTTCGCACGAATTTGAGCGCCGATTGCATCGCGCACATTGATAAGAGATGCAGTCTCCCCTCTAGCTGCGCGAATTCCCTCCACTCCGTGACCTTCCAGATTGTTGTAGATCGCGTTGCGCAGTTCGTCTGCCATGAAGAAGCGAGCCGCAAAGTCTGGGTTCGTCTCGATCATGTTGTAGATATCCCAATTATTCGCGCCCTTCATGGAAGCGCGGTTGTAATTGTTCAACTTGGTGAGCGTGTCTTGGGCCTCGCTCATGGTCGGGTCGGTAAGATTAAACTCCGACAAAGCGTCCATCGCGTTCGAGAAGTTTCCATCCAGCTTCGCCATCTCTTCCAACTTCTGGGCGACCTTGATCTTCGGGCTGTCTTCCGGCTTAGTGGTGACTGGTTCGTCGGCATACTTCTCAACGTAAGGCTTGATCTTGTCTTCGATGCCCTGACGCCCGCCTTCTACGGCCTCGTACGCAGACGGGAGATCGTTGATCTTCGCGCCGCCTGCCTTCGCAGCCTCCATGTGAGCGCGGGCGATTTCTTCGTCTTCCGGAGTGTATCTGTTTGCACCGCGAGACGGCACGGCCTTCTGGAATAGATCGCTGGCCTTCTTCTGCTCCGACGCCTTCGATTCGTACTCATCGGCCTTGTTCTTATCCGCAGCCTTTGTGATCTGACGGCCTAACTTCTCCACCGCGATCTTCGCGGCGGCGCGACGCTGAGCGGCTTGATCGAATGCCTTTTGCGCATCGGCTACGTTCTTTGCGGCCTCGTTTGCTAACTGTCTCGCCGCGTCGGTAGCTGCCGGGGTGCCTTGTCCCGCAGTTTCTTTCTGGGCTGCATCCAAGGCGCGCTGCTGTACTTCCGCTGCCTGCGCTCTCGCGGTTTCCAAATTACGTGAGCGATTTGTGTACTCTTGCTCCGCAGCGGTGTGCGTATTTACTGCGACACCGAAACGGTCTAGTACTGGATTAAGTTTCTCGTGAACAAGTCCGCCAGCGACAACTCCGGTGACGTTGCCTACCAACTCAGCTACGTCCGGAGACGCGCCCATATACTCCGCAGCCTTCTGCGCGTTTGTTTGCGCAACCATCGCAGGCAGGACAACCGCAAGTGCCTCCCCGCCCGGTGCTGCTACCGCACCAACAGGCCCCGCAGATTGAAATAGACCCTCGACAATCTTGTTGGCGGCGGCTGCAGATTTATCCAAATCCATGCCGCTGTTGACGAGACCTTCATATACCTGCTTGTGAAGGGCAACGCTGCCCTCCAAAGCCTTGGGAAGTCCCTCGGCTGGGCCTGCAAAAAACTCTCCTGCTTTTTCCGAGACTCCCGAATGGGTACCTGTCGCACCCATCTTCTTGAGCATAGCTCCGACCCAAGTGGAGGCACTCCCGTTCTTCACATCGGTCTGCACGTCCTGCAGCCAAGATTCAAACCCGCCTTCGCGAGGACTAATAGACGTCTTGCCCGCAGGAGGAGTGAGATTGAGTACACCGGACGGTTGAACTTTGGTTTCGGCTGGCTTGAATCCCGGTGGCGGCGCGACTTGCGCTTCCACGACTGGCCGGAATCCTGGGGGAGGAGGTGGCGCAACCTGTGCGTTTACCGTTACCGGCTTAAATCCCGGAGGCGGCGGTGGCGCAGCTTGTTCATCGCCCACATTCGCAGGTCCAAGCGGTTTGCCTGCGACATCGTAGGCAATACCGTTATCTATACTCGTGGTTCCTGCTGGCTGATTTGTTGTTGATAGATCAGTTGACTGGTCGGCCATGTTATCCTTACGGCTTGTACGGTTTCCCGTCTGCTGTTACCCACTGATTGTTAAGTAGCCAAATGTTCGTCTTACCGTCTTCCGATGTCATCGGATGTGTTCCACCCTTTGGAGCCGCTGTGGCGGCTGTTGCGGGAGTCTTACCTGCCGTGATCTGCTGCTGTACTGGATTTTCTGTTGGCGGTGAAAGCGGCGAACGAGCGAAATCGCCATACTCTCGCGCCAAGAATCTGTTGTTTCCAACGCGTCCATCAAACTGAGAGCCTACGGCACCCAGCGTCGATGCAATCGCGTATCTGCGCTGTTCTGCGGTTTGAGCCGCACCAAACAAGGCAAGTGCAGCATTGCGCGCAGTATCAGATGCGGTACCGCCGCCCATAACCTTACCGTAGTCGTCGGCCACACCAAGTACCAAGGCCGCGTATCCTGACAGTGGACCCTTACCTTCCTTCAACTTCAGCCAATCTTCTGCCGTGTTCAAAGTCGGGAAAGAGTTATCTGGAATCTGCTTTGCCATCTCTGTAAGCTGGTCCATCGTGCCGCCCTTAGACATAAGCGAACGAGCAGAGCCGAAGAATGTGGCTGTTGTTGGTGACTTCGCGATGTGCTCGAAGTTCACTTCGTCAGCCGGGTTGTAATTCTTGTCAATCTTCTGAGCCTCGGTTGTCGCCTTCTCGATGAAGTCCGTTGTTGTTTGACGCGTGCGAAGGTCGGCCAGAGTTAAGTCACCTCTTGCAAGCATGCGACCTGCAGTTACCGGGTCACCTTGCTTTGCAACTTGGTCAGCCGTTGCCTTACGCTGCATGTCGTCGAAGTAGTTATCGCGAGCCAACTTTGCGGCGTCGATAGCTGAGGTCAACTTTGCCTTGTTTCCCGGGTCAGTCTCGGTCTTCAATGCCTCTTGAAGTTGAGGTATAACACCGGAAGCCTTGTCGCCGGATAGCGACGTCGGGTCGTGGAGAATCTTATCGACCCACTTGATGCCCTCTTCTGAATCCTTCTTGTATGCCTCGACCTGCTTCTCGGTGATTGCTTGAGACGTGAATGTCGCGACCTTCTGCTTCTCTGCAGTCAGGTCCGCGATCTGTGAGTTAGCCGCGTCGAGTCCCTGCTGATTCTTTTGGGTCTTCGCTATATCAGCTTGTGCCTGCAAGTCTTGGATATGCAAGTCCGCATTCTGTTGATACTGCAGAAGTCCCGCGTACGCAGAACCCGGAATGTGAGAGATCGCAGCTTGAATAGTCGGGTCGGTCAAGTAAGGGCTTAGTGTCTTCAACTCTTCATCGCTGACCGGCTTCTCTCGTGAATTGTTCAAAATGCCAACCGCATTGCGGGCCAGATTCAACGCGCCATTCGACGCAGCAAATTGGTTGCTGGTTAGTTTCGTGTTTGGAGGATACTGCGCAACACCGTACTTTTGAAAGTCCGTGCTCATTTGAGCAGGTACAATCTTGTCGTCTTTTTCTCCGCTCTTGGTTGCGCGGGTGATGATGTCGTAAGTCGGAGAGGTGATTACATCTCCGTCCTTATCCTTCTTCGGCTCTCCTTGCGCATTAAGAACCGGCTCTTCACCTGTGGCGCGAACGAAGTACTTAGTCGCAAAATCCTTGTCAGTTTGAAAGCGTCTCGCCATCTCGGCGTGATTGATACCACTTTCGATGTCGTGATTTTCTTTATAGGCGTCAGAAAATTCCTGATTGCCCTTGTACGCGGCTTGGCGAATACCTTGATCTTGCTGATAAATGTTGCGGTGCAGAGCAACCGTTTCCGCCTGGGTTTTCGCCAAAAGTGCGTCTTCTTTCTTGGCCTCAGCGAGGCGCTTGTTGCGCGCGTTCAGCGTGTTCGTTACACCGGTCAGCCAGCCGCCCTTCGTGTCAGAGGCGTGAGACGCGTCGCCTAATGCGCCGGATAATTTATCTCCGAAACTTCCTGTCGACGGCGCAGCTTCGGGAACCGGACGGTCGACTGCAGGTGCTGCAGCCTGGGCCTTCTTCTGACTCTCGACTGCTGCTGTCTTCACAGCCAACGGCGAGTTCTTTTGTACGTCAGTAATGTGTTTTAGATAGCCCGCGACGATGCCGTCCAATCCAGTTCCGGCTAAAATTCCGCCTATACCCGTTGGGGCCGGGGTTCCGGGAGTCGTACCTTGGGCTACCGGTCCCAAAGCCGCAAGAACTGGAGCGGCGCTTGACGCGACCTGTCCCGCAGATTGGCTGCTGTCGGGTGCTTGCTTCTGATCGTCAAATTCAGTCATCTTATTATCCTCTACTTACCCTAAGCCATTAAAAAAGCCTTGTGCAAAGGCCGCTGGCTGACTTGCTCCTGCAGCCGAATTTGCTACCCCTGATATACCGCCGCCGATGCCGCCCGCTGCCATCGATGCCAAACTGGTGATGCCGCCAGCAATTGCTTGATCTTCTTGCTGCTGTTGCGCGTAAACATCTTTCGCTTGACCGAAGGCTTCTTTACCTTGCTCAATTGAACCGCTCATCGCCGCGTTCGGGCTGTAGCCTTGCGACAACTGTTCCATGCCGCCCTGCGCCTTCCAATAGTTCTGATTGCCTTGCGCGTAATCCGCTTGGGTAATCTGATTCTCCGCACCCGCAAGTTGATTAGCCGCCGAAGATGCAATCGAGCCTTCGATCTGTCTCTGCACGCCGCTTATAATTCCGGTTCCGCCGCCACCTTGGCCTGCGCCAAAGTTAGCCGCCGCTTGCTGAGCGTTGCGGCTTGCCGCGCCCGCGTTGTTAATAGCCGCAGTGTTGAGAGCGGCTCTCTCTTCCGCAGAGAAGCCCCGCTGACTTGGACCAGCCGCCAAGATAGGCGACATAGCACGGTTAATCGCACTCAATACATCTGACTGTTGACCAAATCGAGTGGCATAATTCGACTGCAGTGTCTTCGAAAAACTGGCGCTTGCCGCTGCCTGATCTTTTTCTGCTTTACTTGGCCCGCAGTTACCGGTCGCCGCGCCAATTATCGGTGCAATTATCCCACCCATATTTATTCCCTCTCAAAATCCAACCGACGGTCGCTGATGCCTACCGGCTTAAACCCCAGATGCTTGTCCATGAAGGCCACCAAAGTGGGACTGATGGAACCGAAGATCAAACCTTTCTTCTCATCTGCTTTGTAAATCTCGATCAGCTTCTTCACACACGCGATCATCCCGACCACCAATCTGCGTTTCGAAACGACTGACTCGGGAGCAAACTGCGTGTGGATGCGAACATATTCACCTTCCGCGTTCAAACGAACGTAGGCCAGGGGGCCGCGCTCATCCATCAGGCAGAAGGCGAGTAGTCCATTTCCAGTCAACCACCATTCCGGATATTCTTCAGAGTGATAAAGATCACGAGAGGTCCACTCGGTGATCTGTTTCACATCCGCTGAGGTCGACTCAGAGAAATTTATCATCCTAATTCCTTTATGTAGACAGAGTTATGATTGGCCAGAATGCTGCGGTCACGCCTGTGGTAAAGTTGCTCGTTAAGTTAGCTGCCGTTGTAGGAGCAGCCGGAACGGTAGGACCAAGACCTGTTAATGAACCTCCGGTTGAAGAGGTAACGCTCGTCCACCATGTAGGACCTGTTCCCGATTGAGCCGGGGCATTAGCAAAGTAGAAGTATTCTACCTGCTGACTTGGGGTTGCTCCACTAAAAGTTAGACCGGTGCCGTCACCGGTGAATGCTAACCAGTAATTACCTGCTTGAATAGTAATGGTACCTTGGACAAATGGCTTAGTTACTACGGCAACTGAGTTGAACACTTGCGGCCCTAGATTCCAAACTAAAACTCCGGCTGTCGTGTACATTCCCCAATCATAATGATTCGTGTCCGAAGTAGTTACGTTGAATGTGAAGTTCCCGACAGTGATAGGAGCATCTATATGCATATACAAAAACTTCACTGAATTTGCAGTAAAACTAAAACTCTGCGCATTTATAGGATTTATATTTGCGGGCGCAGAAAAGAACTTCGGAAGACTCAAAATTGACTGAGACGTACCGCCGCCGCCGCCTCCGGTAGACGCGAATCTAATCCCACCCGCGCCCAAATCCGTGATCGTCATGTTGTTACCAGCGATCAAGTTCAAAACAGTTTGCGATGAGTTCAGCACGCTGTTTGTTTCAAATGTAACTACCGGTGCCACACCACGTTCTGTCCAGTACCCAAAGCCGTCAGAAACTATCAGAACTCCAGTGTTTGGAAGCAGCTTAATTTGCTGATTTTTGCCGTCAATATTCGCGCTCGACTGGACAAAGAACGTTCCGGTGCCAGTGTTTTCTACATAAGTGTACCAGCCGACAGGGAAAACTGCATTCGTCACAGCTTGCAGGCGAAAGTTCGCCATTATGAATTCGAAGGAACCTATGCCTGCTCCGGTTCCGGAACCGACGAGCGTTGCTCCCACCGCAGGATTCACCAGATATTCATCCAAGCCAACGACAAACTCATTAGCTGACGGAGGGCCAGACCATTGTATGGCAGTCCACGGAATCTGGGTATATCCTGCACCCGCAGTCGGTTGAACTCCAGTTGTGCTGAGACCGTATCTAGCTGCTACGAACGCGAAAGTATTTGTAACAGTAGGAACTATCGAGGCGCTGCCCACACCCGTGGCAAATTGATCTAGTCCCCCGGTAAGACTGATGCCGGAAAATTCATCTACAACGAGACTCTGAAAAGACCCCATTGGTCCGGGTTGAAAAGCTATAACGGCGTTGGGTCCGGCTTTACAGTTTGCTGCATACCACTGTGATGTCTTGCCAGAATTGCTGATAGTTGCGATAGGAACCCAAGTATTTCCGGCACTGTCTCCTATGGTATTGGTTGGCCCAACCGTTTGTGAACTCGATGCTGTAGCGATCAAAAAATTACCGAGACGATTATCGCTTGAAAAAGTAGCGAGAGCGGAATTTCCTGCTCCACCACCCTTTGCTGTTTGAACATAACCAAAAGAACTAGCCGACCCGGGGAGCGTGACAAAACCGCCAGCGTTGTTGGTCATCGAGATCAGCGTATCTCGGTCGGCCAATGTAACTAGGTAAGACGTTCCTGTCTGCACATTCTCGTTGATGATAGGCGTGTCATCATCGGTGGTAGCGCTGGCCGCAGTTGACGGAGGTACCAGTTTTTGGAAACTCTGTACAGCAGCGTTTACATCCGCGATAGCAGAAGGCTGAGGCGGCTGAACCCTGAAATTGGGGACGTTTCCGCCCATCTGGCTATTCGCGATATCCGTATTCAGACCAAGTGTCATCGTAGAGATCGCGCCGGACGCGAATCGATCTGCGGCAACCGGAGGCACTTGCGCACCTCCTCCACTTTCAATCGGAGGTCTTGTGACTTCTGACCAACCTTCCGGTATGGTGAAGTCTTTCTCGTTTGTAATGTGGTCTTTATTTGCCATTATTGTCCCTTGATGATTGCACCATTCACGGACAAATTGTAAATCGTGTCGGCATTTGCTGTTGTCCCAAAGTCTACCTTCAACGTCAAGAATATGCAGCGCGCTAGAGAACCGACTCCTGCAAAGTAGTATCTGTTTGGACTGTAACTTGTTGGAGACAGAGTCGCACCGTAAACAGTTGGCGGGTCAAACTGCGGTGCCAAGGTGAAAGGCGTGAACACGCTGGTTGAACTAAATGCCTCGTTGAGCAAATACGAGACCGTTGGGTGATACGCGACTCCGGAGAAGTCTGCCTCCAAGAATCGAAGAATCGATAGCTCCCCTCTACGAGCAAGGGCTAAGGTTCCTTGAATAAAGAACGCATCATACGGCGTTCCATTATCGGTGTAGACCGTTGTGTCGCGTTTCAAAACTTCTTGACCACCGGTTGTTGCACCCACTAGAAGCTTTTTGATGCCCGGGGACGTTTCCACGGTCACAACCATCTTGCAGCCGTTGGTGACGGCCGCGAACGGTGACCAGATCGGTTCTGTTCCGTTGATCGAGCCGTTCTGTTGACGAGGGTTGAGTCTATACCAGCCTGTTGCGCCGTCCGCAATCGCGATCATGTTATCATTGCCGCTCTGCAGAATCGCAAGATAACCTGTTGACGGATTCCATGTAGCGTCTTGAACTCCGGACACGGCGGCATTTGCTAACTCATCTTGGATTGGGAAGCCCGCGTTCGTGAGAGTCAAATTTGGCGACAGAACTCTCAGCACACTATCTGCTCCTAAGAAAAATACTTCTCCCGCAAGCGCATCTAAGAAATTCCAACTAAGCAGACCAACGCCGCGCACCAGCGTGTAAGTGAAGAAGGAACCGGTTGCCGGACCTCCTGAGATAACTTCAATGCTTGCCGGTGTGAAGACGATCAACACCGACCCAATTTTGATAGCGCGAACTGGATTCGCTAAGAAAGTAAACTCGTCAGCCACATTGAATGCAGAATTGGGATTTCCAACTCGTGTGTCTGGACCTCCGCTGAAGACAACTTGGTTTCCGCTGATTCCCCAAATGCGGTCGAAGTTAAACTCTTGAGGGCGGAAGTTCGACGGAGGTGGGTTGTTAACCCCGTTTATCGGCGCAGGAATTAATACGTTAAGCCCCGGGTATGATACGCCCGCAATTGTTGACGGGATGTCGGGAAGAAAGTCTCTGAACGACCACGTTCCCGGCCCTCCGTTTGGAAGGTTCGGAATTTCGGTTAGCTCGAACATGTTCGAACTGCCGCCGCCGTCCGCAGAACGCCAAATAACAATTGTGTCTACAGCCGGGTCGGTAGAAACAGGACCGGAGATCGTCAGCACAGCGCCCGGGTTTGGGCCGATTGGAGTAATCGTCGCGGGAGATGCGCTCGATACATCGCCCGTCAAGCTGCCCGTGGGGAACGGAAGTGGCGCAGATAGGCCGGGAGGAATAGGCGGCATCGATGTTCCGAAAATATTTACCGTATAAAAGTCTGTAAGAGAGCGAGACTTGTATGAATACGCGTACGAATATCCCTTCGTGAACGTCAAAGATTGGGTGCTGAATACCTCTTCATTAAACCAGATCAGACCATTCGCCGCCGCAGCAGCGTGCGTCTCATTTACCTGGGAGGTAGTGGTGACTGTGAAAGTCGTGGCATTTGCAGTCAGTGCTACCACGTATCCGTTGTTTCCCGGATTCGTGAAACCGGTGACGATAAGCTGTTGACCTGCTAGGTTGCTTAAACCGGTGCCGGTGTATGTTGTAGTTGCTCCCGAAACAGCTACTTGGCTCAATACAAAGCTGGTGCCGTTGTCGTCGGTATAGTTTCCTATCGGAGGCCACGTCGGTTGCACAGTCCCGCTTAATCCGCTGTTGACAACAAACTCAACGTCGGCTGGTACCCGATTGTCGATAATACTTGCGCCGCCGAGAGGTGTTGCGCCGCTGGGCGGGAAGAAGCCTTGCACAGGAAGATACCACTTCGTTGCGGTGGCCCACGTTACGCCGTCTCCGACGTTGGTCCAAGTCAGCCCACTGGTTTCCTTCGTGGTCTTGCCGTATCCCGGGGTGAATACCGGCACTGAGCCGTTAGAAATTCCGCTCACGGTGCATACATAGAAAGCGTGAGTCAGCGGGTCGTAGATCGCAGAGAACGGCGTGTTGTTCGAACTCCATGCGTTGTATTGGGTTGTTGCGGCCCACGTATAAAGACCCAGGCTCATCCAAACCAAATCATTGTCGTAAACCAACGTCCCTGCGGGCACTGCAACCGTGCCAAACGGCGTATAGCCGGAACCTGATGTTCCGCCGCCTGACGCTTGGAAGTACAAAATTTGAGGCGCAGGAGGAAGGCCGTTCTGCAGACCGGATAGCTCAACAATGGCCGTTGCCGCATCGTTGTTGGTTACCGTTCCGACTGCCGGATACACTGTACTCGGCAACCACGGAGCCAATCCGGCATTTGCGATGCCGGGGCCAACCCAAATCCACACGCAGCTTCCGTCGTTGGTATGCTGCCCTAGTGCCTTCTTAAAAGCTGGAACAAGGCTTCCACTGGTTCCAGATGATGCAGAAGATGATTGGACGTAGCAAGCCTTAGTAACAGGGTCATAAACGATACAAGGTTGCGCGGTGGTTCCGCCGACTGTGGCGTTGTTGTAAATTGAATGTGCAGTCCACGCGACGATAGGACCCTTGTTGGTCCACGTGATAGTGCCGCCGCCTGTTGTATCAGACGTCGTTCCTCCGGGACTCTGGTTCCACGGTGGCTGTCCGCTTCCGCTGATTCCGAATTGCGTGGTGTTCGTAGTCGATGCGTTGACCGACTGAAGTTGCCACATATCTCCGGTGCCGGAATCAAATATCAATCCCATCGTAGAAAATTCGGTCGATGCGGTCCAAGATACCGATGCGACGCCGCTTTCTGTGATTACAACGGTAGGTGCTGTCGTTGGCGTTGGAATACCGAAACCAAAAACTTGGCCGTTCGCGCCCGCGTTGGTTGGATTCCAAATCCACGTATCTACGCCGTCGCCCGCATAAAGAATGCCCGCAACCGCGACGAAACTCGTTTGTCCCGCGCCCGCTGTCTTACCGAACAAGAATTGCTTGCTCCCATTCTGCTGGTCCCACCACACTGCTCCCGAGGTTATAGCAGACGCAGCGACGGTCTCTGCGATGCCGTTCGGATTTGCTAAAGTCAATGTGGTAGTCGTGCTGGCGGTGACTGCGAAGGAACCATTATTTCCAGCGTTAGCGAAGCCTGAGATAGTGAAGACCATGCCAACATATGCGTTGCTGCCACCGAGCGGGAACGTACCGGTGTAAACTGTCGTTCTAGGCGAGCCACTTGCGTTAGCCGCAGATGATACAGCTAGCGCGCCGGAAGAACCGGTATCGATGACGTCACGAATCGTGCCATCAAGTTGAGGGAACGCAAACGCATATAAAGGTGCGGTCGGATATGTTGTCGTTGAAAAAGGAGAGAGTCCAAAACGGCGCTGCAAAGAGAGAAGATTACTCAATTCAACGTTCTTGCCGCCTAGCAATTGCCCTGGTCTGCCGCCGTAGTACTTATTTTCTGCCTGAGTTCCGCCCGGGTGAAATTGAGCACGGTTCGTATTCAAGCCCTCGAAGTAGGTCTCGACAAAGAGAGAACCCCACGCACTTAGGCGCTTACTTTGAACACCTGCCGATTCAAATGCTCCAGCCATGTTTCTCCAAATAAAAATGGCGGCAAGAATCGCCGCCTTAAGAAGTTAAATTTTTAGTTCTTATTATGCGTAAGCAATAATCAGATTTTGCTCACTGCACAAAGCGCAGCTAGGATTTATTTTATTGCGAAGAACGTGACGCTGTTTATGAACGCCTATTAAACTCGCCGCCTTCGCGGCTTCTACTCTCTGCTCATGAGTACCCCACTGACCTCGGTCTCCTGAGACACCGCGCCCAGCCCGCCCGCCAATCAGCCCTCCTGATCTACCAATCTCTGATCGTCTTTCAGGGGTAAGACTAAAAATTCCTCTCTTATCCGCTTTCAACTTTTTGCCTATTTGTTTTCGGTGTTCGGGCGTCAAAGAGAATATTCCGGTACCGCGCTCTAAGCTGATTTTACCCAAATTTTTATAGTCTTCGGCTCCGGGAATTTGAAGATTCATTCCACCATCGTATCCATACCAAGTATGGAATTGAAACATCCAAATCGTTTCAAGTTCGTTCAACGCCTGTTGGTCTTGAACCTCTACAAGTTCACGAACTGGTCGCGGAAGTTCTGTGTTAGGAAAATCACGCTTAAATCTGCGTCCAAACGAAGAGTTACCAGGGCGATGCCGATAATCGCGTTTCGCCCCCTGCCCGACATAAATGAACCGGGCTGGGTCATGTGGATGAGGATATCGGTATAGGTGTCCGATCATCTTATCAGTATATCACACTTTTTAGGATTTGTCAAGAGTTATTTTTATACCGCCCGTCCTGCGTGTCCTAGTTGCGCCATTCCAAGTGTCGCCGTCCGCTCCACGTCGCGGGCTAGCCACTGTTGAACGAATATGTTCTTCTGCATCTCGGTCAAACCGCTGGCCTTCGATAAGAATGCAGCCACACCACGCTGACGATATTGTTGCGCGCGGGGGTCGTCCACCATTGCCATCGCTTCCGATAAGAACAAATTGTTGTAGATGTCTGAGTACTGATCTGGGATTGGGTCCCACGCGTAATTGCTGACGTACGCCGGAATTACTTCCGCGACTCCTGCCCCATTCACGACGGTCAATGTTGTTGGCGTAACACTTACAACCGGGAATGTGCCGTTGTTGGCAACGTGCGCAACGAAGCCGGTGATAACCGCATTCGCTCCCGCAGGAAACGAAGTGATATCGAATGTCCCGTTATATGTTGTATTCGGGCCGACTGCGTTTGCTGCGCTGCTGATGAAGAAGGGTCCAAATTGGGGAGCCATCTTCTGATATACGATGGTCACCAAATAAATCTTATCCGGCACACCAAGAAACCTGAATTTGAAATTCAGCGCTCCCGATATGATAGATGAACTCTCGACGGACATCGCACTCGGACGATGCTGGGCTGCAGATAGACTGAGAGCAGCATTATTGTATATGTCTTTTATCTCAGCGACAACACCCTGATCGTCCGTGAGAGAAACCTTTTCAACGAATGCAAGGTCTGGAACAGGCTGTATATAATCTTGCAAGCCTATCTGGGTATTGAAGGTGGTCTCTGCGCGATTGAAGTACCAAGTGATTGGAGGATTCAACATCGAATTGCGAATCATCGAGGCAATAGAAACCGCAGGTTCTCCACCCAGGCCCGCGAACAACGGCGAGTACTGAATGAAAGGTGAAACAAAGTTGGTGGTGTTCAGTAGATTCATCGTCATGATTATGGTCTCGGATAATTATAGGGCCACGCGGCTCCCTGATAATTGTTGCGGCTGCGCGCCGCGCCAAAGACTGTACGCGACGGAATAAATTTGTTCTCTTCCAACTCGCGATCTTCCTTCACACGCAGTTCATTCAACGCGGCCTTCCACAAGGCCCACTCTTGAGGGAACTTTGCATACACGGCCTTCTCGGGAGAGCGGTGGTAAAGTTGCGCGATGAATCCGTCGCGGAAGAACGTCTCAAACTCATCTGGCAGTGGGCCAAGTGTTTGAGCCAAGCTAACGAAACGAATTGGCTTCATCTGCGCGATCAAATTAAATTGCCACTGACTTCCCGTTGTCGTTGGCACAGGCACGAAGCGGAAGCCCCATCCGTTGGGGTCTAGAACAGTCCACTGAGTCGATGCGCCTGTTCCTGACGCGGTGACGCCGGGAACCGCATTACGAACTGCTAGGGGCGGCGTGGTTCCTTCTATACCGTATGTGGTGAGCAATAAGAAGTTGCCGTTTGCATCTATGATCTGAGTGATAGGATTTTGCGGCTGGCTTGTTTTCTCTGAACTGTTTACGTCGCCGCCAGATTGATATGTTCCGGGATTGACTGCCATTGTGACTGTGACGGTCGGCGCAGTCAGCACAGTATCATTGATGCTCACGATAACCCAACTACCGTTATATCCAACTGGAAATGCACTATCGATGCCGAGAGTGCTGGCAACTTTAATCGTTGGCAGAAGACTCGATATGGTAAAAGTTGCTTGACCGGCAGACCACGATGCCGCAGTTACAGCGGAACCTGTAGGTGCTAGATAAACTGAGCCGGGTCCCGGGTTATTACCGGTCGTTGGACCACCAATATTTGCCTGCCCCCAGGTGCCGTAATACAATGTGCGATTTGGAAACCAATTGCAGCGGAAGCCTGGGTCGCCTAGTCCTGCGCCGCCCGTGTAGCTGGCGGTAATCTGAGGAAGTTGACGTCCGCACTCGATGCGAACGAATGGCTTCGGAATAGAGGTGTTGTTGATGTCGAAAGCCACCCCGCGTTCCAGCCACGACATATTGAGAAGAGAGCCGCCCGCTGAGAGGGCATTACCTGAATGAGCCTCTACCACTCCACCCACGTTTTGTAACACGAGTGCGAAAGCAGAAGACGCGACGCACATAAAGGTTCCGTTGTTACCGGCATTTGTGAATCCGGTGATAACAAAGGGTACTCCGACGTATCCGCCGAACGCGCCGTCCGGCAGTGTCCCCGCATAAGTTGCGGTGCCTTGTGAAGGTGAGACTTGAGTGACGCCTGTCAACGTCAAGTTACCGCTTAATCCTGGCGCATTGGTTACTGCGTAATCTTGCTGAAGACTGTTCGAATAGATCGGCGGGATTATAAATTCATTCCACTTGTGGGGGAACGGTGTGGAACAAATTGCATTCATCACCGTGTTGGCAACCGAAGTGGCAACACGCTCAGTGAAACCTCCCGCATTTAAAATTGGCTCAACATCACCGTGAGTCTCCGCAGTATCAGCAATATATTGAAGAGTGATGGTAGAAAGACTTGTAAAGAATCCGTATGCCATAAGCGCCTTAGATCAATTTGTGATCTTTCAAAAGTTGTATCACTGCCGCTCTTGATTGCTGTACCGCTGCCTCGATAGGGCCTGCCGGGCCGCGAGGACCGGGTATGCCGGGTGAACCTGCTTCGCCCTTCTCGCCTGTTGCACCTTGAGCGCCTACATCGCCCTTCTCGCCACGCTCGCCTGCTGCACCAGGGGGGCCGTCAAAACCTCGTTCGCCCTTCGTGCCGGGGAATCCTTGGGAACCTCGTTCGCCGCGCTCTCCGCGTTCGCCTATCGCACCAGAGGGTCCTGGGGAGCCGGGAACGAATGACGGCTCGCCCTTCTCGCCGCGCTCGCCTACATCGCCCTTCTCTCCACGCTCACCTTGGATACCGCGTTCGCCTGGAAAGCCTTGTCTGCCCTGCGCTCCCGGCTCTCCGGTCGCGCCACGCTCGCCTTGCGGCCCCGCGTTGCCTACTGGACCTGGGATATTGGAAACTCCTGGCTCGCCCTTCTCGCCGCGAGCGCCCGGGGGACCGACAATAGAATCACCCTGGAGGCCGCGCGAACCAGTCTCGCCGCGCACGCCCTGGTCGCCCTTCTTACCTCGCGCGCCTTCTACGCCGCGACGAGAGACATGAACCTTGCGGTGTTCTGCGTGCTCTGACTCAAATTGGGTGATGCGCGCAGTGAGCGCTTCGATCTGCTGTTGAAGCTGTTCCAAAGTTGACATATGCTTCCTTTACATCGTGAATGTTCCGGTCGGCAACTGCGTAGGCTGAACCGGAGGCGGTGGTGAATTTATGATAGACTGAGCCAACATAACAGGAGCAACCAAATTATTGACTGCGGGTTGTCCACCAGTACTGAATGCTGCCGTTATAGCGCTCAACCAGAATGTGACCGTAACCGAAATTCCATCTACGGTTCCGACAACGGTTACTGATGGGTCCGGGAAACCTGGAAGATTCGGAGTGTAAGATGAACTGCTTACTACGTATACATGGCTCATTAGTATTCATATCCGATAAGACAAAAGGTTACACCCGCACCTGTGGTTGTAGAACCAACGACTGTGGACGACGCTATATGACTTATCGCAATCTGATTGCCTCCAGCAACTTCTAGTCCGTCCGGGAAATCCAGGCACACTGGTTCTGCGGTAAAACTTTGATTATTTGCTCCCGGAGAAAGAGCATTGATAATAACAGGTGAGGCTACAGTTATTCCGGAGGCGGCTACTCGTACTCTAGCACGCGTTGCAATCTGCGTGTTATTAGCCGGAATTCCGGCAAGAGTAAGTTGCTGTATACGTAAAGTCTTGCCTGCCGTCACCGTGTAGGAAGTAGCAGTTGCCTGTGCAACATTTCCTTTAGTAATATTCAACGTTGCCAGTGCTTCCGTTGTAATAGCAGAAATGGAGTCAACATATAAAGTGACTTGGGTACGACCCGAATCCTTTACTTCTCGAACCGCCATTGCCTGGGCGGGGGAGGCAGATATTGATGCACCGCTGTTGTACGCGAGATCGAATTGAAAGACTCCGGAAACGCCATTTCCAAGAGCGGAAGTTAAAGTTATGGTGATATTTCCGTTAGCGTCGACCGTCGCTGACGTAACAGGAACCGGAGGATTGTTTGCAAAAACAGATGAAGGGGGCACGCCTGCCGCAGCAAATGGATTTGCAGGACTGCCGCCAACCTGATACAGGTTGACTAGCGCAAATGTAAAGACGGTTGCAACTCCGTCACCTTGTAAAACAACTGAAACAGGAATTACTTGCTGGATTGCCATTTTTATTCCTTAACGAAGTTCTTCCCAAGTAAATGCTGCGCTGGCTGAAGTGGCTCCAGACGGCACGGTTGTCACAACAACACTGATGATATCTTGAACTGTGCCAGTGATGTCCAATGTAAACGGATATCGACAAACCGGGTTGATCTGAGCAATTTCGTCGGTGGATGCATAACCTGTTTTGTAGATTGTTCCACCCGCTATCGAGGTAGCACTGGTGTCTTTTTCTACGGCGCTGTTCGAGTCCACGGAAGAAAACGCAGACCCGGTCAAGACACCGTTGTACACCAACTCGTATTCCAAATCTTTCTGGTTCGACAAGATAACCAAGTCGGATAAGAAAATTCTGGTTCTGTTGGTCTGACCGGCGAATAGCAACTTCGGACGAATACTCAAGATGGGACGACGGGTAGTTACCGAAGTAACTGTTGCTCCTGTTGACGCGCCGAAGTTTAGTAGCAAAGGTTTTTCTTGTCCACCTTCGCTAACGACTGAGATACAGATAACCTTCATCGTATCCGCAGACACAGGAACTCCGGTATTTGTTATCTCTGCACGAACCGGTAGGCAGGCCGTGTTCATGTAAGGGCCAACCAAAGAGTTTGACAACGGCATAGAGTGTATAAACGTGTACACGCCGTTTATGAAGAAACCAAATCTTACCCTTCCTGCACCAAGCCACTGAAAGTCGATGACGAATACCTGGGACTTAGAGAAGTCTACCGTAACGCCAGAAGAGCCGGTGCCATCAACCTTATCGATGTTCCAACTTGCCTGAGGCACTCTTGTTTCTACGATAGAGCCGGATGCGTTGCTACGCAGAACCAGAGCTACTCCGGTTGCACCACTCATCTCGAAGAAGATTCCATTGTTGGCGTCAAAGTAGCCTAGTCGCTGTCTCGCATTAGTTAGCGCAGAATTTAACACAGCGCTTATCAAAATCAATTGAGACTTTCCCGGCTCGTATGCGAAGTATTCCTTAGTCTGAGCGATGGCCTGCGCATTCGCTACGGTACCACCCGTGCTAAGCGTTAGAGAAGATTCATTTGTAGTCTTGACAGTGCTGCCCGTTCCAACGTTTGCAAATTGCATAAACAACGGTTGGGTATCATACTGATACAAAAGTTGGAAGATGGTCGTAGGGTCCGCAACACGCATACGGCCAAAGGCGTCCGCGCTGCCCGCGCCTGGGGCAATGGTGGTAACTTTCAAAGCACTGTCGGATACCAAGATCGGATATGAACCGAGTAACAATCTCACTTCAAATGCTTTCGCTACGCCGGAAGCTATCGCAGAAACCGTTGTTATAGTAACATTACCGAAGGTATCCACTGATACGCTTGCCGGAACCGGAGGGCTAATCAGTTGCGCAGCTACCGGAATAATATTTGCGCCCAACGAAGAGGTATGGCTTAAGTTGTCCACTGGCGAACGAGTCGGTGGAAATGTGAAGGCCAGTGATACACCGTCACCAACCAGAACGATAGTCAATGGGACTGCTTGCTGTATAGACATTTTATTCCTCGGTCCCGCAGACCGTGATTCTCACGTTTCCTGTTGCTAGGGCCGCGCTTAGATTGATGTTAAGAACGTTGTTGGCTAGAGCACTTAAGAATCCATTTCCAATGTCAATCCATCCGGACGTATATCCGCCTAAAACAGTTGTAACCGCAGTTGTTGGAACAAAGGCATCAAAGGATAGACCTAACGCTGAAGAAGCATCCTGAAAGTTAAAGGTTATTACTCCTCCGGAAACCTGAGACGAGTTACTGGTTACGTCGATGATGAATCGCATCAAGCGAAACTTCTTACCTGATGTCGGAGTCCAGACGGCTGTGTTGCCGGATGCAGTTGCTTGAGCGGTTTTGAAAATGTTTGGAGTTCGAATAAAAACTGTTGCTGATTGTGTTGCGCTTGTAACAGCCATTTGGGCAGTAGCAACAGCGCCTGTAGCATTAGAACCAGGGCCTGAAAAACCTCTTATAGCCGTTGCATCTCCGGGGAACCCATCCGAAGAAAGAGTAATTTGATTCGCGCCCATACCGCTGCCTAAATTGGTTAGAGCGTTAACGAGTGCCGCTGTACCTGCAACAGTCTTACCTCCTACTATTACCGGGTTGGGGGCTGTAGTTAAGTACGCGCCTGCGGGAGCGACTGTTCCTTGTACGGTTAACTGTCCACCTATGACTTGAAGAATCGACTGAAGACGAAAAGTTGTTTGTAGCACTGCGGTATTCGTATAAACAATTCTATAGAAGGCTCCGAGAACAGGAACAGTAATCTGAAATGCACCGCCGCCATAAGTAATTGTTTGTACAATATCCCAATTTGTACCATCTTGGGACTGCTGAATTGAAACACCACCCGCAGCAGAACCGCCACTTGCAAAAATTTGAATACAAATAGACTGATACGGAAGTACAGATTCGGATGTTCCTGTAAATACTCCGTTGCCAGCCAACGGTGTAGTGGTAGAATTTGCAGTAGATATGAAACTGTTCAACTGCATCTTCTCGCGCTGATTGCCTGCAAGATCAACAGAGAGTGCTACCTGGTCGCCTTCCGTCCATACCGGGGCCGCAGCATTAGCTATTGCAGGAAGGGTTCCAACATTCGTAGCACCTGGGGCTGCGTTGTTGTTTGTCTTGTTACCTGCGACGGTCTGCGTGCCGCTTGGCGTAATTGTAACAGTTCCGCTAACGGGTATCGCAGTGCCGCCGCCGACACCTTGAACAGTTACAACGCCAACAGATGGAACTCCTGCTGTACCGTCGAGAATTGCACCGGCATTACCGAGAATATCTACCTTACCGATGGTATTTGCGCCAGTCGGGAGAGCATTCGTAATCGCAGTCACAGCGGTGATTGTTCCGCTATCTACTACGGTGTGAAGATTAGTTCCTGTTGGCTGAACGACCGTAACAGTAGATAATTCACCGGACACGATAGCAACGCTAAGAGGATTTCCCGCCGTTCCGAACGCATTTGTTCCATCTGAAAGTTCAACCGGAAGCGGATTACTTAGTGCGGGAGGGCTGCCGTTCACGTCTGCAATGTTGACGTTAGTAGGAGCGCCGCCACCGCCAGAGTTGACCGCAACGTTAACAAGTAGATTTCCGTGTGCGTCTGTTTGAAGGGGTGTACCCTGGCCGTCTACAAGAGTTTCTCCCGCAGCATTGTATACGCCGCCGACTATCTCGGCTGTCGTAGGCTGCGAACTGTTAGGACCACTCTTAGGAGGTGCCATAATTAAAATCCTCGCGCAGGAGAGGGCGCGTTAAAGTGTGGGGGGATGCAGCCGGGGGTGGATGCTTGGGAGGTTTTTGAGCTAGCTACTGTCGTCATTCTCTTCCTGAAAAGAAAGTGGGGCGAAATCCGTCGCCCCTCGGTACACGCCTGCGAAGATTAAATCTGTAGATTCGGGGTCTCGGCCAATGCCTTACCAGTCTTAGTGCTCTCTGCTGATATGTGCGCGCCACCGAAACGCTCTGATGACGATGCCTTGTTGCTGGAGTCTTCGGCCATCTCTTGCGCTCTGCGCCAGCCGATGCCGGTCCAGTTCGGAATCTTGCTTCCGTTACGGGTCAAATATTCGTCGGTGTCGCCTGGGAGCCAACGCGCGCCACATAACGTACACTTGATGACGATCTTACCATCTGTAAAGGTGTGGGGATAAACTGACGGGTCGCGTTGCTGGCCTCGCGTGCGTCCCTTACCGCCTTTCAAATGCTTGCAATTCTTTTGATTCTCGATCTTCGCGATGGTGTAGTTCTCCGACTCTACGCGACGTTGCTTGTCGCGAGCCTGGAGCGCCACTTCCAACGCGGCTTCCTTCTCCGCGATGCGGGCTTCCTTCGCCATCATGATGCTGAGCAAGGCCATGAACTTCGACTCGGAAAGATTCCCGGTTGCCTGGGCCTCGCGCAGAACTGCGTTTACATCAACTTCTGTTTTCTTTACGTCTGTCATTTTACACCTTTGAGGTTGGCAAAACATCTTCAACCGCCCTGTACAGGCCCGGGGTCAGGCAGATTGTGTCAAGTTTTATTGCTAAAAAACTTGACATCTATTGTCCGAGAACTTCCTGATCTTCAAGGCTAGAGTAACATTTGCCGTTACGCTTTTCCCAAAGAGAGCGGAAATATCTTGCGGAGATTGCATTGGGTGATGGTACCCCAAAAATTTTGTGGCACTGTACTTCTGTGATGATCTCTTTCTCGACAAGTTGGATTGCTACCGTGCGCCAACCGCGCGACTCTTCCCCATCGGGAATGCCGTGGCTGTCTAGTTTCAGTACGCTCCACTCCCACATTGAGGGAACATCCATGAAACAGACTGCGCGTAATTTCTTAGATTGACCTGGGGGAGAACACCATAGTCCAACGGTCGGGATTCCGCCGCGCCCTATCCAGCCAACGTCTGTGATAACGGTCTTCAACCCGTTCGCGTGCAACTTGTCGACGAAATTTCGGGTACTGATCTTGTTGATCTGGCGGGCCGCTTTGTTAGTCAGGTCTTCCTGATCGTCCCACTTGTAGGCCGCTGCCATTCGGTTCGAGATGTCTTTCTCGGCGGCGAACGATTCCTTCACGAACGACTTGTAGTCGTTGGGCCACTTGACCCAATTCGGAGTGCCGTCCGCCAACATCTGGCGAATGGCTTGATGCGTCGCATCTACATCGTGGTGCTCATTGAATGGATTCTCAACGTCGGGGCCTTTGATGAAAGGCTGGTCCGGAGTTTGGATGGTCATTGGTATTGTCCTTTTTATTGTGCTGCTCGACGACGCTGCTGTGATGCTCTCATCTTCTGCTTCGTTTCTTCTGATGCCTTCTTGCCTTTGTGGGAATCGGACATTCGCTGGCGCGCTTCGTCAGTACGTTTTGCGCCGACATGAACGGCCATCAGTTTCTGAAAATTGTCTTCGGACATCTTCCTACCGAGAGCGTATTTGTTACCCATGCTACGCTGAGATAACTTCTGTCGATGGCTCTCTGGCATCACCAGTCCGATACGAGACGCGGACATCTTGGCGCGGGTTTCTTTGCTCATCTTAACTCCCAGAGAGCCGTTCCCGCCGTGCGTAATGTTATACCCCTTCTTGGGGTCCGTGGTGTCCCATGATTTAATCAAGCCAATTTCGTACAGGTCCATCTCTTGCTTTGTTCCGACAATAACAAGAGGCTTCACCTCAAATCCGTCAGCGCCGTACTTTCGAATCGCGCGATAGAGAAGGCGCTTACCTTGATAGCCCGTTTCGGCTAACCAAACATTCCTGCGCCAATAGGACTCCAAATCTATACCGGCGTGTTGTCCAACGTATTTCTTGCCGTTCTTCTTGTTTGTAATCAAATAGACTATCATTTACTCTCCATGAAAGAGTGATTGAGGGGTGTGTTCATGGCACACCCCATCAATCTTAACCTTAACGCGCGTTGCAACGCTTGTCAAGGGAAAAGTTTTCACTCGTTACTGAATAGCAGGCCACTTGTTACCGCTTTCGCGGGGCCGGTCATTTCTGCCGACCTCTTACAGTTTTGTTTCCTGTAAGAGCAGACTATCGCATCGCCCCGAAGGGCGTTCGCTCGCTTAGTCGTTCACGGTGCCTTTCGGCTTCCGCCTTGTTAGCATTTCAGCTTCCAAGTCAATCAGAGCAAATTATCTACTAGCAGATTACGCTGCTAGGAGTCCATATTGAACGCTATCAATGTAACGAATACGCTGCGTGTTGACGCCAGTTGCGGGCGGCAAAGTCACGGTTTGGTGAAACTTGTAACTGCACCCAATCTTGTTAACACTTTCGTGTACCGAATCATTTCTGTTCGGTTCATACGGTTTGTTTCCCGTATGTTCAGACTATTGCATCGACCTATTGTCAGAAGGTCGTTTTCTCGCTTAGTCGTTCACGGTGCCTTTCGGCTTCCGCCTCGTTGCCGTTTCAGGTTTCGAGTCAATCAGAGAAAATTTACTGTGGCCTATGCTGTTAAGCCACCGATGGTAGATACGGGGTCGAAGCTCGATGCCGGTGCGTCTGTGACCACTCGACAATCGATTGTCTTCCAATCGCCGTCATCGAGGTCTGTGTCGCCCGGGACCTGAAGCCACACACCGATCATCGCGTAATTGCCGAAGACGTATGTGCGGTAGCCGATCTTGCCGGTGCCGCTGTAGTTAGCGGTGGTTGTGACGAACGGAGTCTGCATGAAGCCGATGTTGGTGCCCGGTAGAACAATGACCTTGTTCTGGTCGCTGCCTGCCATCGCATCAAACTTCTCCATGTTCTCGTACTTCCACAAATCCGCGATGCTGTTGTTCACAGTCGTGGCGTTGTAGATGTCGCCCAACACGTTGGGGCTGATTGCGCCTAGGAACATACCGCGCTTGCAAGGCAACACGTTCTTTGAAACAAGCTGCTGCTTCAATTCACGGATGGTGCCAAGGTCAAGCGTGAAAGGTGACGCCAGCAAGCTGCTCTGGTTAACCTGTGAGTCCACGCCGGACGCGCTGTCAGCAACTGCGCTGTACAGTTCGCTGATCGATTGCCCAGCTTGGTAGCCGAGTTCGACTGCGCTGTTGCCGACCAACTCGTCAATCGCCGCTGCAATCGCGAACGAAGAAAAGTTGGCATAGTTGTTCCACTCACCGATCTGAGCCGGTGAGCTAAGCTGGCTGATGACTTCCGGGTTGCCCACGGTGCCGTCAGAATTCTGGATGATGTCACCAGATAGCGTGTTGTACTGGAAAAACGTACGGTTCACGCCCATGTGGAGACCCTGCACGCGACGTTCAGCAGCGCCAACGAATGCGTTGGTGTTGCCCTTCAAGTTCGGGATGAGTTCCTTATCGAAGATGATCGCTTGCGCGGTTAATACGTTTGCTACGTTTGACCCTGATGGGTTCGGACCACTCATGGTAGTTCTCAGTCACAAGATCAGCGCGACGCGCTGGTCGACCTTATCGAATCTGGATACCGTAGGCTTGAAGTTGTTTGACGAATTGAGGGTCCGTCTTCAACTTAGCTCTCATTACTTTCGGGTCCATATCCTTTACGGTCTTTAGGAATTCCTTCCTCGCGAGTGCTGGGTCTGGCGTTCCCGGTCGTTGTGCGCTCAACGAACCCGGAGGCAAGCCTCCATTCACTCCCGGACGACGGGCGGGTACTGGCACATTAGGTGCCGCCGCAGACGTCGCTACCGTTGCTTCAACCACAGGCTGACTAGGCACTGCTGGCTGGGCTGCTACTATAGGTACTGGCACTGCAATTGGCGTTTCCGCGACCGGGATTACCGGGGGAGCGGGCGTTGCTGCAGTGGCTGCTGGGACCGGATTAGGGACCACAACAGCTTGTCTCGTTGCCACGGTTTCCACCTTGGCAAGTTTGTCACCCTGTTCCAAAAGGTCCTGAAACGCGGCCTCAAGGTTATCATGGGTAAGTTCAAGATTGTTCTCTACAAAATAATCATTCATTGCCTTCTTATTGGCATCGCACGGGTTATAGTCATGCAAGTGATGACGCATCCACTGGTTTGAAATGGCGCGGCCCGTTTCGTAGGCTTCTTTGTTCTTCAGTTCAGTTTCACGCTTCTGATAACTGCTCTCGATGGTGGCGTGAATCACATCGGTGATCTTTGATGAATCCTTTTCTTCCAAAGCAACGCGCGCTGCTTCCGCGATTGCCTCTGGGGACAAAATTGTTTTCTCTTGCTTGAATGACAACTTCTGCTGTTTCAAGCGATGAAATGCGCGGGTCGCCTGGACGTGGACTTCTCGCTTCTTCGCTGCGAGTTCAACCAACGTGCGCGCTTCCAAGTGCGTCGGACGACCGATGTTTTTACCATCTTCTCCGGTAACTTGGTATTCTTCAATGTAACGGGTCGCTTTGCCTTGCGCGTCACGAACGATTGTTACGCCTGCGGCCAACCACTCTGCATCTTCCGCTTCGTGATTGTTGACTACCGGAACTGCTTTCGGAATATCGTCAGTTGGCATATCAGCGGGCAGTGGCGCATTCATCGCTATCGCTTCTGCTGTTGCCGCTGCCATCTTTGCGGCCTCTGCTGCGAGTTCTTCTGTTGATGGGGGAATCACACGATTCAACTGCGCATCAACTGCCTCTTCTCGGTTCTGGGCCTCCAACATCAACTCAGATACACGAGATGCAACCACACGATCTCGAAGGAGTGACTGCATATCCTTGGACGTGGTTGGGTCTTTCACGGCTGCTAGAATGGACTTCAAATCCATCTGCAGCACAACTTCGCGAGTGATTGCACTCATGTGGTATCCTTATTCGATTCTACTTCGTTCCCTGTTCGGGAGATTTTATCGGCATTTGGAAACGCGGTTTTGGTGTTGCCACCAATTCCGGATTTTCCCTCTGCTGTGCTTCTGCTACTGCGGTGCGTTGGTGCAACTTGACAGAGTCAAGCACTTCTGCGGAGAACTTGTTCATCGCGCGAGCCGTCGTCTGCAATCCCATTAACTGTTCTGGGTAACGTTCGATACTCGGATTCAGTTTGATGACTGCCTCAGTTGCTGTGCGACAAGATTCCGCCATCAATCGAACTAAGACTTTCCATCCCGGTTGATTCACGAGTTGTGCGAGCGAGATGCGCTCTTCGAATGTTAGGTTCTCACCCAACACCTTACGGCCTTCATCGGACATTGTATACTCCACCCCTTTCAGGGATTGTGACGGGGCACCTTTCGATGCCCCCTGTTAGTTAAAGTGCGGTGGTTGCGCCGAAGCCTTGTGTGTTATCTGGGGCACCCAAACCGGGTGCTGTTGATTTCTCGATTGAAGAACGGAAGGCTTCGTTGCCTGCCTTTCCAAGTTGCTTCTGATTCTCCATCACCTGTTCTTGTTCGAACTTCTGCTGCTGCATGTCTTGCGCGTTCTTCATCTGCGCCGCCTGCATAGCCGCTGGACTGTTCGCGTCGTGCTTCTGCTTCTCTACTTCCGTCATCTCACGTAGGAAGGCTTGGCTGAACTTCCAGCCTGCTGCATCAGTGAATGCTTGGAAGATAGCGACTGCGTCGAACTGGTACCCAGCATCGTTGGCGTTTGCCGTGAACGTTGGGTTATTGAGAAGTTGTATCATCACTGGAAGTGCTTGTGCCATTTCTTTCTTGGCCCCGAGGTTTGCTCCTGCGAGAACTTCATACTCGACCTTCGCATTGCGGTATGCGATATGATCGACTTTGAAATCGTTACCGATCTTCTCGCCCAAGATATCCTTAATGACCGATGTCGGCAACAAATCGTTGTCGAGATCGTCCATCTGAAAGAGCCAAGGTTCAAAGACCTGACGGACGAATCGTCCGGTCGGGCCATCTAGACGAGACGCGTTCGCCGCGACAACCGCCGCCGCGCCCGTGCCTGATCTCATACCCGTCGTACTGATGCCTGCATGACCAGCGCCCTGCACTACCTGCTCGTTAGCGCCCGATGTTGCTGCGCCAGCGGACTGAGATTGCTGGATGAACGCAAATGCCTCTTGAGGAGGGGTCGGCATTTGTAGGAACTTGAAAGCCTTCTCAACGTCTTCTTCGACGTCTATGATGCCGCCTTGCTCCCAGCGTGTGTTCTGTGTCGGTGCGTTAAAACCTCTCTTGCGTAGCGCCACAGGTTGCAAGCAGTAAGCTAGCAAGTCGAGCGCAAGGTTGGTTACACCCTGCTCCACAATCTGCTCGCTGCCGATTAGCAGTCCGAGTCCCTGACCGTAGAAACTGTCTGGGATGTTGCGCCAGTTGGCCGAGTAGAACGGAATCTTGCTGTACGGGTTGACTTCATTGCGAATCAAAATATTATGGCCGTTGAAGATCAAGACCACTATGACTTTCTCATCATCCCAATGCTCTAAGATTTCCAGCGGCGCTCTGTTCGGGTCCGCCGAAGTCTTGTAGCTGCGGGGCTTCGAATGCTGCAAGTAGCCCATCATCCCTTCCGGGATGGTCATAGAAATATTGTCTGGTCCCGGTGACGTTGCCTTCTCGAACATACGACGAAGGACATCTTCTTCCGGAATGTTGTAACCCTCTACGCCGCGCAGACGGTCCAAATCTTGGTACGTCGCATAGTCGCGGTAAACAACCCACTTCGCCGTACGGATATCACCGCAGCGGCAGCCTGGGTCCACAAGGACTGTGCGGATATCGCAGAACTTAAGCCACGGATGGGAAACAGTCTTCTTGTAGAACTCGATCTCGAAGTCGTCTGAGTCCGGCGTATCAATCGGTGCGGTCTCAATACCAGACGGTGCGTGAACCTTCGGCGCGTAGCGCTTGTATTTCTTTTCGGTCTTCTGGTACTCAGTATAGCCCCACTTCCAAATACCGGTGCCAAGCAGAGCCATCTGCTCAAGCCCGCGTTCTATCTCTTCCTCGAAGCGCATGGCCTTGAGTTGGAAATTGAACATCGCAGTCTTTGCCTGGATGACTTCCGGCGTGGTACCCGGACTTGGTCGTAGAAGGAAACACGGGTCTTCATAAAAGATGCCGCCCATGATCTTCGGAACGATGGAGCTAATGTGATTCGAAACCATGAACTTCGGCACTGCCGAGTTCGCTACGTCGGTGCCGCCACCAATATCATTGGTGGAAATGGGCGACTGATAAAGCAAGTCGGACATCGTCCAACCGCTGGCCCACTGATTGATGTTGATGAAATTGTCTGCCAGTTCTGTGTTGTTGAGAACGAGGTTGATCGCAGCCGTGTCGTTGAACTGTATGGTTCCGGTCTCCGAGTCGATGTACGTATTTTCTGTGGTGATCTCGGCGGCCTTCTCCGTTTCCAATCCCGCTATCTGCTGGTCGATATCGCTCATTGCGCCTCTATGAGAGGCGCGGCCTCTCTATTGTTGCCTTCTCATCCAGTCAGCAACAAGCTGTATTTGTTCAGCCGTTGCGTTTTGTTTTATTGTATTGGCTAGATAGGAAATCACAAAACAATTTCCTTTCACATATCCAAGTTTAGGAACGAATCTGTCCAAAGACGCTGACGCGCCTGTAAGTCCTGGGAGCATTTCGAACGGTGTATTAAAAACCGGGCAGTGCCCGTCCCCGATTAATTCCAAAATATCATTCTTAGACAAATCAAAAGGTAGGTCTTTCTTTAACGCCCGCCTTCTAGCGCTCTGATACATCGAAGTAGCAAGACGAGTAAAACCACCACATCTTTTGCAATTATTTCTTCGCTTGCCGTGGTCACATACTCCGATGCCGCCGCACTTCTCACAATAGTGGCGCGGCTTATCGTGTTCACAAATACTGCCGCCGCCGATTCCCAAAATTTTACAATCTTTACATACTGCACGAACGTGGTCGTGTTCGCAAATTGAAGAACCGCCGATACTGAGGAGTTTGCATTCCCTACAATATTGGCGAAGATGGTTATGTAAGCATCTAGCTTTTTCTTTGTCATTCATAAAACTCTCCAGTAAAGAGCGATCAGGAGAACTGTGTTACTGGCACAATCCTCCCAATCTTAAATCTTAACACAAGTTGCAACTCATGTCAAGAAGTTTGTTTGGCCGCTACTTCGCTAAAGATACTACCCTGCTAAGAAACTATCCTGCCTTGCGAAAGAGCTAAAGACGCCAGGGACCCTTATTACCAAATATGCGCATGCGTGGGTCGAGAGGGCGCGGTGGTTCTGGCTCCGGTTCGGGTGGTTTCACTTCACCCGTTTCTCCACGCACCCACTGCTTCCACGTCGGTGCTTGCACGCTTGGTTGACCGGGATTCATTAGGGTCCCGCCATATCGTTGACCGAAATACGCTTCGTAGTGACGCGCCTTGCGATAATATTTGTCTTGTTCTTCCGCGAGTCTTTTCTCTTCTTCCGGGTCAACAGTATCGATTGCCGGTCGTGCATCTTGGGGGAGGATGTACAGGAGATACGCGATAGCGTCGGGGATATCGTCCTTACGCCCCTTGTTCTTCTTCTCGCCTGTGTACTGAATGAACTGTTTGAACGTCTCATCAATCCAGGGTCCGAGCACGAAGTGAAGACGGTGCGCCGACAGCAAGATTTCTATGCTCTTGATTCGATTGCGCTTTGCGTTCTCTTCTCGCGACGGCTGCTTCCAGTAAATGTACGGTTGGAAACTTTGACGTGCGCCCACGCGCTCAATCTCGTCTCGTAGTTGGTCGTACGCGTTGGACGCTTCGATCATCGTGACTTTCGGGCCGTAACGCTTTGACAGCGCTACGATCTGATAAGCCAATTCCGTGTACTTCCACTTGTCGTAGACGATCTCAAGGATGACGAAAGCCCACTCATTAGCATCGTTCTTGTAGAGACGCGCGACGACGCCGACTGAATAGTCTGACGTCTTTTTATCTGACAGCGCCCAATCCCAGACGACGTAGATGTCGCCCACTTTCGGTGCGGCTTCGCGCTGGTACATATGAGAGCGAAGGTCGGCCTCAGTAAAACTGATCTTGAAGCCGCTATCTTCGGCGGCATCGGTCGGCTGATTAAGTTGCTGATTTCTAAACTCACGCTCGCCCTTCTTTAAGAGCAAGCGATGAAGTTTGTTGAACGTCCACTTCTGGGGAAAGTTCAGCGTTACCATATCTTCGGTAAGCTGCATGATCGGAACTTCTACGTATTCCGGTTTTACATCCCATGCACCACGACAGTGATACCTGATAGGTGCTATCTCTTTCTCGCCCTCTGGCGGCGTAAGACGCGTACCGTACCAATCATCGGTAAAGTAGCGGGTTCCAATATGATCGCTAAACCCATACGGGTCGAGCAAATCATCGGTGCCATCGTAATCTTTCTTTATCTTGGCTCTTGTCTCTTCTGTGTTTGAATTCGCATTGGTGACAACGTCATCACCCTTCTTGAAATCGCAATGCCAACCCGATATGTTTGCAACAATCGAATTGACCCAGATCGAACCCTGGCGCTGCGGTAGCATGCGCGCTGGAGAGATCAGTGGTTCCTTCGATGTTCCGTCGACACCGATTAAGACGTACTCAGGAAACAGCAAGTGAAACGCTGTTGGGTCCTGACCTTCCGCGAGAGAAAAATAGCCTTTGATTTCTAGCAAGAATGAAAGTGCCAGCTTGTACTCACCAGTGACAATGAGAATGCGGGCATCAGGACAGTTAAGCAAAATCTGTACTGAATCTGCGCCGTCAATCGTCGACTTGTAATAGCCGCGACTGTCAAGCAACATCATTTCTTTTGTGGGACGACCCTGTGAGTCATAACGCTCTTGGTCATCTATCATGTCATGAAAGTCGTCCAGCGTGTAACCTTCGAAATACATTGAAGGAACAGTCGGGCGGCTTTCGTCCACGGTGCCATCAGACTTCAACCACGGGCCACCGAAATTCTTTTGTAGGAACTGATCGCATGTGACTTGATGCACCGTGCGATACACACCCATGCCGAGTAGACGGCAAAGCCAGAACAAGTCCTTTCGTGCGCGGTCTCTCAGTTCGAGCCAGCGCCAGAAGCCGACGATATCATCGACCTCGTATGTTATGTCTTCGATGCTTCTGCGACGCTGACCCTTCACTCGTTGCGTTGGGTCGCCCTCGGAATTTCGAATCTGAATCTTGGTCTCGGACGGATTGGGGCGCGTCGGACCCTTTGATTTCTTCTTGCTGCCCTCGTCATCTGCGTCGCCGTTTTCGGGCTGACCAAAATACAGACGCACCAACTTGGTGTAGCTGCGAGCCTCGCTCTTAAATCTTACACCATCTCTGTCGAGATGGGCAACTTCGTCGAGGAGTCTTTGAACTGCCGATTCCCTCTCAGCCTTATCTTGCTCTGAGACCTTCGCAGCCTTCTCGCGGGCGCGAAGCGCTCTCATGCGTTCGGTGCTGGTGGACTTCGACTTCTTCTCTACCGGTTCAAGTTCCTCGGACATTGGGTGACTCCGTAATTCTTATACTGCTTTATTGGTTCAATACTTTTTTGGCGGCTTCTCGATTTGCTTCGGCACCTTTTAATTCTGCGCCCTGGTCTGCCTTCACGCCCATGAAACTATCGCCTTCTGATCGTGCGGCGCGTGCGTGAGAGTAATCTGATGACGCTGCCGCTGGCTTTCCGGCTGGCTTCGGTCCAAAATTGGTATGACCTGACTTCGTACCGATGCTTGATTTGCCGACGTCGTCGAGAGTCTTGTGTGCGCTCGCGAGCGCGTTTGTTATGAAGTCTGAACCCATGTTATGTCCTTGAGACGCCATCAAGTGGGTCTATATTCGATTCTGGCTTCTCTACCTTCGAGCGAATATCCTTGCAAGTCTCGTATTCTGCTTTCGCATTATCCGAAAGTTTGCTACCGTCGCCTGGGACGCCAAAGACTACGGCGACCGTCTTGCCGTCGTCCACAATTTTTCCGACAATGGCTTTATCATCTTGCTTTATGATAACTAGTTCCAGCCCGTTCTCTTGGACGTAGTGTTTCCCGTCTTTGTCGGCGCTAACAAATTTATAGACGATTGGCTCTTCCAACTTCACAACGCGTTCGGGACCCGGTGCCACCGAAATGACAGCGACGTCCTTACCGATCTCGACGTGGGCACCCACGAATTCTTCTGGAGAACAAGCGCCAATGTCATAGCCAACTGTCTTGTCTTGAGCAAGCGCGCATCCGGCGAATGCGAGAACTAGTGCGGCGATTCCTACGCGAACGAATTTGAGACTCATGGTAACTTCCTTAAACCTTTGGAGGGTCTACACTTGGTGCTGCAGATGAATCTTTTGATGCCGGACTAAAAGCGTGTCCTGTGATTGCGCCCAACACTGTCCCCGTAAATGCAACGAAGGTTGAATCCATGTGATGAAGATATTGGAGGATAGTGCCGATGCCAAACACCCCGATACACACAGGAAGATGATAGTCTTTAATATTTGTAAGTATTTTATCGAGGTTCACGGGACCTTCTTAATGTTTGAACTTGCCCATCGTATGAGCAAAGTTTGCCATGTGGCGAACATGCTCATTCTTTGAGTTCTTCGCGGCTTCCATTTTCTCAGCCGGGATGTTCTCATCCTCAGGAACACCTAGAGCGCGATGAAGACCACCTTTGCGAAGGTGGTGCATTGCGCGATATAGCGAGGGATTCTTCGCCATGTTAAGCCGCCGCTGGCGGTGCGCCCGCCGCGCCCGGAGGTGGTACCGCTGCCGCGCCAGCCATCGGCTGGTTGGCTACATCGTTGCCCTCGCCTGGATTCATCTGTGATGTGTGGTCCATCATATGGTCCATGAGTTCGTCGTGCGAACCTACTGCACCCTTCACATCCTTATGTGGACCGTCTTCATGCACATGGTGTACGGTGTGGCTGCCATCTTTGTGGTGCTCCACATGCGTGTGAGAAAACTTGTGCTTCTTCATATTTGCTCCGTATTTCTTCAAATATCGTATGGCGCTTTCTAAGGTGGAGATGTTATCTTTTGCATTTCCCAGCATGTGATTGCAAGGTCTGCATAACAATCCCCGAAACTTGTTTGTGACGTGGTCGTGGTCTATGTGCGGGGTCTTCTTAAAGACCTCCGAACAGATAGCACATCTGTTGTCTTGCTCGATAAGACGTGCATCGACTACCACTTTGGTCGTTCCACGTCGAGGGGCTTGTATAAAACGCCGTTTCTCGGGATGCCTCTTTCGATACTTCTGAGCCGCTTCGTTGTTGCGTTCACGCAAACTTTTAATCATAGTATCCTCTGCAAAGGAAAAATGGGACGGCGTTGCAGCGCCGCCCCTTGTAGCTACAAATTTTAACTCATCATATGCTTGTCAGCCTGATTGCTGCTCTCGTGGAGAAGCGCCTTCGCGTAAAGACTTCCGCTGGGACGCTTGAATACCCCGACGACGCCGCCCGGTGTAACCTTAACTAAGTTGTGGTCTCCGTGAAGCAGGTGACTAACTTGATGAATTGTAGAGCTATGAACGAATGAGATTGTGGGACGGCCAGTCTTCTCGCCCTCTGAGATCACCATCTTGATCTCGGGGTTCGTTCTGGCTCTAAAATCGTTGATGCGCTCACCGCCCGGAATCTTTTCATCCGGGTTCTTCTGATAGTGCATAATTGCTTTCATGTTCTCAGGCGTCTTGTGCTGCCCTGCGTAGTTGCCGACATTTAAGGCATCGAAATTTTTGATGACCTTCGTCTTGCCGGGTCCGATAGTTATATCGGCCATCTCGCCAGTGCGATTCTTCGAACTTCTGTAAGAAGCACCGAGGGGTTTGTCACCCAAATAGCCTGCAAGAAATCGGCGGACGTCCAAACCTTGTTGACGGCCAACGCTATCCAAAGGAAAATTCATAGGCCCACGGAAGAGTTTTTCTTTATTTGCTTCCGTCTGGCCGTGGCGCACAAAGAGCGCGAGCAATTTATCGCCTTGCGGTTCGATCTGTGTTAGCTTCTTCAATGGCTCTACGAACTCACAGCACTGATGCGGTGCGTCGGTGATGATCGCGAGGCCCTTCTCGTCGTGCTGGACTTCTGGGTCCGCCATCATGACTTCCTGATTACAGCGGTTACCGGTCTGATTCAGATACTCACAATTGGCGCAGGAGTATGGACCGTTAGAGGCAAACCCCGCTAGTTTAGTGCTGTCCGGCCACATCGGGCCGACCTTAGCAATCAAAGCCCGGAGTCCGTCTATGATCGACGGCCAGTCCTTACTCATTCTTTCTCGCCTCGCGAGCGTGCGTATATGATGACTTTTTAACATGCTCCGGTAAACCCTTCTCGGGAGTCGAAGCAAAATCGTGGAGTTGTTTGTGCGTCATGTCCGCGAGGCCCTTGTTCTTCTCGTTCAGGTCTTCGGGATGGTGCTCCGCAATTGCCATCGCGATACGCTGTGCTTTTGATTCGGCTGGCATTATTTAATCCAGTGAAAATACTGCGCGACCTGATGAATGCCACCTACAACCGGAAGGACGCAGATGGCTTGAATCTTCTGCCAAAGGCGAGTACTCTTCGCGTCATCTTCCAAGGATTTAACCTTGGTTTTTATCACGCCGCGAAACTCTCGAAAATCACCGTGGTATGTTTCCACAACCTTGGTCAGTTCTGTGATCGCTCTCAATACTTCTGCGTTATCATCAGTCATAAAATTTGTCGGGACTATGACTCGACGTGTTGGGGATTTCACCCGGGTGCCCGTGGTGGTCGCGTTTGTGTTTGCGTCCCAGCCAAGCGGGGAAAAGAAGGGGGCGATTTCATCACCCCCTAAGTTTTTACGACTCGATGGTGAACTCGTTCAACTGCGCCTTGTTCGTTGCGTCCGTGGTTCCGAACGTTACGCCAACGACGAAGCCGAGAACCGCGCCCTGTTGAAGCAAGGGGTTGCCCGCGTTGAAGTCCAAACCAGATGTGATGGCACTCAATACGGCTGGGGTAGAGTTAAGTCCAATACGAGTCTGTGACTTGTAAGAACCAACCAACAATCCATTTGCGCCAGCGATTGAAGCACCTACTAGATCAACTTCAAGCGACCAAGGCTCGACTGTGAAGAACGGAACAATCGCCGGGGTGGTTGCAATCGAGGTGTAGACCGGACTGGTCAAAGAGCCAGTCACAGCATACACTTGAACTGTTATGGTACCTGACGGGTCGCCGCTGTCGCTGCCTAGAGAACCAGCCGCGATAATGGTAAAGTCCTGACCGTTGAATACGTTCTGCGCCGGAAGAAACAGAGCGCCAACCGCGCTAGTTGCAGACGGTGTTGACGGTGCTACTCCGATGGACGGACCAAGTGGGCGGGGGAAATACTTGACAGTTGTGCCAAGACCTCCTACCTTAGACCCGAATTGCCCGTTTACTCCAAAATCCAATACGTTGCTCATTGTGTTTTCCTTTTAGTGTACGCCAACGCGACGGGAGCACCGCCATGAAGACGCTGTTATGGGAACCGCCCTTACTGAGACGGATTGCCAAAATTTTTAAACGAAGTTGATTGTAACCACGGTTGAACTCGACGGTGCTGTTACGCCCGCTGTTCCACCTGTGGTAACTGCGGCTGCGCTAAGCGCGGTGCCGAAAGTCTTACCCAAGCCTGCTCCGGTATAAAGAACGTGCGTCACAACAACGCCTGCCGGAACATAGATGACCTCATCTGGCACTGTGGTGCCAAGCACAACTGAGCCGGAAGCCAAGTTGAACAACTTGACATAGGTCGCTGCGCCGCCGTTCGCTGAGTTATCGATGATGATGGAAAAAACTTTTGCAGATGAAGCCTTGATGCCCTCTACAGTGGACCCCATCGCGGTAGACGTATATACGATCTCATTTGCTGGAGACGGTATATTTACTATTGAAATCGCCATTAGAAGTTACCTGCCTGAGGAACGACATTCGATGCGTTCAGCGCTGTTGGATTCAGATTAATATTTGCATATGTGGAAGAGCCGTCTGCGATGACTTGAACCAGATGATAATAAACGGAGGCAGAAATCGTTGCTCTTATGATGTAGGTACCTGCCACAAGACTCGCGAACGAGTAATTGCCGGAACCATCGACCGTAGCAAAGATGATTACGTTGGTGAGAACATTCAGACACTGTACTTGTGCAGCGGAGAAAGCTGCGCCGCCGACGTTACCAGTAATCGTACTTGCCATTCTTATCTCCACACCCAGCCACATGCTGGACAAACTTTTATCTCTCCCGAATTCTTTCGAAGTAGGAGTTTACAAACAGCACAAAGACGCGTCCACACGAAACCTCCGTGCAGCTAATTAACTGCCGTGAGCTACTCCCAAAAAGTCTAGCCAGTAGGAAGCGTTGCCACCGAGGTTGATAACTTGGAGAATGTCAAGACTGGAGGGATTCGCGAATGCGTCAGCGAAGTAATGCGCTGTGGTATCACCTGAGGAAAGATGTGTCTCATATTGAGCGATTCTTGTAGCACCTGCGCCGCCGTCAAACGTTGTAGCATTAACGGCTGGATTATGAACTGCGCCCGCGCTATCGACGTTGAGTACAATTAAACCATCCGACACAATCTGAATCAAATCAAGATTCTGGCTAGCAACGCCATTAGGCGTAACTTGAGGGAACGCGGTAGCAACCGATGCTCCGGGCTGCGCTGCGATCAATGCTGTGGTTGTTGCTGCGGCCATGTTGTCTCCATATTACTAAAATGGTTGCCTGATTTGGATTCGGACCAAAACTTCCGCTTTCAGAGAGCGGCGTGCTACCGGTTGCACTATCTGGCAATTGAAATAAAAGTCGTCCCTACTAAGGCGATGGGGTCCTTTTCCTCCGAGGTCACATCGCGCTGCTTCCTCAAAGTACCAGACCGACGACCCGAGATTGGTTGCTCATGAAGGACTCGAACCTTCATCTTCGGATTCAAAGTCCGAGGTCCTCCCAATTAGACGAGAGAGCAATAGAAACTGGTCCCGAGCCACCGAGTCGAGCGGTGTCTTCTCCGTCTTCAGCGGAGGGTGCAACCCTTACACCTGCAGGGGATTAAATAAGTTCAATAGTAAATGCGTGTGGGTTTGAGAACTCACCATACTTACAGGTGACTTTCAGTTTTCCCAAATCAAACTGTGTGAACGTAAACTCATGAGGCAGCAAGTTATGAGAAATGAATTGTTGTTTCAGTTCTCGAATCAATGAGACGTCGATTTTATCTGCCTGCTCTTGAGTCATTGTTGTTCCTTCAAATGGCGGAGAGCCAAGGAGTCGAACCCTGTCACGCGTGAGCGTGTCTCTGTTTTCAAGACAGTTAAGCACCGTTGCTAGCTGCCCTCCGTAAAATTTGCCCGTTACAGATGAGTCCTCCTCGTGAAGGTCATCACCCTAAGCTCCCACGGGTCCGAGGCATGATCGCGTCGCCCGGGTAACGTCCTTCTAGTCCGGCAGCACCACGCGATGGAACAACATCAAGATTAAATTGGCGGAACGAGAAGGAGTCGAACCTTCACGACCTCTCGGTCGCAAGTTTAGCAAACTTGTCCGGCTACCGTTTCGGCACCGTTCCATGTCAACTTATAGATTGACAAATAACTCTCGTTTGTCAACTTATAGATGTACAAAATTTTGGCGGGAAGCGACGGACTCGAACCGCCACCCTTCGGGTTGGAGCCGAAGATGCTGCCACTAACACTTGCGACCCGCTGAAACTGGTGGATAGTGAACGACTCGAACGTTCGAAGCCCACATGGGGCGCGTGTTTTACAGACACGAGCAATTGCCGCTATGCGAACCATCCATGAAACTTGGAGCACCACAACTGAATCGAACAGTTGCCTCTGCCTTACGAAGGAAGTGTCCTGCCACTGGACCAGCAGTGCTCAAAACTTTACTTTACGTGCGCGCGAAACCATGCTGCTAGACGCGCTGGCCACCATGAGGGCGGCTGCGGCGGCTTCTGCTTTGCAATTGGCGTGTTGAGCATTCCGTTGTAGGAAGGCATAAGCACGCTGCCGTCGTCGTAATAGATCGGACCATTCACGGCTTTGTCGCCGTACTTGAATGAGCCTGCGGGAAACGGATTGCTCTGGCTACCGTCTGGTACTGGCACTACTGGCGTTGTTGCCATGCGTTCTCCTAAAAGTTGGAGCGAGATACCAGAATCGAACTGGTGCCTAAACCTTGGCAAGGTCTCGTACAAACCACTATACGAATCCCGCTTAAAATTGGAGCAAAGTGATGGATTCGAACCACCGTGTCGAAGGTACAAGCTTCGCATACTAGGCCGCTGTATGAACCATGCTCTGGAGCCAAGACGTGGAATCGGACCACGGCCTCCTCCTTACCAAGGAGGAATTCTGCCACTAGACTATCTAGGCTCAAAACTTTTACTTCAAAGAAATCTTTGATGCCTTCAGCTTCAGAAAATTTCTGATAACCTGAATGCCTTCGACAACGGAGACGCCAGCTAGGAATGCATATCCTGCGCCGAGGTTATGAGCCGCGATTACCGCTCCGACGCCCAGGACCGCTACCGCGCTAAGGAACGCGCTCAACGACTGGCCAATCTTTGCAAAAAGAAACTTCATGACCGGGTTGCCTTCCACAAAGCCGTGCTGCAGACCGATCATGGTGGTGTAAGCATCACCCAACACCGCGACGAGACTTGTAAAACTTAGTGCAGCCAAGAGAACCGTCTGTCCTGCTGTCCATGTGCCTACTGGAGGTGTGAACATTAATTCTCCTAAAAATGGAGCGAACTGCGAGACTCGAACTCGCTTCTCCGGCTTGGAAGACCAGGGCACAACCTATATGCCAAGCTCGCTCAGAAATTGGTTGCAGGGGCCAGATTCGAACTGGCGGTGTGCTTTCGCATCGGGCTTATGAGACCCGCGACATCGGCCACTAGTCGACCCTACAACTGAAACTTTATTTGCTCATCACCCAGATCACATACACGACTGAGATGATGACGCCCAGAACGTTACAGACTGTTCGCGTCAGCGCCATTTTCTGATCTAAGCTGAGCGACATTCTTTTCGTCCTTTTTCTTGTTGCGACCGTCATACCACTTTCGTCGCAATCCCAAATATTCGAGTTGAGCCTTCAGACTCTCCTCCGCTGCGACTCGCATCGCACGATCATCTTTCCAGATGCTGATTAGAAAGTATAAGGCTACTAAGTCGACCGCCAGTGCTGCAACCGAGGCTGCGTCTGCTATCGTCATAGATCACCGATCAGGACGAAAATGGTTCCCCAGGTTGGATTCGGACCAACGACCCCTTGCTTATCAGGCGAGTGCTCTAGCCACTGAGCTACCGGGAAATTGAAACTTATTTACGTTGAAGTCTTGCGTACCAAAGAAGCTGATGTTGATAGTCTTCTTCAGCGGTGCAGAAACTCCAAGGCCAAAACTTTTCGAGTGTCGGGGGGAACTGCAACGTCTGCTTCCCGTCGCGACCCCAAGACCACACATCGTTGAAACTTGCTTCCAGGCGTTTCGGGATGACTAGTTCTTCCCAATCTTTGCAATCCCTGATTGCCTGCTCTTGCGCCCGACGCCAGCAGCGGCGAGCAACCATCTTGTCGTGCGCCGCTGATCTCACGCCTGTGATGGCAGAGTACGGCTTGCGATAACTTTTTGACATTGAAACCTCCGTAGGTTTACCTAATACATGTCATGTTATCTCCTTAAAATTGGTGGACCGATGGGGAGTCGAACCCCTTTTTCTCGGTGCAAGCGAGACGTATACCCGTCCTACTCTCAGCCCATAAAGTGGTAGCGTAGCAGAGACTCGAACTCTGTCTTCGTGCTTGAAAGGCACGATGCCTAACCCATAGCAGACTGCGCCACTGAAAATTTATTCGCCCTTCGGTGCCTTGAAGAACCAAGCAGCGAGCAGAAGCACAAACAGTGTGCCTCCGATGATCTCAAATATGACTGTCATCTCTATTCCTATTGCACAATCACTATCGGTGCCGGAAGTCTGAATGGCTTCCCCAACAGCGCCCCGTGTGGTCCTACTTTCATGAAGAGATCAGCGGAGCCATCCTTGTAAACATACAAGTGCCAACCGCGCGCTCTCTTATAATTTAGAACCGGATAGACATACGTGCCGTCTCCTTGTTCTTCAATCTCGATACAGTGATTTGCGATCATAATGTTCTCCGTTGCTCAACGAGCATATTATTCTACGGTGCTTCGAACTTTGGTAGCGTCGACGGGATTCTAACCCGTGTGGCCTGATTGAGAATCAGGAATCCTAGAACACTAGATGACATCGCCACAGAAATCGGTCTTCCTCATCGGCGCGTCCCAGCCGAATCGCCCGAGGGCTAGCCTCGTGCCTTTCTCACGCGCGATACTCAGCACGCCTCGCCCTTAGTGGACGTCTCACACGGTAGATGCCCGTGATCGGAAGTTTGGTGCGCTAGGTGGGAGTCGGACCCACAATCCCTTTCGGGCCGGGGGTTTTAAGTCCCCTGCGTATGCCATTCCGCCACACGCGCAAAGATGGTGCCTCGTGATGGAATCGGACCATCGTCTCGACTTTATAAGAATCGGGCCTTCGCCATTAGACGAACGAGGAACTGAAAATTGGTACGAAGCAGAGGAATCGAACCTCTCTAGCCAGTGTGTAGGACTGGTGCATAGTGCCTATCTGCCAGCCTCGTATTGAACCTACCTATCCAATCGGAGTTCTTTGCAATAATGCTGTAGTCCAGTCCAACGTCCTTTGTCGACATTGAAGTTTCCGATTGGTTCAAACTTTTTGTGACCGACACACCATGACATGCCTTCTGGCGCAATTTTTCTTTTAGATACCCCACCATGATAAATATGCTGACGGTTGCAATCCAAATGAGAGAATGCGACGTTGTCCATATCCCAGAACAACTCGGCAGAGCGACCTTCCCACGGTCTGACGTGCTCTATGCTCAGTTCATCCACCGTCTCGATTTCTTTTTCACATCGAGCACATATATTGTCTCGGTACTTTTTCAATTGCCTGAATAGAACCATCTTACGAAGTCTATTCATCGCGGTGCCTTGTGGCATCCCGAGAGTCTCGATGACTCTCTGTGTTCTTGCGTTTGACATAGTCGTTAGCCTCTGGCTGTAGATTTATGTGTTTGTAAAATTGGTGCATCGCTCCAGGCTCGAACTGGAACTCCGTCGCTTAAAAGGCGAGTACGCTGCCGCTCGCGTCCGCAATGCACAGAAAATTTGGTGGACTCGGTGGGATTCGAACCCACACCAAATCGGTTAAGAGCCGAGTATGCAACCGTAACACCTCGGGTCCACTGTAGTTTTGGTGACGCTATAATCAGGATTCTGTCGAGGACGAACATTCCTCTCAAGTCGCTTTCGCGAAGCACGCTACCCGCTCGTCATCCCGCTCAACAAGCGGTCAGAGCCTATTTGCGCTTGCACGAGTGTGGAGTTCGCTGACTCGAATGGCTCTTAAAGGCACCTTAACTGAGTTAGTGTGCTCTCAAGGGCACCAGCCCTTACCCGAACGCTTACGCGCCCCGCATCTTCCACGGCACTCTGTTGAGACGTGTCCTGAATTTCCTCGACGCGCCTTGGAGTATTTCACCGAGGGCTTACCGCCGCGTTCGTCTACGCTACCAAAATCTTCGGCATAGTTTTTCGTTAACCGCGCCGCGCCAAAACGATTCGACTTGTCTACTTCGATTGCCGCGCGCTGGGCGAGACCTCGTGAATAGGGCCGACAAACTTGGAGCGCGAAGTGTGAATCGAACACACGATGGGTGTTTTGCAGACACCTAACTTACCACTTGTCGATTCGCGCAAACTTGACAATCAAGGTCTTAACCTTGACAAAACTGGTCGCTCACCAGAGAGTCGAACTCTGACGCCCTTTCGGGCGGCGGGTTTTGAATCCGCTGCGTCTGCCGGTTCCGCCAGCAAGCGAATATTTACTCGTGCTGTAAATATGGCACGAGGATTAAATTTGGAAGGCCACCGGAGAGTCTAACTCCGCTCTGGACGTTCGTAGCGTCCCGTCGTGTACGATGGACTAGCAGCCCTCTGAAAATTGAATTCCCCGTTGCGCGGAACAACGCGTCTCGCAACCTTTAAGTGCCGACGTTGCGCCCACGGCACGGAAAAAATTGGAAGGCCCGGGGAGAATTCAACTCCCATAGTCGCCTTAGAAGTGCGACGTCCTGTGCATTGAACGACAGGCCCACAAAATTGGTTGCCCCTGAGAGACTTGAACTCTCAATCCCTTCCGGGCGCTTGTTTCTAAGACAAGTGCGTATTCGTTCCGCCAAGAGGCAATAGAAATCCGAGGAGCTACTTATCAACGCGCGGCCCCCGGACGCGCTTTGGGTCCCTGTTTACAGAGACCGAGAGTGCATGCCCCTTACCAGTCGACGAGGCCACGCGCGCGGGAGCTACCCGGCTGTGTTTGACTCTCTGTTGTACAACATCGTTCCCCTGCCTGCCTCCGTTGCTTAGCCTCTTAGTTGAGGCCAGCTAACACAGTGGTGCCGTTCGAGGAAAGTTTTGGCAGAGATAACGGGAATCGGACCCGTACTTTTTCCGTGACAGGGAAACGTCGTTACCAACTGACCCTATCTCTGCAGAAATTGGCTCCATCCCTCCGACTCGAACGGAGACCCTCCTCATTAACAGTGAGGTGTCCTACCAATTGGACCAGAATGGAACTGAACTCAGTGCCCGGTTATTTGATATTTCCTTCGGCGCTTTCTTTCCGTGTATGTCCTTCTCATATACGCGGCTGTTTGTGCTCTCCGAACTTGTATCGCTTCTTCGGGCGAATACTTCCTTGTAATTCGACGGGCGTTTGTATTGCATGATCTGTGACTGAAAGAAATGTTCGTCAAAGAGAAGAACAATACTTTCGGTTCACTGCTGTGCAACCACGGCTCCTTATGATCTATCGAGAAATCTCGACTAGACTCAATCTGCTTACCGCATCGAAAACAGGAATCCTTTTTCACTTCTCTTATCAACTCGAAAAGAATTTCCTTTCTGAGTTGATGGCAGGCCGTCCCAAACGGGACTCCTAGTTGCTGCTGCTTATTATCCATTCGAACCTCCCTTTTTAGGGTAAGCCCGAATCCGATGCTGCACCAGCCACTCGGTTTAAGTCCGAGAACTTTTCACTACTCCTCGGATGTTGGTCCGAGAAATTTGGTCGGGGCGAGAGGAATTGAACCTCCAAGGGAGTTTGTCCACCTGCTTCCAAAGCAGGACCGCTGCCAGATTACGGACCTACACCCCGATTAAAGATGGTCGAAGATGTGTGAATCGAACACACGCCACAGGCTTCCGACGCCCGGAGACTACCACTATCAGAACCCTCGACAGAAAATTTCGCGCTTTCCTCGACGTCGCCTTTCGGCTAGGTGGACTATCTGCACGGTGCTGACCCGTCGCTGGGCCAAAAAATTTGTGTGCCTACCTCGCGGTCGCGGCACCCACGCTCATCCATTCGCCCTGCGGCGCGACGGTGAGATCGGACGGTTTTAATCACCGACAACCAGAGTCGTTAATCTGAAATCTCAACTTGAAGTCTCTTCATCGTGATACCATCCTATCACACTTCCCGATCTTTGTCAAGAACTATTTTCAACTTTTTTCTGTGCTCCAGCGGCTTCATGTCCAAGGTGGTCACGGTACCGCAAGAAATGCACACATAACGGTGGCCGGGGCGAGGACGCATTGTACCACCGCACTCATTGCATTCGAGAAACTTTGGCGGGATGCCGACGCCATTCTTTGCCGGAATCCAGATTTCAGTCTCGACGACCTTCAAGATTAGACGCCCGGGTATTCGTGGGCGAACTTGGGAGCGGCAGGCTGCGTTGTGTGGCGGCCAACCTCTTCCATACTCGTCGGGAGACCCTTATGCGAACCGTTGGCGCTTACGCCCATCGAGTTCGAACGTCCGGCCTTCAATGCCGCCGCGTCATGAGATGCTTCCGAGACCTTCTCGGCTGCCGGTGTCGCGCGGCCTGGGTACTTGTGTGCGTGAGGCTGATCGTGATCGCAGGGCTTCTCTGGCGCGTGGGCCATAGATGCTGCTGTGGTGTTTGCTCCTGACATTTTCTCATTCCTCGGGCTATCTCACCCTTTCGGGACTGAGCCATGCCCTTCATACGTAAAATTTTGGGGTGCCGACCTCGACTTGCACGAGGACCTGCGCCGTCACAAGGCGACGTGCTACTTTGACACTATTGGCACACCGTGACAAAAACTATACCACGGAAGCCGAGTGTTGTCAAGAACTTTTTACAGAAGCGCCTTCACGCGGGCAACGACTGCCTTTGCGTCAGCTACCACCTCTGCTTCAATCTTCGCGATCTCGGTCTTGACAGCACTAAGCTTCAAGTTTGCCGGATGCTTTACGCGGCCCAGGCCGAAGCCTCCCGCGAGCATTGCGACTGCAATGAGAAAGTGAAACATGGAATCTCCTTAATTGTTTGGACCGTGTGTCTTGTGCTTTTCTTCGTGCTCGTTGATCGGGTGACGGTTCAACCCGGTCTGCTTCTGCTGCTGGCGAATCGTGGTGTTGAGTTCTGACTTCGCTTCCGTAACTTGCTGGACCGGAGGCGTCGCGCGTCCCGGGTAACTCTGCCCGCCTACTTCCTTCTGGTTCTCGCCGGACCCGCCTGCTGCGGCCTCGGTCGGAGTTCGATGATAGATAGCATACGATGGGCTGTACTTTGCCACCTTGTCGTCGCCGTAGTATGTCGGCTTGTAATCCTTGGGGTCGCCGTCCGCACCATGTTCGAAGGTATCGCTGGCTCCCGGTGCTATGCTCTTGCTAGTTGCGTCGCTCATGAATTGTACCCACTTGCCACCACTACTGGCTGAAATACTGCAGGCTGTCCGCAATAGCGACAGCGTCCGCATCCGGGGCAAACTGTCAGCGGAGCCGGTGGATAACCCGGAACCGTGTACTGCGTCGGAAGCGGGGCCGTCTGTGTCGGCATATTCGGTATGTATACGTTCTGATCGTCCATCATGAATTCTTCTTGTGCTCCATTAATCTTCCGCCTGTCAATCCTGCCGGGTCCTTTCCGCGCATTACCGCGCGCATGGAACTTCCCTTGAATTCGTAAACTCGTTGACCATCCGGATTCTCAAAGGTTACTCGGACGGTGTTGTTGTCGATCTTCTGTTTGTCGACGATGTTCTTCTTGCTCATATCTTCTAACCTTCGGAGCATTGCGCGCTTCGCCGCCGCGATAGGGCAACCTCGGCAAACGGAATACTGACCACAGCATCTACTCGACGTGTCCTCTTTCGATAGCGATTCGCTCTTCTGCATTGGGTAAATCCATTGGACTATGCGGCAGACCGTGATTGCGTTCGATGTACTCCGCGAAACACGCGCGGCACGGTTTACCCTCGTTGTGCACATGCGGCCCGGGGTCGCCCATATAATGTGTGATACCGTGTTCTGGGCAAACATTCATAACGGACTCTGATAGAACACGAACCACCGGGTGATCTTCGGTTCCTCGCCATCCCATGACTTGAATGTGAATCTGATGCCAGCGGGTATGATGTACGTCTGCTTACCCGTGCTGACTTCCACTTCATGCTTGCTGAGATTGTGAAACTCGAAAGTCTTCTTGAAGTCGCCTGGGTCCATCGTGACACAGCACTGAATGCCTGCCTCGGTGCATACGCGATTTAACTCGTCGCTGACGTAGTTAGGCATCGGGGTTGCCCCGGTTAATCATCGTGACACTCGGTAACGAATTTCGGTTCATCGAAAGATCGTAGTTGCTAACCTTGATCGTAATCTTCTCGCCCGGTTCCAAGTATGCAGTCCGGTCGCCGTATTTGATCTTCGCTAGCCTGATGCCTTTGTTCTCGAAGTTATACCAGACAGCGTGATCGAGTGAATCTTGATAGGAGGCGATATTGAGACCGAGGTGTTCGTATTCTTCTCTCATACGGCCAACTCTCGAATACTGAGTCCGGCCTGTCGGCTTAACTCTGCTGCGGCGTCTGAGACCATCCTGTCTATCGACTCATTCACTGAGACCATGCTGAAACTTGCGTAGTCACGGTAATCGAGAACTTTGCAGGTGCAGCCCTTGGTTCGATTGCAGCCGCACTCCATAACGTTCTCATGACAGTAATCGCAAGCGCCTTCCCAGAAGCTACGTCCGCTGCAGGAGCAACACGTTTCCACGCAAGCGGGTCCCATTGCGAGAAGGGTGCTTGGGGCGGCTGCCGCTACGGCAGTGCCGAGTCCCAACCATCGGAAAAACTTTCGGCGGTTCATGCCTTCACAGCGAGGTACAAATACATTGACCCAAGATTTGGGCCGCCCGAGAGGACGAACCGGTCGCCACGCTTCATGGTGATCTCTAGACCGAAACTTTTCTGTTCCACATTGGCAATCTCGGTATAAGGCTCCGAGACAGTGAAGATATCAAACTCCTTCTCGTCTTCTAACAACAGTTTGTTGCCTCGGAAGCGAACCGCGAATCCGCAATAGTTAACAGACGCGCGAGGCTTCGCGCTTGGCGCGGGATTTCCATTTGTTAGCAGTCGGGCGATGAATGACTCCAATTTAGCAAGACGCTCCTCCAAATTGGTTGTCGTGTCGTAAACGCCGGTCAACTTCTTGTTGACCCAAACGTGGTCGGACGGAAGAGATGGCGGCGCGGGTGCAGGCATGCGAACAAGATTCTTCGCTCGCTCCACTAAATCACTTGTAAACTTCTCGACCTCGGTGACGCGGTCGGACAGCTTGTGGTCTGCGCGGTCAAGCTTGGCAACATCGTCGGAAACCTGGGCGAATGCCTTCGCGGTTGAATCGCGGAAATTTATGATGGCCTGAACGTTGTTCTGGTCGCGAAGGGTCTGCGCGGCCTCGCGCTTGTCAGCGACCTGCTCGCGCGTCTTGATAATCGTGACCGTATCGTCGGCCAGCGTCTTTAGCTTAACGACGTCTTCCGCTAGAGTTCCGGTGCGGAGGCGGGTCTCGTCGCGGAGCGTCAGTACAGCGGCAGCGGTCTGGCCAGATTGCAGCCCGACGCGGTTCAGTCGATCTTGAAGCTTCGCGATCAATGCAGCGAGTTTGCTGTTTACAGTTGACATTGGGTCCTTCCTTTACTTTCCGCGTTTGCGGGATTGGGTCTTTCTCTTTCGAATCTTGCTCTTCACAGGTTCTAGTGCGGGAACGGCATCGTGCGCTGTTACCACCGCTTTCAATACGTGATGAGGCGGATTGCTCTTCGCTCGCTGATAAGCTTCGGCTATGCCGCGCTCGACTATCGAGTCCGGGGCCTCGATTGGGTCCGGGTGAGGAAGGACCGCGCCGAGGATTGGGTCATTGGGCTTGATGCGCCCATTCTCCACCCCTTGCTGAATGCTCTTCCAAAACATGTCCGTCGATTCTCTAATGCGTTGACGGTATGCGTCTGAGTACTCTGGTACAGGTCCCGGGTCAATTGGGACGCGCGACCCGCCCTTTACAAGAAAGTGTTCTTCGGCTCTGGCTGGGTGGTTGGTGCTGGGAAAGTCGTACAACTCGTTGAACGCGCTGGTCAGCGCCGTCTCGTCGGAGCGAATCTTTAAACCACAGTTATAAAGGCACTTGATCTCGGTGACGCCAGTCGGGAACGTGAAGATGCTGAGATTGTAATCCTTCCCAGGTCCAGAGATCGAGGTGCGGCGACCGCCACCCTTGAGATGGGAGCAGGCGAACCGGAGTCTAGCCTTGAATAGCTGGAGCACACCGGCGAGGGTGTATCTTCCTGGAGCGAACTTCTCTAGTTGCTCAACGAGGAACTGCTCAACCGTTTGGGTCATTGGGTACGTCCTATCCCGGCACGGGGCCGGGGATTGTGAAACTAAAAACAACGGTAGCCATCGCCGTGTTCTTCGACTCGGTGACAATTGGCACAGAGTAGAATGCACTTTGCGATTTCATCTACCAAAATTTGAAGTGTGCGGCCTTCGTTGGCTATGCGGCTAATCGCGCCGCGTTTTGCGATTTTATCTAAGTGATGATAATCTAAACAGTTCGGCCTGCGCTCTGGGCATCTGCTACAGCCTTTCAACTTATCTCGATAGACGTATTCTCGGTTTCTTATTTTGCGCGCCGCGTAGGCGCGCTTTTCTTTAGCGCGTCGACCAGCACTCTTCCCATGCTGCTTGGTGTAACGCTTCTTTCCAGCATTTTGGGCACACCGGAACTTGCAATAAATCTGCGTTGGGATACCGGTGAACTCTTTCCTGCAATGCGGGCAAACCCTCATGACTCCTCCTCGAAAGGAGACGGACGCGGGTTCGAGGCCCTCGTCCGACATGCGCCCCAGGAATGACCCGAGACGTTCCTAGACTTAAAAACTGTACCACACTGCTGCAGCCGCGTCAAGTAGAAAGACGGGTAGGTGGAGACTGCCCCCGGGTAGCTGCCGGGGCGGGTATGTGACATCCCCCAGGTAGAGAAGCGGTTGCCACGAATACGCGGGCGACCGTCGAAAGGGGCTTTGGGGCGTTTGCGTGTCCGGTAGTCCGCCCGGTCTCCGAATTGCTGGGGGAGCAAATGCGATGCCAATGTCGCCGCTAAATGCTAAGTCGTTTGTTTTCAATGGCGCTAAGGAAGTCCGGATTGGACCTGCGCGCCGCGCGCGGTCGAATCGTTGCATCGTTGCACGCTTGGCAGTTAATGCGCTATTAACTGACAAACGGCGAGATCGAGGCTAAGTGCTGTCGAATCAGTGATTTACGCTTTG